TTCGTGTCTCCGGTAGGCGTTGACGCCTGCACCGATGCCGACCCCAATAGCCGCGCCAATCAAGGCGCCGACGGCCGATCTGGCAGGGGCTTTGGCTCGACTGGCAGCGGCCAAGTCTGCCCGAACGGCTGCGGACACACGCTCTCCGTGGTCTACGATCCCGGAAACGTCAGCACCCGTTGTACCTAAGAGCCCAAGTATCTTGAGGTTCTTTCTCCAAGAACTCTGCGGAGTGAAGAACGGAGCTATTGCATGGGCGTCAGCCTTCTCCAGGATGTGAGGAGCGTACCACGCCCCCCCTGCCGCGCCCGCAGCAGCCAAGGGCATCGTTATTCCCAACCCACTGCCTGCCTGGTCCGAGGCCAGCTTGGTCATTTCGTCAAAAAAGGGGTTCATGGCCTACTCCTGTCCGGAAAAGCGCCGACCTATGGCCGCGCCAACAACGTGACCAGTGTACGCGCCGCCAAGGGCGCCTGCAAATCCAAGAGCAGTCGCAACGCCGGATGCGTGGGGCATGAGCGCCGCCGTAAACACTGGGGATATCTTGGCAGCTTCATAGAAACCTTTGCGCATCACCTCGCCCGCCTGACGACCCTCGGCGTACGTGCCTTTCGCAGCTGCTTCCCGGAAGCCCGCCCGCATCTTCGCGAGAACCTCCTCCTTGGGCTTGGGCTTTTTCATGCCCATCAGAAAACGCTCCGTCTTGGAGGCGTTGTCATACGCCAGGTTGTCGCGGTACAGACCGTCACGTGCTAGCACCTCGCTCACCAACCGGGGGTTGCCCAAGGCGTAGTGCGCGCCGTACATGCCCGCAGACGCTCCGGCCACAGACCCCATCAGCCCGCCCATCTGTTCGTGGGCGCCACGACGTGAATCGCTCATGGTTCAAATCCTCGAAAGCAACAGAGTTTGTTGGGGCAGCGGCAGGCTTTCCAGCACCGCCTTGGCTTCTGCCGGGTGACCGTTCACGGCCTTGCCGATATCTTCCCCAAGCATGCGGTCGATAGGCAGCGCGAGGATGGATTCGATCGGCACTTCACGGCCGGCCAGGCGGATCATCAGGCTGGAGGCCAGCGCTTGCTTGGTAATCCAGGCGTCGTGGTAGAAATCCCAACCCTGGAAGCGCAGGCCTGAAGCCTCGTCCAGCTTGCGCACCGTCTCGGAGACATTGCACGCTTGGGCGGAGGTGATGCCGGCGGTCTTCTCCAGGGCATCGCCGATATCCCCGTAGCCGAAGCCGGGGCACAGCACTTCACGCTGGTACAGGGCGGCGCGAGCGTAGTCATCGTGGAATTCGTCACCGCCGCCAAGACGGCGCACCGTGGCGGACTTCACCAGGTCGCCGTAGCGTGCCACCAGGTTGCGGGCCGCCGCAGAGGCCGCATCGAGGTTCGGGGCCAAACCGCACAGGGAGTCTTCGATCAGGTGCTCGGCCTGCTTGACCATGCTCTCGTCGGAGGAGGCCTGCTTGGTAAGCACTTCGGTGTTGGACAGCATCTGGTCAGCCGCAGCCTTGACCATGTCTCCGGCGTGGTGCAGGGCGACGGCCATCTGGATGCGGGCGTAGTCTTCCTGGTGCATGGGCTGGTGGGCGATCTTGAGCAGGTACTCTGCTTTCAGCGCAGAAACCACGGCGTCATCGCGGGTGTACACCGGGAAGGATTCTTCCAGGGAGGCCTGCTTGACCAGGGGTGCGATCTCAGGCACCAGCAGCAACACGTTGCGAAGGATGGAAGGTGTCATGGATAACCTCAACGACTCATCATGGGCAGGAACATCGGGCCGTACTTCAGGGCAGAGTCCATGGACTGGACGCCGAGGGTGCGGTTGTGGGAGCGCTGCTCCTGCAGGTGGTTTTTGGACAGGATCATGCTGACGGCGGCTGCCTCCGGATCCGGGCCATTGGCAATGTCGTCCAGAGCGCGGTTAGCGGCTTGGCGCGCCTTCTCGGCCTTGTACGCGGACTGGGCCGCCAGCGCACCGCTGCCGAGGGCGCCGAACAGGGCGAAGTTGCGGGCAGGAGCCGACATGCCGCGCATGTACTTCAGCACCGGCTTCTCGAAGGCCTCGACAGGCGCGCTGTGAATCATTTTGTCGCCAGCGGCAAGGCCCAGCTCCGGGATATCTGCCGGGGTATGCAGGTGGCCTCCGCCAGGCAGGTATGCGTAGTAGTGCAGCGGGCGGGGGTCCGGAGTACGACCACCAACCCACCTGCCTTCGTGGAACAGCTTGCCAACCCCTTCACGCAGTCCATGGTTGAACAGCTTTTTCGTAACACCGGGCTTGATGCGGATGGACAGCGAGCGTGCCTGGTTGGCGGTCAGGGGGGCAACGCCTAAAGCGTTGCGGGCAGTGTCGCTGATCGACGGGTGGGCGGCGATATCGGCGTTCAGCCTGGCCAGCAACTCTCCCTGGTGCTGCGGAGAGGTGCCGAGCATGGAGCCGACGGTGAACCCCATGCCAGCGCCCATGGCCGCGTTGGAGATCACGCCGCCCGACCGCTCCCCGAGGGATTTCTTCTTGAGACGGGAATCCGGGTCCGCTGCGTACCCCTTCAGGAAGTTCACCTTGTCACGCATCGACACCTGGTCGAAGGCGGGGTTGGTAATCACGTCCAGCACGTCGCCGTGGCCATAGTCTTGAGCGTGGCGTTGGCCTCGGAGCAGCAGGTCGGAATCGGTCATGGACAGCAGTCCTGAAATGGGGTTGGAGATATCGGCTCTAGTTTAGCCCAGCCACGCCGGGTCGGGTAGGGATTTGCGGCTGCGCTCCCATCTACGGTTGCCGGGAGGAAGGGTGACCACGATCAGGCTCCGAAAAGCTCTGGATGCCGCTTTTCCTGGCCGGAGAGGGCCTGCTACAAGAACTACAAAAAAACCATCAACTACTACAAAAAAAAGTAGCAGCTGAAATCGTTGCAGCACAAGGGCTGGGAGCGGATAAATACTCTCTTACTACTACTACTATTACTTTTATTTAAATATATATATAAGAAAGAATAACCTACCATTTTACAAGGTCTTTTAATGCGAATGATTCTCATTTAGAGGGGAGGGGAAAAACGTGTATCTTATATAGTGTTTAATTTTTTTTTGTAGTTCCTGTAGTTCTAGTAGCAAATCGTCTGCAGCCCTTGCGCTGCAACGGTTTCAGGTACTATTTTTTTGGTTTTGGAAATGTAGCAGAACTACAAAAATGTAGCACCCACCCACCAACTCCTAAAAGGACCCCGAAATGGCTGATCATTTTCTGAGCATTTGATTTGGCTATTTTTTAGGCTAAAACCGATTCCCTTCTCTATATCGCGTGCGCGCGCCCGCATTGGTATCTTTTCGCGATGATTTAGCTGCCCGGAAAACTCACCCCTTCACAGCGTGCGATACCTGTGATAACCGCGCGCGCGCCCGCCCGCATTGGTATCTTTCCGCGTTGAACATTTTTTGACCAGGCGCTCCGTGTCCGAAAATCACAATTCCCACACAGACTGTGCGGTCTATTTGTCCGAAAATCACAATTGTTGACTAATTCACTCAACTACTCCGTGTCCGAAAATCACAATTCCCACACAGCGCGTGTGGTCTACTTGCTCACAAAGTGTGCTGCACGTCTCGCCCGAAGCCGTGGGAATGATTCTCATCCGCATTGACGTGGCGTGGTCATGTCCGAAAATCACAACTCCCACATGCTTTGTGTGGTCAATATGTCCGAAAATCACAATTTCCTACCAAATCACTCAACTACTGCGCCATAGCCGACTTGGCCCTTTGCTCAGCATCTCCATAGCTTTTAGCTATGGCGGACTCCTCAATTCCGACCCCGCGAATGGGTATAAGTTTTACAGAGAAGAACCATACCGGTTCTGACTTTTGGAGGTGTGCCATGGGCACTCGGTACCTAGTGTCCCGAAAGGACATCGAGGAAAATCTCCGCCTCACCGTCGAGAAGACGGGAGTGGAGTACTACGGCTACGACGAGGAGGGAGAAGTCGTAGGCATTGAGGCCTTGAACGGATTCAAGGTCGCCATTGACGGGTGGCTGTTTGAGAGCCACTTCGGGATGTGGTTCATGGGCCCAGAGGTCGGCAAGCCCGACCTCGACGCCTTTTTGAAAGCCCACGGCGTCAAGCCGGACTGGTGCTAAACCACGGCCCATGGATGGGCCTTTTCTTTACCCCGAAATCTTCAATTCCACCCCTGCGAATCGGTATAAGTTTTATAGAGAAGGGCAATAACGCCCATACATACTCGGAGAAATTCTCATGAACACACTGACAAGCTTCAAGCATGAAGGCGTGCGTTTTACCCGTACCAGCGAGGGAACCTTCGCGGACGGCGTCCTCATTCGCGCCGATATGGGCATGGATTCGGACAACGATACCTGGCGGCGCTGGGCCAAGCGGGCCTACCGCCATGACCAGTGGAAAAAAAGCATGGACGCTGGCAAGGCGGCCGCCCTGCAGCAACTCGCAGACCGCGAGAACGCCAAGTGGGCGAGCCTGGATGAGGAGGAGAAGGGCATCATGGTCAAGGCTGCTGCCATCCAGCGCAAGCTGGACGCTTGGGAGGAGTCCCGCGCGGTGGGTCTGGTGTCATCTCTGCCTCTGACCGTTCGCACTCATAATGCGCTGACCAAGGCTGGCATCTTGGAGATCAGCGACCTGGCGGCAAAGACGGACCTGGAGCTGCTGAAGCTCCCTGACATGGGTCGCAAGTCCCTGCTGGAGGTCCGGGACGCCATCGCCGCGCTTTGAAGAACTGGCCCCTGGATGGGCCTTTTCTTTACCCCGAAATCCTCAATTCCACCCCTCCGAATGGGTATAAGTTTTACAGAGAAGAACCCTATCGGTTCTTGCGTTGAGGAGCCAGGTCATGAACCCGGAGCTTGCTTTTGATGTAGCCCGGGAAGCCATGCTGGCTCTCGGGTTTGAGGTGGTGGACAAGGGAATGCCTACCTTCGCTATTCATGAGTCCCTGCGCGGTGGCGGTTCAGGGGTGTATAACCGTATTGAGCACAGCGTTAAAGTCGCTGCTCAGTACTTCAAGGGAGCCGATGGCTGGTCTACGTTGGTACACGAAATGTGCCACGCCCAACAGTCAGAGGCAGTCCTCGACCATGGCCCCTGCTACTACCTGCAGGACGGGTCAATGGACTACCGCTTGTACTGCGAGTCCTTGGCTGAATGCCAGGCGCGCGCCGTACAGGCGACACTGGACCACGGGGTGGACCTGGTCCGTGATGTCATCGACATGGCGGGTGGAGTGCAGGCCGCCGACGTGCTGTGGACTGGCATCCGCGCGCTGAAAAAGGCGTACGGTGACCAGGCCATGGACGTCCTGATGGACCTCGTCCAGGTCACGGGCGCCCGCGGCAAGGCACTGTGGTATTGGTGCATGTGGGCCCACGACGCCAAGCGCGACGGCTTGTCCAAAGCGGGCAAGCCTGAGCACCTGGCGGTGTCGGTCCGCAAAGGCCTCAACGCCAGGATGGCGGGGGCGTACGGGGTACGGAAGTAACAACACAGGCCCTTCGGGGCCTTTTTTACAGTCAATTCCGACCCCCCGAATCGGTATAAGTTTTATAGAGAAGGGCACTATCGCCCATACCAATTGGAGAATTCTCATGAAGCTCGAACAACTCCATTACGACGGCGTCAAAGCCGTCATCGAAGGCATCCACGCCGGCAACGGCATGGCCCCTGAAAAGGCCATTGAACTGGCGGAGAAGGTGCGCCGCTTGGCGCGCCACCAGATGCTAATGAACACCGTGGACGCCGATGCGGCCATGAGTGCCCAGCGTGACGCATCCTTCGCTCTTAACCAGGCAAAGGACTTCATGGAAGACTACGACCGCGGCCCCCGCTCTCAAGAGGAGTATGAGGAGTGGGCTGCTATCCCCAAGCACGTCCTCTGGTCGTGCGTCCGCTCCATCTACGCATCCCTGCGGTCCGCCCCGGAAGGCGAAGTCATCTTCGCCACCCTGTTCTAACCCCCCGCCCCCTCGGGGGCATTTTTTAGCCTGAAACAAGGTACAAGCCTTTGTGGAAAAACCCACACACCAATTGAGGAATAAAACATGAACGTAGTCACCTTCACCCCCGCTTCAATCTCCACCCGCAGCCCCTGGTTCACCGTATTCCCGGAACTGGACCGCCTCAAGGCCGACATCGGTCACCTGTTCCCATTCACTCCTGTCCCGGTGGCGTCCATCGTCCCCGAGTACGGGGCCCTGACCGCCATCTGGACCCTCCGGGCCTCGGAGGCAGATCCTGCCAAGGTGCTCCACAGCCTGCTGGACGCAGGGTGGGGCTACCTGCTGACCAAGGACTGCCTCATCGGCACCCAGGCGCAAGTCCTCATACAGTCCCTGTACGGGGTTGGCGGCCTGCAGCGGACTGAAGGGCTGTATGAGAAGGTCCGTGCAGAGTACGAATCGTTGGGCCCTATGCAACGGAAGGACCCGGAGAAGTACGAGTTGCTGGCCAAGTTCTACAGGGCTTGCCTGGAGGCGTGCCGTGCGCACCCTTCCAGGAGCTATGCAGGGCCTGACAGCAACGCCATGACTTGGGACGGCGTGTACAACGCCGCCTTCGAGATCAACCGTCTGCACGACGGACTGATCTCCAGGGTTCTGGAATCCCGGTAGCCCCCGCCCCGCCGAGTGGCGGGGCTTTCTTTTTACGGAGAAAACCATGCCCAACTCTTTCCGTGGCAACTCGGAATCCGTGCTGCTGGCACAGCTGACCCTGCTGCACATCCTTACCGAACAGGAGGACTACCTCACCACTTCCAAGCTGGTGAAGGCCATGGAAGACAGAGGGGTCCCGGTCTCCCTGCGCCGTATCCAGCGCTACATGAACACCTTCGTCTTTATGGGTCTGGCACGTGTCCTGCCGGGAGATGCCCGTACCAACTACGGCGGCCGACGATATGTGAAGTCCGGCAAGCTGGCCTTGATCTGGGAGCCTGAGTCATGAGCCACACCAGTTTTCCTGCCTGGATGGAGCCTTGCTTGACGGTGCGCAAGGGCGACGTTGCACTGGTCAACCTGTCTCCGGAAGCACTGGCGAAGGCAAGGACACTGGCCAACGTTGACCAGGAGCCCCGCAACCGGCTGTCCCGCAAGAACGTGCGGCGCAGCGTCATGCACTACTGGAACGCCATCCCCTACGCCTGCCTGACAGGCCCCTACGACCCGGACCGTCGGGACGTCTACTGGAAGAAGCGCAGCGACCGCCTGACCTTGCAACCGCGACTATGGCCTAACCGCCACGGTATCCGCGCGGTGGCCAAGCCCTTGGGATGGAACTGGGCCAAGGTGCGCGCCAACATCGAGTTCAACCTGGAATACGAACGCCGCCACTCCCCTGAAACCCCCTTTCAACGCCTGGACCGCATCCAGGCATCACTTGCCTCGGTAGAAACCCCATGAAAGATTGCTACTCCACCGACAACGAAGAGTTCCACACCGGCGATCTTCACGATGCCATCCGCAACCTCGGCCTCCAGGCAGGGGACACGGTGTGGATGGGAGAGAGTCACCAAGCAAAGGCTTCCGGATGGGTGGACGCCGATGACGTCCTGGAAACGCTCCAGGAACGGGCAGATGCCGACTTCGGGCAGATGGTCGGAGACGACTACCCGGAAGTCAGCGATGAGGCCAAGGAGGAACTGAACACCTTCCTGGCCAACTGGCTGGACACTCACTGCACTCCTCCGTTTTACCACGTCCGCAACTCGGAAGAACGCACCATCACCCAAGAGGAGATCGACTATGCCATACGCCCTGCCCGCCCAGAAGTTCTCCCACACCGTCATGATGCGGGGTGAGGACTTGAAGGTAGGTCAAACCATCAACTACTGGATCAATGAGGGTCGGGGCGTCGAAATCTACGGCTTCAGCGCCTATACCGGGACGCTGCTCAGCCCGGCACGGACCGCCTTGGTTCGCTATGTGAAAAACGGGGACAACCGCGCCACGGAGATCGTGGTGCAGGACGAAGAGCATTACGAGGTGATGTCATGAAAGACTTGAACATTGATTGGCCGCTGTTCCACCGGCAAAAAGCCATGCTGGTGGCCATGGCAAACGACGAGGACCGTTTGACGTCAGAGGTGGAAGTCCTCGACGGCGTCATCAACTTGATGGACGGCATTCAGGATGCGCTGGAGCCTGAGAAACCAGACGGCGGAGGCATGGTCAAGCTGGAGGTGTCCACACTGGAAGGAGCGGCCCTGGACTGGGTGGTGGGCTCCATCGAGGGAGAGACGGACAACCGGCTAACGGTGTTTCGCCGAGAGGACCACGTAGGCAAGCCTGTAGAGCGGGAGACCGAGGCCGGAAGCTACCAGTACGAGTGGTGGTCGCCGTCACGAATCTGGGCGCAGGGCGGGGTGATCCTGGAGAGGGAAGGACTGCAGATGACAACTTCTCGTGGGTCCTGGGTCTCCAGCAGTCCTCAGTCTGTGGAGAGGGACGGCTGCCGAAGCTACTACTTTGCGGAAGGCCCTACTCCCCTAGTGGCGGCCATGCGCTGTTTCGTGGCGTTTAAGCTAGGCTACACCGTCGAAGTTCCCGAGGAACTCCTGTCATGAAAAACACCGCAACCCCTGTTCCTCCCTTGACCCTGCACCGCATGGAAGCAGTCCCATCCTCCCCTGCCTTTTACTACCTGACGGACGCCGGTGGTGACTGCGTAGCTATCCGAGGCTTGCTGGGGCTTGTGTCTGTGACCGGCAACCGCGCCAGAATACTGGCCATCAAGGCTGCCCTGGAATCTCGCAGCCTCTGCGGGACCGTCTGGAAAAACGGCGAACTCGTGGACATCCATCCTCACATTGACCTTATGACACCGGAGCAACTATGAACACAGTTAACCTTGAAGTCGCGGAATTGACGGGCGCTGCCCTGGACTGGGCTGTTGCCGGGTGCATCCCGGACGGCGCCCGGGTCATCTACTTTGACGAGGACACCGGTGAGCCTCTCTACTACGACGACTGTGCGGGTAACCAGCAGTTTTCCCCTACCACCGACTGGGGTCAGGCGGGGCCGCTTCTTGTTCAGCACGAGATTGGGGTGCAGCCGGTGTACCAGGACGGGGTATTCCACTGCTGGAACGCCAGGGTACGCAGCCTAGAGTACGACGAGTGCGGGGAGGCTGTAGAGGGGTCTGACGCCGACTCCTACGGTCCTACCTACCTTGTCGCTGCCATGCGGTGCCTGGTCAGGTTGAAGATGGGTCCTGCCCTGGACATTCCAGGGGCATTGGCAACATGAAAACCATCCCCGTTGCAGAACTGTCCGGCCGCGCCCTGGACTGGGCCGTGGCCATGGCCCAAGGCTACAAGCCCGCCCGCTGGGTAAAGCGGGAGTACGGCCGGGAGCTTGTCATCGCTCCTGAGCGCACGTTCAGCGCCATGCTGATGACCGAAGACGGCCGAAGCCTGACTTGGCGTTGCTTCAGTCCTACCCAGGACTGGGCGCAGGGCGGGGTGCTGCTGGACCACTACAATATCAACCTGCGTCAGGAGACCCTGGCGTACCGCACGGAAAGCGGCAAGAAAGGGACGCAGCACCTGGGGTGGGTGGCATACAAGACCCCGCACCACTACTACCTGCAGCCTGTCCTGTACCGCGGCAGCAGCAAGTTGGAGGCGGTCATGCGTTGCCTGGTGGGGAGCACTTTGGGAGAAAGCGTGGAGGTGCCGGATGGAATATGACGACCGCCCCTTCCTCATCATGTTCCGCACCACGATCGAGGTGAACACCGACCCCCAGCGCCGCTGCTACAACGGCTGTCACTACTCCTCGGAGCTTAGAAAGACAGCCTGGGCGGTGCTGAACCGCTGCGAGACCCGGGAAAAGGCGGAAGCCAGTTTAAAGTTCTGGACCGAACTCAACGACTACGCCGTGAGCCAGCGTGGGGAGAGTGCACGTAGAGATCACAAGATTGTGGAGGGAGGGGATGACGATGATCAGTCGCTCTGAAATGATAAAACGTGACCCGGACCTGTTTGAGGCGTACTACGAGCAGTTTTCGGAGTACCCGATGCAGTGCCTGCGCACCTCTCCTGCCTGGAAGGCCGTTCTGGAGAAGGCGCGCAAGTCTCAAGACAAGAACTTCAACGATATTCCGCTGGAGGAGTGGTACGCGCTGCAGGCGCCCGCCTTTCCGAGGCCATTGCTGCGGCTTTTAGAGGACTGCGGCGATTACATGACAGATGCCGGGTGGGTTTGCATCGTCAAAGTCGCCATCCGTAGACAAATTCGTGAGGAGAAGACCAATGACAGCGCTGATTGCAGGGGAGGTAGTGGACTGGGCGGGGTTTGTTGACCTGCTGAAGGAGCTTCATGAAAAGGACATTCGGGGCCTGGAGTTTCAAGACTGGGCTGACCGGTTGGCGGCAGCGTGGCTGGTGAAGCGGGAGTACGCCAGCTTCACGGCCGACGAGTGGCAGCGGGTGCTGCTGGACGGGTACGAAGGCATCGAAGGAGACGAACATGACCTCCGGGCGCCGATCCGTATCAAGGAACGTTTTGAAGACGCCGGTCAGGTGTTCGCCGCTTACTTCATAGAGTTTGCCAAAAAGGAGATTGTGGTATGAACCTTACGCCTTTTGAGATGACGTACCTGGCAGTGACCTTTGTGCTGTTAGTTGCTGCGGGAACCCGGTATACGGGGAAGGCAGCCGATGATGGTACGTTTGTTTTTTGGTCGGTCTTTGCAGTGCTGTGGCCCGTACTTACCCCTCTGGTACTGCCGATGCACCTGGGTATGTACCTGCGTCGCTGGTGGAGCAAGAAGCCATGGGCATGAAACGAATCTGGGACGGTGAATACCTGCCTCCCATCGGCTGTGAAGTCCAGGTCCACCTGAGCAGCTGCAACGCTTGGGTGCGCCACGTGGTGGCGTCGATGAGCCTGCGCGGTGACCTGGGGGGTGACCCGGCGGTACACCGAATAGGCATCAACGTCACCGGCAGTGACGACCCTCGTTCGTCCACCAACAGCCGCTTGTTGATGGACGTTCGCCCTTTAGACTGGAGAGAACCATGCAAGACGCGATAGCCTGGCGCTGGTCGGAAGACCCGGAGCAAAAACGTTGGATGGACTGGAGGACAGACTGGACGCACCACGACAAGGCCAAGGACATGGGCTTTCCGGTGGAGTACGCGGTGGCGCAGTCTGCCCTCAACGAGCCGGGCAAGGTCTACTATGCCATGTTGCGGGGAGAAATCCCCAAGCTGACCTGGCGGCAGATGGTACACCTGTCCGGGCCGGTACCCAACACGGCAGACGAGGCGCTGGCGGAGATTGCCCGGTTGCGCGAGGAACTGAAGGCAGCCAAACAGCAGCAGAAAGAAGACAAAGTCTTGCCAAATGTGCCTGTGTACCTGCTGGAGCGGCAAGAAAACGGATTGTCTTGGTACATAGGTGCTGCCACCGGCCGCGGAAACGCCTGGCACTGGACTGCCGATGTCAACTCTGCCATCAGGTTCAGCCGGAAGGAGGATGCTGCGGCGTGCTGGAGCATCCTGATACGGAACCATGTCGGGGCAGGAGGATTTGGTACCACAGAAACCGCGCCAACGCAGCACCTATTTGAAGACACCGCTGCCCTGTAGCCGAGGTACAAAAACGATGAATGAAACAAACCTGCTGCCTTGCCCCTTTTGCGGGGCACAAGCAGCCCTGGAAACCCAGGTACACAGCGACGTCCGCGCCCTGCACTTGCACTGGCACGCCAAGGTAAGCTGCGTCTCCTGTTTTGCCAGTACGGGGTGGGTGATCGTGTCGGATCGCCTGCCGGGAGAGGACTACTACGTTTCTCAGGACGACATCTCCAAAGACCGGGTGCAGGACGTGGTAGAGACATGGAACACTCGCGTCCCCGGCCTTCGCTGCCCACCAGCCAAGGTGTACATGGCACACAATCGTACCTCCAGCCTGCTGTTTGCGTCAAAGGAGGATGCAGAGGAATACGCTGCTGCTTGCGGGCCGACAGCGGGGGTACACGTAACGGAGTGCTTGGGGACCGGAGCAACACTGGAGAGTACGACCGTCCCCGAGGAGTGGCGTCAAACCGTCCAAGCCTATATGGACAGCTACGATGCAGCGTGGAATGAGACCATCACCACGCTGTTTAACAAAGGCATCACTGAGGTCTCCCTCAGCGACCTCCAGGTCGACCACCTTAACAAGCTGCAGGGTCTTCGTGATCTGCTGACCAACCGAAGGAGTGCTTCAAATGGCTGATACCAACCAGGTTCGCCAGAGCATGATTGTCGAAAGAGGCGTGGACGCAGAGGCTGCAAATCGTATTGCGCTGGCCGTCCATGACTATAACAACGGGATCAACCCTGAGCCGCTGCTCTACGTGATCAACCGCATCTTGAGCACGGAGATCCACCCGCTCACTGGAGAGGGTCAACGCGCTTTGCTGCCCCCTATACAAGACGCTGCCTTGGAGGCCATGGCGCATAAACACGGCATCTGCCTGGACTGCGGAGAACTGTACGAACACCACTACACCGAGCCTTTTGCCAGCTGCAATTGCCACTGCTCGGAATGGCACGAGATGACGCCTCACATGGAAGCGGTGAAGAAGGCGATGGAGGACAACCTCAAGCCACCGTCCCCTGTGCGCCATCCCGGCGAATTTCACACCGTCCAGACCCCCGAGGAACTGGAAGCGTACTTCCTGTCGCGCCTGCCCTTTATCCGGGAAGCTGCTCGGCAATGCGGGTACGCCATCGGGCTGCATGGATCGCTGCGCCGTGACATGGATTTGATCGCAGTACCGTGGCGTGAAGACTGTGCGGACAAGGATCTCCTGGCCCAGTGCATTTCCACGTCCGCGACGGGGTGCGCGCGGTCGGGCCCGTACGCCTGGGAGGAGAAGCCGTCTGGAAGGCAGGCCACCAACATTCCCTGCTGCTGGACGCCGTGGCACGAAGTTCCAGGCATGGGCAATATTGACTTGTCCGTGGTGTCCGGCCTGGCGGCAGAGCCGACGCCGGCCGAGTACGACCTGCGCAAGGAAGACGTGTCGGAAGGGCTTTCACTCTGCCGCATGACAGACCTCATCGTCAAGGACCCCAAGATGAGCCGGGAAGACGAACTGCTGCTGGTGCCGCGCGGGGCCCTGAGCGCGGTATGGAACGCCCTGTGCGCTGCCAGGAAGAAAGACCTGGCGGAATGCGTCGACCACCACCTGAAGACCTCGGCCGTGTTCCCGCCTGATTGGCGGCCCATGGCCATGAGTGCCTTAGCCAACTGGGAGAAGGGCTTTTCCGCCAATGACATGGCCAACGCCCTCCGCCTTTTCCTGAACAAACCTTGAGGGAGACAAAGACAATGCGTGATTACTACCGAGGCAACGGCAAGATGGAATCGGGCGGAGAACTGTACCCGGCAACCCTGGAGCAGATGATCAAGGTGGCCGATGCACTGGACTCCCACGTGATGCAGCTGCAGAAAGAGTCCAGCGACACCTTCCGGGAGTACATGAAGGTGAAGGCCCAGTTGGACGCCCGGCAACTGTACCCCTGGTCAGAGAGCCTGCCGGTGCAACTCCCGCCGTCCCGTACCCGCCGCATCTACATCGCCGGCCCCATGTCCGGCATCGAGGACCATAACTTTCCGGCATTCAACGCGCAGGCGGAGATCTTGCGCAAGGAAGGCTGGACCGTGCTCAACCCGGCAGACCACGGGGTGGTGGAAGGGGCAGAGTGGGGGGACTACCTGCGCCACGACCTGGCCGGCCTGGTCACCTGTGAAGCCATCTACCTGTTGCCGGGGTGGGAAGGCTCCAAAGGCGCCCGGCTGGAAGTCGTGGTGGCCGAGCAGCTGGGGCTGACGATCCTGAGCGCTGAGCCTTATGAAACACTGGCTGGCTCCTCGAATATCGTTGCATGGCACTACGTAGACTCCTGGGGATCGCACGTCACTGAGGACTTCAACGAGATACAGGACTCGTGTGGTATTGAGGAGTGGACGGCGCTGACGCCTGTCAGGATACGGCCATGAGGCCGGTACCGCCGGGGTGGACAGTCAGGACCGTCCTCGTCCGCCCCAACGGAGTGCCTGACATCAGCAACGCCATGAAGGCGGCGTGCATCGGGGAGTTCTCGTTCAAGCGGGAGATTGTTTGCACCCACGAGGACTCGAAGTTTCCGGAGGAGTGCCCGTGGTGTGGCGGGAGCGGTACGATCACGGAGGAGATACAGGTTCCGTGGACGACCTGCAAAGACATCTACAAAGCCATGGTGATGAAGGCTTCTTACGAAGTATTCGCCTGAAGAGGAGCAAGCAATGCCAACCTACAAAACCCGAAACCCCGACATCATAGCGGCGTACCAGAAGTACCACGACGACCAAAAGGTCATGGCGGCGTACTTTGACGAGCAAGCGACCACTTTCCCCGGCATGACCGGGGGTGTCGTCACCCATATTCCGTTTGACCGCACCTGGTTTGCCGGGCTCTCATCGGATAACGACGCTGCTGTTAACAAGGACATCTGGAGGGATGCCGCCTCCAAGCATCATCCCGCCCGCTGGTGGATCCGCAGCGGCGTTCCCCGAGGGCGCAGTACCCCGGCTACCCTGAAGTTGCTGCGGGACACCAAGGCACAGTGGGATCGGATGCTCAAGGGAGGGCCTGTGGCAGACCCTTTAACAGCAGAGGGGTATCTGTCCGCCATGGGGTTCGGCAACTGGCTGTGTTTCCTTGTCCACCGTCCGGTGCAACTGTTCCTGTGGAAGGACGTCATGTACCTCAGTCTGGGCAGTACCCCTGAGAAGTGGGACAAGGACCGCGCTGGGTGGGAGGAGATCCTGGGCAGCGAGTACAACGTGGCGCTGAAGGAACTGGAACTCAACAACGCGGAGAAACGCCACCATGGCCAAGATTGACCTCGACAAAGCTGTACTTTACGCCGGCCCGTTGACCGGTACCATCTATCTGGCGTCGGGAGGCCCGCGCGCTCTGGACAAGCGCGATGTATCCAACGAAGCCAAGGCCGCCGTCATTGACCATATGCTTCACGGCATGCCGGAGGGCAGCAAGGGCATGAAGGAGGTGTTCGGCATCAACGGCAAGTACTACGAAATCCAGGTAAAAGTCCTGGGTGAGAAACCACTGACTGAAGAGGAGCAAGCAACATGAAAACGTGGACCATACTGTACTTCCCCGACTACTTGGGTACGGGGACGCCGCGGGCGTTCTCCTGCGAGGTGGTGACGGAAGATGAAGCCGAGGGCAAGTGCGAAGACGCCTTCCCGGGGTGTAACTGCGTATGGGCCGATGTGCTGCCGCGCGGCGTGGACGCCGGGGAAGCCATTGCGGACTACCTGGAGTCCGGCAAGCCGTCGGCCGTGCTGGTCAAGGACGCGGGAGAAAGTGACTCCGCCCTGTACCTGCGTGGAAGACTGGCGCAGGAAGAGGACGCGGAAGAGGACGACCGCCGACTGAACAGTTTCTACGAATCTCTGGAGGCTACGGGAGTGTTCTCCTGCAAGCGGCTGCGCCTGGATAAATGGCTGTACGGAGAGCTCGACGGCAGGTGGCCGGAGTACTTGCATGAACTTACCGAGGAGAAGGAAGATGAGCCCTCTTGATGCTTCCAGGGTAAGCATCGCCCTGTACCGGGCGCTGTGCCAGGACTTTGAGGACATGACGCTGCACCAGCTGGACGCCTTCCTCAAGGAGTTCCTCAAGGACAAGAGTTGGGAAGCACTGGAGATGAGGGCCAAGCTGGTGGGGCCCAAGTTCTGTACCCTGGATGTGGCCAAGCCCTCCAGCGACGAGGTACAGTTCGTCGTAGGTGACAGCCTGGGCGTCGTCATTCCAGACCTCGACCACCCCGGGTCCTACGCTTTCTTCCGGACGCAGTAGCCATGACCCGTCTCTACGACCACGACGCCACGTCACCGCGTAACGGCATCCGGTTCGGAGTCTTGCTCTGCCCGGTCAGCTTCCAGAACATCCGTGACTGGCTGTGCTGGATGGATACCGTCTACGAGCAGGTGGACGCCGAACTGAACTCTGACAAGGAAGCCCATGCCGCCTGGAACGCCGGCATCAAGGAATTCCGCCGCTACGCCCGCCGCGCCATCAAGGCCAAGTACAAGGAACTGAATGGGCCGGAAACCGTCATCTCCAACCTGCAGGTGTCCCAGGGTGTGTTTGAAAACTCCTGGCCCTGGGTGCTGGAGTTCCTGATTTCTAAAAACTGGGAGGACAACCATGGCACGAGTAGCCGTTGACCGCGAGTTGCTGACGGAGGTGCTGGACTACCTGGAAACGGCCAGCGAGACTGCCAAGCACGATGATAGCGACCCTTGCCACGAACTGCTGCGCCGCCTGAGCGCAGACTCTGGCAAGAATATGACACACTGGGGCTGGACGTGGCAGGATCCCTTCGGCCGCGCCCAAATATCTGCCTATAAGGGCAAACCTTCAGGGCAGGCCGTGGAGAACGCCAAGCCTTCTGTACCTGTCTATCTCTACCATTTCCCGGAGTAACTCATGGGCCAATACCATAAGCTGTACAACCTCGACAAGCGAGAATACGTCCACCCCCACCGTATCGACAACGGCCTCAAGCTCATGGAGCAGGTGGGTCACGAGAAGTCCACCGCGAGCGCGCTGTTCCTGATGCTGGCCAACAGCAACGGTCGTGGCGGCGGAGACGCCGAGGAGCACCACATGATCGGGCGCTGGGCCGGTGACCGGGTACTGGTGCAGGGCGACTACGCCGAGCCAACAGACGCCGCCTTCCTGTCCGAAGAAGACCTGGCGTCCTTCGTGGATATTTCGGCCGATGTGTCTACCATGCTCGACGTGGTGTTCTCATGATCCTGGTGCCGGTGAAGACCGCCGAGCTGACCGGCCGCGCCTTGAATTGGGCGACGGCTTTCTGCGATAACTACGATGAGGGTTGGCTGAAGCGTCACCTGCACTTGGTGGACAGCTACGCCTACTCCACGGACTGGAGCTTGCTGGGCGATGCCCTCCAGCGGTACGGCGTTGAATTGCGCTGCTCGGAGGACAAGGTCACCTGGTGGGCGGATACCCGTAACGACAGTGGCGCCGGGGTAGGGCCGACGCCGGGAATCGCCATCTGCCGCTGCATCATCTCCATCACCCACCCCGACTTCATCGACATCCCCGGAGAACTGCTATGCAACTGAACCGATGCGCCGCCATCCGCCTGTACCGCAGCTTGTCGAACCTGGAAGACGGCCTGGGCCTCTCCGCACTGGAGCGGTTCATGGTTGCTCTCGGCGACGACGCCTCCGAGAAGGCGGAGAAGGCCAAGCACTGGCTGAACCTGCCCTTTGAGTCCGCCGGCGTCTCGGTGCGCTCCCAGGCCATAAGCCGCGGCAGTTTCGGGTTTTCCCTGGTCGTCGCCAACGAAGTTACCTTCCGGGTGGAAGACGTGTTCCACCCCGAGAAGTACCAAATACTGTGAGGCAGGCATGAAGTACACAGTCTTGTGCGTCCGCAAAGATGGGCAGGTATGCACCGTATTACCTGACGATCAAGGTTGGTCACAGCCGTTCGACAGCAGGGAGGACGCTGAGGCCGTCAGAACTGCCATGGAAGAACTGCACGGCAAGGCGGGGTACCGGTACTTGCTGGTGGAGGTGCCTGTTCAATTGTCAGCCTCCGAAACGGTATAAGTTCTCTAGAGAAGAACCATACCGGTTCTGACCTTTGGAGGGTGCCATGAAGCATCCAGAATCTGTTGCAGAGGTTCGAGGACTGAACCTGGTGCCGGCAGTGATCGACCATCTGGTCGAGGAACTGCCGGAGCTCGGCGGCACATGGACGTGCTGCTGGTGCGGGTGTTCACAGCACATCCCGGAGGATTACCGGGGGCTGTGGATGGTCTGTGACTCCTGCGGCAGCGCGTAAGGCTGCGGGAGTCAACGGCCCCTGCGGGGGCTTTTCCTATTTTCTCAATTTGAGGTGAAAAAATGAAACATCGCATCGAAGTACCCGAGGACCTGGACGTCCTGATCCGGGAATTGAAGGCCCTTTCCTGGGAAGTCGACGGGATTGGGGACGCCCTGCTGGGCGTCAAGGAGTTCGACCTCCAGGCAGAGTACTTGGCAGGAGGCCTGGTCAAGGTCACCTGCCAAGTGGTCGTATTTCCTAGGGACTTCGTGGGCAGCACGTCCACGACCTGGGTGGACAGCCTGACCCCATCCGAGCTGATACGGGGCGTCTTCGGAATCCTGACCGGCAAGAACACGGACGAGGGGACAGACCTCGACCCGCCGTTCAACCAGGTGACCGAGGTGCGCTACCTGCGCGCCCCGGACACCGATGAGGCGATCTCGCGATTCGTCACGGGTCACCTCATCCCGCTCCTGGAGCGGGCGGCGTCCCTGTAACCCTTACGACCGGGCATTGCGCCCGGTCTCTTTTAGCCCCAATGCAGGTATAAGGCATTGCAGGAGAAACACGATGCAAGCCATCGACTCTGCGACTCTGGACGTAGGCGACTACGAACCGGAAATGACACCGAAAGACGACGATCCACATTTCGTGGATTGGTACGAGCATGACTATTAACGGAGAAAACCATGTCCCACTTTGTCTGCCTGGTGGTAGGAGATGACCACGAAGCCCTGTTGTCCCCCTTCCACGAGTTTGAGTGCACCGGCGTGGATGACGAATACGTCCAGGATATCGACGTCACGGAAGAGCGTCTGGAAGAATACCTGAACGAGACCCGGACTTTCGTCGTCTTTCCGGATCGGTCGCGGTTCAGCGAATACGAGGAGCGCTTCTGGCAGACTCCTAGTGAGGCTGAAGAAGACATCTTCCGCCGGAAGGTCTTTGTGCAACCGGAGGGGACGACGCTGGAAGAACTCAAGGTCTGCAATGAGATGTCCTTCCTGGAGTGGCTGGAACGGGACCCCAAGGAACTGGTCACCCAAGACGTTCTCGACCTCTTCAAAGGCAAGTACCCGGAGCGCCTGAAGTACGGCTTCGTTGTGACCCGCGACACCTGGGACAACGAAGACCCGCAAGGCCGGGTGGCCAAGGTCATTCTCCGCACCAACCCCAACGCTCACTGGGACTGGTACGTCGTTGGCGGTCGCTGGAAAGGCTGGCTCAAAGCCAAGGAAGGGGCTCTGGTCGGCCACGGCGCTCCGGGTACATTCGGTGGCGGGCGTCAAGACGGCGAGCCGGGTCATTGCGACCAGGCCCGCAAGCGCGACATTGACTTCGACGGCATGCGCGCCGTGGCCGAAGCCGATGCCGCAGAGCGCTACGACAAGGTGCACAGCATCGTGGGCGACCTGCGCTGGAAGCCGTGGGAGGAAGTCCGGGAGGCTCACGCTAACAGGGAAGACGCCCTCAAGGAGTACGATGAGCAGGAAGTCATGGTCAAGCTGCGCGAAGGAGCCGGGGAATATATCTGGGGAGTCGACGACTTCCTGGCCCCCCGGGAGCAGTACCTGGCTGACGCCCGGCGCGATGCCTGCGTTCCCTACGCAGTGGTTGTCGACGGGCAATGGCACGAAAAGGGCCAGATGGGCTGGTGGGGCGTATCTTCCGGGGACATGTCCGATGAGGCATGGGCCGAAGAAGTCAACAAGCTGCTGGACGGCCTGGAAGACGATGAGCTTATCACCGTGGTGGACTGCCACATTTAAGGAGCAAAGCAATGCAACTTCCTGAAGACATCAAGACCTTGATCCATGAGTTGCGGACTCAGGACAACCGCGCCACCCACGCCCCGCAATATCAGGTGCGGCGGGATGACACGGACAAGATTATCAGCGGTGGAGTGTTTTTTACCAACAAGGCTGCGCAGAAGTTCAAGGAAGAACGCAGCTACGACCACCCGGAAGGGCTGCACATCTACGTCGCTTCCGGGTGGCGCAATGAGGAGTGGGAAGATATCCGTAACTTCCTGCTGTCGCTGACGTGACCGCCGCCATCAAACTCCAGAGTATCAAGGAACGTACACTGAGCATGCTGAAGCGCAGGTCCGATATCCTGGACGCGCACTTGAAGATGTACCAAAAAGTGCCTGCAGGCAAAGGAGACCTTTTGGCCTGCTTCTTGACCAGCGATGACTCCCAGGGGGCGTTGAAGGCTGCTTGGGAGTCGTACTACCTGGAGGAGGTGCTGAGGGTGACCAGCCTGGGAGAGCACTGCAACCTGACGGAGTTACACGCCCGTCTCCGCAACGAAGTGATGTGCCTGGCGGCCTCACCCTGCACTCATGGTGTAGGCGTTTGGCAGGGCATACGCGATGATAGCCGGAGGCAAGCGGCTGTTGAAGTACTGAACTGGCTTAGCGCCCTGCTTCCCATGCCCTTGGAGTCCCCATACCATGCAATACCTGAAACGCGAACCGCTGCTGGAAATTGTCAACCGCAAAATTAAGGCCCAGGAACACCAGATGATGTCCCTGGTCAAACACCTGCAGGAAAGCCCTGAGCACTTCTCCCTGTACTTGAGTCGCCATATGCAACTGTCCTGGCGGCGCACTTCGAGTGGATGTCGCTGCTCAGGCTGCGGGACGCTCTGGAGGCCACGGAGACGGACAAGGAAGGCATGGAGATGCTCCTCTACGTCCTGGAGTCCAGCGTCGACACTGCTCGGCACATGAACCGTCGGACGCCGGGATCCCCCAACGCGGTGGCCAACCTGGTGGAAGACGAGGAGCGCATAGCAGCCAACAAGTTCGTAGACTGGTTGGACGCTATGCGCAAGCATCATGGATACAACATTGAGGAGGTCACATGACCGTTAACCCCCCCTGTATCCGCCGCGAAGCTTTCGCGGCGGACCTTAGCACTCGCATCGAGGCATCGGAACGCATCCTGCGCCGGTACCTGGACGACGTGAGAGACGACGGCTTATCCGTCTCCTTGCCGGGCCTTCCACTGGCGCTGCGAGAAGAGGAACGCTGTAACCTGCTGAAGCCTTTGCTCCGCAAGCTGCATGAGGGAGTGACAGATGCACAAGCCATGGACAGGACGATGGATGCCTTACGGGATATTCGCAAGGCGGTGGACTGGATGGCTACGCAAACCGGTGACAGTGACTCTGTCACTATCCTCGGATTCAACAGCTACCGGGTCGCCAAGGGCCAAGTCCTGGCCGTGCTGGAAGAGGCGCTGTTTGCCTACGGCTATTTCCCGGCGGAGACGCCGATCGGCCCCTACACCATGGCGGAGGAACAGCCATGAGAACGCGCAAGGTAACGGTAGATGACGTGAAAAGCGGGCGCATCACCAAGGACTCCGTGCTCTATACTCAGGATCCTGGTGGAGAGCCTGAACTGGTGAAGCCTGACATACTGGAAGTGGTGCGCGATCGCATCTTCCTGGTGGAGTACGAGTATGCTGCAGGAAATCAGGGCCTGCTTTGTTTCGACGCGCAGGGGGAGAGCATCTATACAAATATGGAGCTAAGGACTGAATCTCCATATCGCCTGGTCATCCTCCGGTTTGAAGACAACGCCCTGTTCCGCGTATCTGATCACTCTGTTCTTTCTGAGGCGGATAGCGCCCTGCGGTCACTGCGAGCAACGGATGGGTCGAGTACCTACCACCTGATTGATGCTGACGACCCTGATTGGAGACCTTCATGCTGATTCACGACAAACAAATGGCGCTGGCGCTGTGCAACCTGCAGTGCAGCCTGGCCATGCTGCTCAAGCTGGATGTTGCATTTCCGGTTGCTTGCAGCTTTCTGGTCATGGAGTACCTGATCGAAGCGGAGCACGAGGAAGTACGCGACCTGATGTCTTCCATGGAGGACCGGTACCTGGAGTCCTATGGGGCCGTCTCTCTGGAGGACGAAAACGGCAGTGTCGCGACTATCGGCTTCCGCAGCATGCTCTCTCCCTTGGATGTCTGGAAGCTGTCCTTCAAGACGCACAGCAACCCCGCAGGGCCCTGCTTTAAACTTACCCACCATATAGAAGACCGCATCGATGGCACACAAACCGCAAGCGCTGGCGTTCAAGCGCAGTGACGTCAACTTCCTGCTGGAAGACATCCGGCATCTGATGCTGCCCGGCGGCGTGTATGTGCTGGACTTTGAAGGCAAGGAAGCCTTCGCCAAGTGGTGCGACGTCAACGAGTTGCTGGCCTGGTTCGGCCCGCGGTCGCACATCGAGGGCGATGCCAACTTCTTGCAGGTCATCCCCTACGGCGTTATCCGCGACCCTTGGTGCAACATCTTGGGATACAACCGGGCGGCTGGGGCCGGTGAGCAGCGTCTGGCCGGTCGCTTCTCCATCGGCTTTGGCGGCCACGTCGAGATCAAGGATTGGCGTCCGGACCTGACGCTGCCCAACGCCTTGGCGCTGACGCTGGAGCGGGAGATCGCGGAGGAAGTGTCCCTGGTGTGGGAGGCAGACGGAGGCAGAGGAACCTACCACCCGGATATTGCCATCCTCGACTCTCCGATCGCCATCGTCCTCGACCCCACCACGGAAGTGGGCCGCTGTCACCTGGGCGTGGTCTATCAGATCGACACCCCCCGCTCTCACTGGGGAGACAACGCAATCCTGGTCGCGGAAAGCAACGAACCTGACCAGGTTGTGGCGCCTCGCTGGCTGACGCCGGACGATGCCATGGAAGAAGCAAGACCGGAGGACTGGACCCGCCTCCTGCTGCAGCACCACCTCATTTTTACCTGAGAGAAAACTGCTATAAAGCGTATCCGTGAACTGGAGCAGGAGTTGCGCCAGCTGAAGTAATCCAGGAGGGCCCGCTTTGGGCTCTCTTCTTTTTAAGGGGGAACACCGTGACCAAGTTTCCATCCGGCGTGATCTGCACGACGCCCGGCATCAATGACCTGATTCAGAAACGCAACATCAACATCCACGACTACCTCCGACGCCACCTGAGCGGTGACTGGGGCGATTGCAGCGCGACGGACAAAAAGTCCAACGACGCCGCCCTGGAAGACGGCGACCGCTTGTTCTCGGTGTATGGCCTGGCCCCGGCTGCGGACCGTATCTGGATCATCACTGAAGCTGACCGCAGCGCCACGACGGTGCTATTGCCCGAGGAGTACTGATATGGCGGTTATCAAAGAAGGGTTCCTGCTGCGCATGGCGGATGGCCTATTCCTCGGCGTCGAAGTCATGCAGAAAAGCGACCTTAGTATCAGGTTCGCCTACCCTGGGAATACCCCGGACTGGAAATCCGTCGACCCTGTCACCTTCCCAAGAGTGGGAGAGATCATGGCTGACCTCAAGGCTCGTGGCAGGGAGCTGCCGGTAGAGGTGGCCTGGGTGCAGTACACGATGGAAGTCGAGTACCGCGCCATGCACCTTGAAGACTTTTTACCGAAGGAGGTGCAGTCGTGATCCTGCCCGATGATGTCACCTCTGCGGAACTCCGCGCCTTGAAAGCCATCCGCCTTTGCCCGAATCGAACCGGGGACGTGCCCCGCATCCTCCGGGCTGCAGGGCTGGATGCCTACTACAAGATGAGCGTCGGCAAGACCCTGCACTCCATGGAACGGAAAGGCATGGTTGCGTCGCGCGCCACCGGCAACACACGGTTTTCTACCAAGTCCTGGCACCTGACCAACCTGGGCAACGCAGTCCACGATCACCTGGAACTCGGCTGCCCAATAACGGAGGAGATGGAACGTGAATTCTTCGCAAAAAGAGATGGCGGCTGACGTCGTCGACAAGCTGCGTCAAGCGTCTTCCCGCTACACCACCCTGTTGGACGACATCCGCACCGCAGCGTCTCGGCGGGAGGTCATCCTCAAGGACATGGAAGAGGTAGCCAAAAGCCACCCCAGTGCCAATCTGATGATAGGCGGACACGCGCTCTGCTCCATAGGACGATCAGATGTCGTCTCCTTGCTGCAGACGAGTCTGCAGCAGGAAGACAACAAGCTGGCGGCCCTGATTTCCAAGGCGGAAGCTGTGCTCCAGGAGGGCAGCTAATGAACCTGCACTATTACGCAACGAGCGACCCGGACACGATTCGTGGCATGGAGGAGTTCCGGGCCAGGATCAAGGCGGCGCGCCAGCTGATTGCGGAGAAATTCCGCGAACGGCTGGGTGTCAAGGACGTGGTGCTGATGCAGAACCGGGACGCCGGCGCCATGATCGCCGGTGCTGTGTTTGAAGAAGGCCAGCGTGACAACAACTTGTGGATAAGCTGCGGCTACTCCAAGTTTGAGTCATACCGCCCCCGTCACCGGCCGCTGAAGGTGATCCCTGGGTCAGCGCAGGACCTCAAAGCGCTGCGGGGTATCTGGAAGGAGATGCTGGACGCTGTGCCTACCATCCCGGCAACCCTGTGGACGGACCCCCTGGGATTGGCCAAGACCGACATATGGAACAACAGCCTGGTGGTGAACCTGGTACTGGACAAGGCCGTCATTCGCACATCTGCCGTCCTGCAGGGCGACAAGTTTCAGGAGATCACAGCCTCGGAGTATGAAGGTCTGATGCTGGCAGAGGGGAGGGTGCCATGACTTTCCACGTCTCGGAGATTGTCAAGCTGCGCCTTCCCAACTTCGTGCGTCGTGTAGGGTACTCCGTGATTCCCTCTGAGATACAGGAGGAGATCGAGGTCAACGCGGAGGTGGATGCCGCTTTTCGCGCCCTAGTGCCTGGCGGCGGTGCACGCGCCAAACAGATGTTCTGCCAGGGACTGGCTAGGGCACGTGCCAACGCATCCGGGTACGGAGGAGACAAGCGCAGCATTCACTACTGGGCGGCAGGCCCGTGGCAAGATAGCTGGAAGGGTTCCCGGGTCATGCTCATGGACCGCAAAGTAGCGTATACCGGTACCTATGATGGCAGGGATCCTCCCGAGCTTCTCAACCGCAAGGCGGTAGTCCTGTGGCAGGTGTGGCCCTGCTCCTTCCCTCGGAATATGCCTTGGGATCCTGGAAACTCCGCTCACCTCAAAACCCTGCAGGCAGACTACGACACCGACTATATGAAACACGCCTTGTGGGTGGAGGCATCTTCCCTGGAGAAAATATCGTGAATGTGAACAGCGCCATGAGCCAAGTCGCCGCCGCCGTCAAGGCGTTTCAAGGGCAGACCAAGGGCAAGGAATTCCAGGTGACCAGCGTCAAGGCTAGTCAAGATGATACGGTACTGGAGGTGACCGTAAAGTGCGTCAGACGGCCTACCATGGTAGCCGAGGTAGCCGACAGGATACTAGCGGTGCGTACCAAGAACGTACCCATTACAGCCTTGGTGTTCAGCAAGAGCAGCTTTGACAGGCTGAAGCAGGAGTTGCAAGACGTGACCTCCGCGTCCCTTGGCGTTAGGACGCCGTACCATACTACCTACCTGGGCTATCGTGTCCTGATAGACCCGAGCACCCTTCGTGACGATCATCTCGAAGCCTTATAAATCCAGGCGCCGGGGCAAGACCCGGTACGTGTGTGTTGGCGACCCGTTCTCGGGTCACATCCTGTACTTTCCAGCAGACCAGGTGTCTGCCTGGTTCCGGGCGGGATCCTGGGGTGTAGGCAGGTACGAGTCAGGACATTGGAAAGTCAGGGTATAAGATCTTTGGAGGCGTCCTTGCCTCCTTTCATGGAGAAAAGACTATGTTGCGCAAGTTCCACATTGGCCATTTCATGGCTGCTTTGAAAATCGCCGCCGTGTTTCTGGTACGCTGGGCCTTGCCCCGGTTTGCCCGGTAACGACTGCACTATTCCACCCCCGCTCGGGGGTGGTTTCTTTTTTAGAGGAGAAAGGTATGAGTGGAGGACACTATGGATACGTCGACCGTAACTTCGGGTACTTTGCAGAGAAGCTGGAGAAAGACGTCGAGGCGGAGGAGGACATCAACATCCGGGAGCGCATGGACCTTATCCTGCGTCTGGCAAATCTCACCGGGGATTTGGCTCATGAACTGGATCTCATGATGTCGAGCGATACCGGGCCGGAGACCTTCCGGGAGCGCACATTTGACATTCTGAAGTACAGCGGGTTGGAGGTGTACGCAGTGACTTACCTGCCTCCAGACACGTCAGCCTTGATGCCCATCGAGGACTTCCGCGACCACGTCATCAACGGCGCCATCATTGATGAAGATGGCGAAGGATTCTTCTCGTACCCTCAAGGTACTGACCGGTCAACGCCGGTTAAGCTGGCTGGCAAGAAAACATTCTACCCCCCTGAAGCAACCCACGTGGAGTGGTATAACCGATGAAACAGTATCTCGATTTTCTGTGGGAGGTCCTCAACCACGGCACTCATAAAAGCGACCGCACCGGCACCGGCACGACGTCAATGTTTGGTCACCAGATGCGCTTCGACCTGAGCGACGGCTTTCCGCTGCTGACCACCAAGAAGGTGCACCTGAAGTCCATCATCCATGAACTGCTGTGGTTCCTCTCCGGCAGCACCAACATCCAGTACTTGCGGGAGAACGGCGTAAAAATCTGGGACGACTGGGCGTCCGACGAGGGGTACCTTGGTCCTGTGTACGGGGCACAGTGGCGGCGGTGGGAGAAGACGGACGGCAGACACGTAGACCAGATAGCCGAGGTCGTGCGCCAGCTGAAGGAAGACCCAGACTCCCGCCGTATCATCGTCTCTGCCTGGAACGTCGGGGACCTGGACAAGATGGCCCTGCCCCCTTGTCATGCCTTCTTCCAGTTTTGGACACGTGAGATTTCTCATGCAGAACGCTTCAGCGTGTTCGCTACGAAGTACCTTGGCAGCGGTTTGACGGCCAGGGATATACCGGATCCTAACGTCGAGGCGCAGAAGGCCCTCTTCGACAAGATGGGCGTCCCTACCCGCAAGCTTTCCTGCCAACTGTACCAGCGCAGCGCTGATGTATTCCTCGGCGTCCCCTTCAACATTGCCAGCTACTCGCTGCTGACAATGATGCTGGCGCAAGTGTGCGGCATGGAGCCAGGCGAGTTCGTATGGGCAGGGGGCGACTGCCACGTCTACGACAACCACCAGGAACAAGTGGCGCTGCAGATGACTCGCCGACCGCACCGCCTGCCGACCATGCACCTGAACCCGGAAGTGAAAGATATCTTCTCCTTCTCCTACGAGGACTTTACACTTCAGGGATACGTCTGCGATCCGGCTATACCGGCCCCTGTCGCCGTATAGGGAGGAAGTATGGGAAAGGTACGTCGCGTGGTGTTCGGCCTGCTGTTCATGGCCTTGGTGTTCCTGGTAGCCCTGATTGCCTGGGTGCTCGGTATCAACCCCTTTGAGGGAGAGGATGATGTTGACTCCGACCCAGATTGAAGCGACGTACCCGCCTGAAGTTGTGGATGCGTGGTGGTGGCTGGACATTCACTGCCGCCACTACGCCACCCTGCACGCTGCCCAGCAGACCCTGAGCACCCTGACGGACGAGGAACGTCCGATAGCGGAGGCTCACCTGGAGACCCTGCGCAATGCGGGGCTCCTGCGACAGGGGTCGTTCTACAAGGGGAATTTCATCAAGGAAAAGCTCTGAAGTTTCAATAATTTACACCTTTTTGGGTATAAGAATAGTGTGGAAGAGACATACGTCATTTCTACATTTCCTTAATCTCTTGCAAGAGGTGTTTCACTATGGCTACTCAGCCCCAAGTTGTAGATTTCGCACAAGCCCAGCAACAGCAGCAAGCAGCCCAGCCGGGCTGGTATACCCGCAACAAGTCGTGGGCGGTGCCGACCGCCACGTTTGCCGGCGGCGTTGCCGTTGGCGTCGCAGGCGTTAAAGCCTACGACTGGCTCACGTCGGAAGACGAAGCCGACGTCGTCTCCCAGGCTCCGGCCTCCCGCAAGACCCCCTAACGGGGGGTGACCCCGCGCTTCGGCGCGGGGTTTTCTTTACTGCAAAAACATCAATCATCAAAGAGGTTTCATCATGCAAACTCAAAAAGCTGTTTCCATCTCCAAGCTGATCGCCACCCTGCACGAGAAGGTGACGGCGGACTCCTCATCGACGGCGCACGTCGACCGCGCCATCGCGCTGTTGAACCGCACGGCCAAGGTGCTGGACAGCGGCTCTGATGAAGAAGGCGATAAGTTGATCGCTGACCTCGAAGCGCTGCACCGCGATATGGACGACGCGGCTGAAGACCTGCCTCGCAAGCGGTCCATGGTCGGCGCCGTCATGGCTGTCGGCGGGCTGCTGGCTGCCTACGGCGGTGCGCTGGCCGGTAAGAAGGAGGTCGCCCTTGTCGGGGCGGTCGTGATGTACATCGGCGCTATCGTGGTTGCCCTCGGCAACCTGAAGGAGAAGACGGCCGAGGTCTAACCTCCAAAAAGAAAACCCGGACATGTCCGGGTTTTTTTAGCCTGAAATCAAGGACCGTCCTTAGGCCCGCCCGAGTCGCTGCTGCCAGCAAACACCCCGCCGTGCTTGTGAGACGCCAGGTGGATCAACTCGGTCGTCCCGTCATAGACGATGAAGTCGGTGGCGCGCAGTGGCTTGTTGGAAGTCAGATGGTCCTTGGAGAGCGTGTACACCGCGTCATCCAGGGTCACGGTCACCGCTCCGTTGACGATGTTCAGGGAAGTGGGGGTCACATCCCCGGCAACTTCTACGGTCACCGAGGTGCCGTTCGTGGTGACAGTCACATCCCCGGCAACTTCTACGGTCACCGAGGTGCCGTTCGTGGTGACAGTCACGTTGCCGGTGTGGACGACTTCCTCGCCACCGGCAGAGATAGTGCGCTGGAAAGACGTTGGGCGGCCCGTAGAGGCGTGTGTCGCCTGCTGGACGTACACTATGGGGTCTTCGTCCTCAACCGCTGCCGTAGCGCCCTGCCACGCAGCCTGGAGTGCCAGTGCAGAGTTGGTGGCGCCCGTAGCCTCTACATATGCAGGCTGGTTGGCCCGCTGGTCTGCCAGGGAAGCGTAGACCTCCTCGTAGCGGTAGGTGGCGTTGCCGACGTTGGCATGCACTTCGGTGGAGGCGTCAGTAAGCAGTTCGTGGCGCCGGGAGGTGATGCGCACCAGGGCCGCCAGGCGGGACAGGAAGATGCTGCTCAGGGCATGGGCCTTGAGCATGATGCCGCCGCCCAGCATGGCCACGATCAGGCCGCGCAAGCCGCCGCCCAAGGTATGGTCGCCGGGGACGGAGTCAGAAGGGGAGCGGTTGCTGCCAGTGGTGCCTGCCTGGGTGCCGCCTGATGTCACTGACGGCATGGCAGTGCCGGAGCCCATCGACATGGCAGGCTGGGAGGCGTTGGCAGTGATTTGGGAGTCTAGTTCAAAAAGCAGGTAAGGAATGCCGCCGACAAAGGTCAGTGCGGCTCGACTCTTCGACGCCGGGACTCCGTTAGCGCCAAAGGCTTGGCACCAACGGGCATCCACGATGCACATGTTGTCCGATTCCCGAAAGCACTTCGCCGTCTTGGTCTTCTCGTCTACCGACTCGACTCGGACAATGATGAACATGGCTTAGCTGATATCGACAGGGACAACCCGGTCAAACGCGGCCGACACACCTTGCATCATGGTCGGCTGAGTGGAGGCGAAGGAAAAGTCCAGGCCCCCGATCATCACGTTCTCCAGATACACAGCTGCCAACACGCGCCCATTACTGGCATCCGCAGCGCCATGGCCCCGGGTCTTGAACAGCAGCAGCATGCCGAAGGGCACGTTGGTCAGTTCAGAGTCCAGGTTAAGCCAGACATTGCCGTTGCCACCAGCTGCCGCCGTGGTCAGGTCGTTGTTGCCGTTGACGCCGTAGACGTCGAGGCCGACCTTGCTCATTTGCCGGCGGCTGATTTGGGTCAGCACGTTCAGCAGGGTCGGGACGTCAGCCAGCATCTGCTGCAGGCCCAGGGAGCATCCCGTCTTGCCGCGGGTGAAGAACGACCGGTTGGAGCCGATTTCGTACAACTGCGCCAGCTGGCCGTTCTGGCTGACCGAGATGTTCTCGATCAGGCCCACCGGCACCAAGTCAGCGTGCGCCCCGTAGCCCTGGAACCGGGGAGGTCCGGCCAGGATAGCGGTGGAGTCCGGAGTGGCGCTGAGAAGGTTGAATCGCTCTACGCCGAATTCCGTGCCCCCGGAGCCGAGGCCGGAAACGTAGCTGTTCTTCCAATCCCAACCGGGGTCATACAGGTTGCTGCCGGTACCCAGCAGGGTTTCATCGTTAGCGGCCATGGATCAGACCTCCAGAGTGATGTCGATGTAGTTGGTGGGGTCCACGATAGCACAGGACAGCACTACGATCATGCGATCCGGATTTTCCGTGCTCTGTTCCATCGTCTTGATCTTGAAACCCAGCAGAGGCGGGCCAATGATGGTATCCGTTTGTCCCATCAGCAGCTTGGCCTTGCCCTGCAGCACGGTGCGAGCCGTGGTGTACAGACCGGCGGTCTGGTTCCACTTGCCGACGAAGGGATCCATGACGTCCAGGAAGGTGTAGGCCAGGAAGTCGAGGTTCCGGGTCTTCATCTGCTCCTGGTAGAACAGCGCCGTGGTGTCCGTGGTCAAGGCGTGGGAGACGTAAGGTACGCCTTCCGGAACCTTCTGCACCATGAAGCAGATACCGGCGCTGGCCAGGTCACGCATCTGGGTGCGGCTGAAGTAGAAGTTGCTGTGGGCAATGTCGCTGATGCCGACCGTCGCCATCCGGGTGAAGTTCTGCTGTGGACGGGCCGCGGCGCAGACACCGACGTGCTCGGCCACCAGGTACATGCCGCTGACCTGGGTGGGAGTGCCGCCGATCTCGATGGTGGCTTCGTCTGGCTGGATGTGCCACATCCGACGGTCCTTCAGTGTCGTGCTGAACGCCTTCAGGTACTGGATCTGGTAGTCCTTGGAGGCCTGGCGGTAGATCGAGTACGGCACAAAGGCGGTGCTGCTGGTTGGCACGGCCCCGGTCGGGCGGTTCGCCAGGTTGCCCGTGTAGGACGACGGGTACGTTGTGCCGCCGAACGGAGCGATCTTGAGCGTATGGGCGTCGATGACTTCCGCCACCTGCCACAGTCCGATGAAGCTGGATGCAGAAGTGCCGGACGGCAAGGCGCTGCCATCGGGTATGGCGAAGTTCGGAATCTCCACGATGTCATTCGGAGAAATGGCCTTGCTCAGGAAGTCCACGTTCTGGTCGACAATGCGGGTGGTGTAGCTGGTCGAGTTGTACTGCGGCAGGCCCACCAGGTTGTTGGACACCACCTGGTACACAAAACCGGCTTCCAGCTCGTCGGTGATGTCGCCACCGGCCAGGTACTGCTTGGTCGGGTACGCGATGTTGACCACCGCCAAGCGCCAGGAGTTTTCCGAAGGCGTGGACATGCCATCCACGTGCGCCTTGTAGACGGTGGCAATGGCAGGGCTGCGGTTCATTACCCCAAAGCAATGCACATCACGGCGGGTGGCCAGGTAGTCCATCGCGCCGACGTGGCCTTCCATGTCATCAGAAGCCACTGCGTAGCCGTAGATGGGCACGCCGGTACCGCCGGTAGCGGTGTAAGCCACTTGTGCAGCCAGACCTAACGGGTTTTCCTCGCCGATGTAGCCAAACTGCGCATCGATAGCGGTCAAGGTATTCCAGGACAGCAAGCGGTTGGACAGGTCGGTACGCAGCGCCCGGTAGCCCAGGTACACGGCATCGGCGTAGCGCAAGATGGACAGCGCCCAGGCCGAAGGCTCCGGTACATCACTGATCAGGCCGTATAAGGTGTTGACCCCGTCAGCATTGGCGCGACCCACAGAGTGGAAGTTGTAGGGAATGGTCACGAACCCGGATGTCGTGGCGTCTTCGGTGTTCAGGTAGTTGGACGAGTAGATCAGCTTGGCCTGGCCGTCGTTGGGGTTGGTGGTCTTGTCCACCGCTTGCACGAAGCCGTTGCTGTCTTTGGTCAGGATCCACGGCGTAGCCTCGGCAGACGGAATCTGGTCCAGGGGAACGGTCAAGGTCGGCAGGACGCGGTACACGTCCATCGTAACGTCGTCGTTCTCCAGGGCGTTGGCGGAGCCGTCGGTCAGCGCGGTGCGGACCACGTAGGTGGTCGTGGTGACAACGGTGTGAGGGACCAGGGCGGCAGAGGCGTACACCGTCCAGTCTGCACCGTCTGTGGTGCTGGCGCTGTTCACGTTGGCTACCAGTACCGACCCTTCGCCTACTGTCTTCTGGTGGGTAGTGCCTACGGTGTAGGTACCGGTATCTACCTCTACCACCCAATACTGTCCAGCAGCAGTGCTGACAGGAAGGGTGGCGGAGTTGGCAGCGAGTACCAATGTGCCTTGGCTGGACACGGAGTCCACAGACACCGGGGTAAGCAGGGTGTCTTGTTCGACGGCTGCTCCTGCCAGAACCTTGCTGGAGGACCGGATGTACCAGTCGCTGCCGACCTTCTTGGTATCGCGAATAGACGCCGTGTAAGTGACCGGGGCAGAATCCAGCACCGGAGTCACTGCATCGCCAATGGCAGACACGCCCAAAGACTGCGGAGAAGCTGTTCCCAGACCCAGGTACTCTGTAGTCGTATCAACTTCCATATGGTAGGAGCCGTACCACACCGAGTACTTGATGAGGTCGCCTTCCAGAGTGCTGGCAGCGCCGTCGTACGCATTGGCGTCAGGAGCGTACGCACCGCCGGTGCCTGTGCCATCCGGGTTGAAGACGGTGCCTGCCAGTTTGACCCAAGTGTCATCAAACGGCAGAGGCTGTCCACTGGCAGACAGTCGAATACGCTGTGCAATGTCCTTGGCATCCGCCAGGGTGTCCTTCAAAACAAACCCTGCGTTGGAAGTTGGAAAGTCACCGCCCGTCAACGCAACAAGGTACTTGCCGGAAGACCCAACCCATGGACCTGCTCCCGGGTTTGTACCTCCGATCAGCCAGTAGTCACCGCTCAACACGGCGCCGTTGAAGCCGCTACCAGCTATAGGCAGTACCGGAGAAGATGCGTTGATGGTGCCAGGCATGGCGTGGTGAATGCCATTGGCGGTGTTGCCTTCGATGCCTTCCAGGTACGCCTGGCGGACACTGTCCAGCAGCAGCACGTTCTGGCGGACCTGGGCGTTCTTGAACACCAGTTCAAAGCTGCCGGCCGAAACTTTCTGCCCAGCGATAGCCGCAGGCAGCGCCATCTGGAAATGACCGGCAGGCGGGTCGTTCCAACCCGAGCCAACGCCGGCGGCTCCCGGGGACACGTGATCGTTGAAGGTGTAGCCGGAAGCCGACGACTGGTACACGACCGGGTCATTGGGGTTGGCAATGGCGGCAATTTGGGCGACCTGGGATTGCGCCGTACCCGCCTGCACGACGTTGTAGGCGGCGCCGATGACCACGCTGTTCAGGGACGCTGTAGTGCTGCTGGCGCCACCGGGATTGAGAATCTTCTGCGTGACATTGGCTGAAGGTTCGACGTAAGACATTGTCTGCTCCTCACTGTGACTGTTCCACCAAGCTGGTCAGGATACCCTTCAGCTGTGGTCCGATGTTTTGTGCCACCCACTTCATCTCCAGCGTATAAGGCTGCTGAAGGTCGATGACCCACTTGTCTTTTTCATCCTTGTCCCGCAACGGGCGGGACACCATCAACGGCCCCAGGTTCTTGAACCCCTGGCTGTTGCAGATATAGGGCTTGGAGGCCGTCAGGTACTTCATGACCAGGTTGCCGAGCAACTCACAAGTCCCGAAGTTCCAGGTGATGATTCGGATGCTGACCGCGCCATTCACCATGGACAGGTACATGGTACGGTCCTGCTGCCCGTGTTCAGACACTCCAAACGACGCCGCATTGTCTGTCAGGGATACCGGTGACACCTGGTAGTCCCCTCTTCCGATCAGGATGACAGGCTTGGCTCCGGGTGCATGATCCGGTGCCTGGTCGTCCGTAACGCGAATGTCAATGTGGCTGCTGCCATGTTCTTCCGAGTATTTTACGCTATCCGGTGCAGAAGTCCGGAAAAGATAACGCAGAATGTCCCGGAATGTCGGGGCGATGGAGGATGGGTTGAAGGTGGTGAAGAACTTCAGGGCCGGATCAACGTGATCCGGTGTCGTCAGGAGAGGCCCTTCAGGCTCTCGGACGCGCGGCACCAAAGGTGTCATTGGTCTATTACTCCTTCCCTTATTACTCCTTCTCTTTCCAGCAGGAGGTACTCCACACAGCTGGGAGGCAGCTGCACCATGACGAGCAATTGCCGAACGGTCACGGTCTGCAGGACGGTGTTTTGCACCCGTTCTACCCGGTACACACGGCGCTCCGGAAGATGAATGACCAGGTCGTTGGTGTTGATGTTGGGGTACGCCACCGTCCATGCCTGCAACGTCGCCGGTTCTGTCCTGCCCTCGTCGGTAGGGGAGTCAGTCTCCGTCACCGAGTCGTAGTTGAGCAGGGTGTCGATGCCTCGGTAGTACCCGCCTTGGTAGGTGGTGCCAAAGCATACCGGGCAGAAGTCGTCGACTGACATGCGCCGTACGGCATCCCAGCAGCGAGTGCAACGATATCCGTATTTGCCTTGCTGCACCTTCTTCAGTATCAGGCTGCGCACTCCGTTATAGCGGCTGAGCAGGATCCACTCCCGGCGATTGATCTCCTTCTTGCGGAGGTAGTGCCATGGCGATAGGACGTTCTCATGTGTAATGGGCGCGGAGTACCCTAACGACACGTCCCCCTGCCACACCTGGATGACATAGTAGTCGTGCTGGTATTTGGATGCCAACAGCGTCGTCTCGTCCCGGTAGCTGGGGTCGGACAAAGGGGCAGCGTTGAGCTTGACGAAGGGGCCTTCCGGAGATTCTGACCGGTACACGTCGAATACGGGCGACGGCCAGGCCGGGTCCGGGAACCAGATCAGGTTGGCCGAGGAGAACCAACTGGGGAATAGCTTGCCGGTGAAGCCCGGGATGACCGAGGTACTGACTGGCAGGCGTATCTTGTTGCCTTGGCGCGGCTGCTCCTTGTCCGCAGGCAAGTCAACCTGATGCCCTGGCGTGTAGAGCAGATGCAAGGTATCCAGGGTTGAAGTCAGCATGGGTCACCAGGTCGGGAAGTTGCGGTAGTCGGAACCCACCGAACCCCACCCGCTTTCGATGTTCATCTGGATCTTGATCTGGCGCGCCAAGTCCGTTGCCATGCGCCCGAACAGGTTGGCCAGGCTCAGAAACATCTCGTAGCGCTCTTCGATTGGTATTTGCAGACCACCGTCGGAGTAGTTCATCTGGTTGCGCGCCGCCATGGCAGCCTGCCCTTCATACAGGGTCTGGGCGGTCAGGTAGTACAGCACCTTGATGTAGTTCTGAGGGAACGATACCAGCGTGTACTGGGTGATCGGCTGCATCCCGTTGAAGGAAGATATCGCCAAGCCGATGGCCAGGTTGACGCGGGAGTCCGAAAACTCCAACCCGTCAATCAACAGGTTGTTCTCAGGGCTGTCTGCCAGGAACTGCCGGATCTCATCAGGGGTTAACGTGGCCACGGAGCTCCTCCTGCATGCGCAGTAGACGAGGCAGGACACAGTGAACCGTGGTGACGTCCTTTTCGGTGCCCACCACGCCTATTACCTCCCCTCTATCCTCGATAGGCCTGCACTCCAGGCGGACCCATTTTCTGCACCCCTGGCCGTCCTCCTTTTCGACGTCCAGAGAGGCATTGAAGTCCTTGCCTGAGACGCACTTGTCAAGGTAGGCGTTGACCAGGTCCAGGTTACGGGTGCGCAGAAAAGAGCGGCACCAGTCCGTATAGGAGGTCCCCTTGTTGTGCCACAGGTGCTTGTGGTCGGCGCTGAGCATCCACACGTCCTGGTCGATCATGGCCAAGACGGTGCTCAGGGCTTGAGGCTGAGGAGTAAGCATAGTTGCCTCCGAACTTAGCTGCGTCCGCCGGATGTGGCAGCCAGGGCCAATCCTGCTGCCCCTGCCCCCGCCCCAATGCGGTAATTGGTTTGGTGGCGCAGGGACTGTTCGTACCCGGTGTGGTCAATACCCTTGGACTTCAGGTACATCAGCTTGCCTTCGCCGGTCATGCCCTCCATAGCCTTCATGTGGGCATCTACCTGGTTCTCCATCCCGGCAGCCCGGGTCAGTTTGCCTTTGGTGGCCTGTACGTGCTGTACGATCGTATGCTGGAGACGAGCATCCGCGTTTTCACCGGTGAGGTGCCCCAGAAACCCGGAGTGGTTGGCAGCGAGGGCGGTGTCTCCGGCTTTTCCTCCAAAGGTACTCAAAAGAGCCTTGCCGGGCAGTGCAGCGGCCACCTTGACCATGGCGTCCAGGTAAGCGTTATCGGTCATGGTGCACCTCAAGAGTTGTTGGAAGAAGGACGAGTGGCCAGGGCCGTGATTCCGGCCGCAGTAGCCACTCCGCCACCCACTGCCAGACGGGAGTGACCACGGGCGCGGATGGAGTTCTCCAGGGGTGCAGTATCGGCGTGGATGCCGCGCAGGTACTGGACCTGCCCCTGCTCGTCCAGACTGCCCAAAGCCTTCATGTGATCATTATAGGCCAGTTTGTCATTGCCCGACGCCTTGGCGACCGTGTGCCGCAGCACAGAATCAGTGTTGGCCCCGGTAAAGGACGCCAGGTGACCCGACTCGATGGCGGGAGTGTCGATACGTTCCCGAGGAGCCGGAGGGGCAACAGGCGTCGGAATTTCGGCGGGAGCCGCGTCCTCGATAGCCTTGCTGACCTTGTCCTTGGCGTAGCGGTGCAAACTTTCTTCCGGGGACAAGCGGGTAGGCATGAAACCTTTTATGACCACGTGGCCCTTGAATTGCCCCTTTTGCCAGTCATCATGCAGGTTGCCAAACGCCTTGATGTGCTTGCCTTCTACGCCGGCTTGCTGCATGACGTCCTTGATGCGCCCGTCCACCTCCAATGCACCCGGCGTCGAGGAGTCCAGGTTTATCCACTTACGACCGACGTTGTTCTGCAGGTAGTTGAGGCGCTCCAGCGGGGCGTTGGGGTTCTTGCCGGACTGCAGCACGCCACGCAGGTGGTCGATGATGTTGTCAGCCGTGTTGACAATCGCGTGCTCACCCACCTTACCGGCCGGCAATTTCAACGACACGGACCCCGTCTTAGAGCCTGGGTTGATGTGCGCCTTGGCAACCCGAGTGAAGTCGGACACCATATCGTTGGTGGCGCCAGCTTCTTTCAGCGTGCGGCGCAGGCCTTCTGCTACTGCCCTGGTGGTTTCCAGATGCTGCGCATGGGAGACGGTACCCTGCTTCAGGCCATTCATGGAGTCCGACAGCACTCCCCGGAAATGGGAGATACGGTCATCCGGGTCCATCGCCCGGAACTTCTGCTCATCCATCCAGCCCGTCACCTCTCCACGAAGCTTGCCTGGTACACTGGCTACGGCTCCTTTGATCTTGCTCGCCCCTGCCCGGAGGCCGGGGGAGTTGGCGAAGTTACGGGCAGCCTGGACAGAGTTCTGGAAGATACCCGCTTGTTTGGACATTTCGTCCATGTACCGATTGGTCATGATTCTCTCCGATGAAACATCGCATACCCCAAGAATGGAGCACCAATGGCGCCACCTACGATTGCTGCTGTGGAGTGGAGTCTAGCGTGCTCCGCCCCGGTAGCGTAGATGGCCGACTTTAGCCTGGCTGCTTTGGCGGCTTCTTGCGCAAGCACTGCTCTACGACTCAAGAGGTGTGCCACACCTGCCGCCACACCTGCAGAGGCCAGTACTGCTCCACCCGCAATGGAGGCCCCGCGTCTGCCCGATGATCTTTTGGCGGCGGATACCACCGCGTCCTCCCCAGGCCCTGCCAACAAAGACTCTACGTGCTCAGCAGAAGGTGCGTAGGACGTGCGTACCGGAGAAGACGGATGGGCAGAATTCCACACTTCGCCAAGCCTGGCTTTATGCTCAGGACCTCCATGCTGCATAATGGCAAGTCTGGCTTCATGGATGCTTGCATTCCCTGACGACAGATGAGAATGCAGCAGCTGTAAAGGATGCTCGGGGTTGGTGAGTATGTCTGGGAGAGGAGTACCGGCAGGAGGGTACAGGGTCCCATGAGTTGCCAGTACGTGGCTTTCAGCGTCATCTATTGCATTTGACAGCTTGGTCTTGACGGCATCCACTGCCAGCAGCCGCGTCTGCTCCTTCTCTGTTGTATGTGGCATGACTCTCTCTCCATTATCAGTTGCTAAGGGCGCGGCCGGCGACAATGCCGCCCACGACGCCGCCGCCTACGAGCATGCCTTTCTGGGCAGTGGTCATCTTGGCGGCCTCTTTCCCAGCCTCCAAGCCCGCAGCGTGACCGGCTTCGTGGCCAGCGGTTCTGCCGGCGTTATACAGCATTTTGCCTGCCACCCCTGCGGCGCCTGCACCGGCAGCTACCTTGGCTGCGCCTTTCCGGGTGAATCTTGGCGTCTGCAAAGCTGACGTTGCAGCCTGCTGTGGGCTGGTGTTTTGCAATCTCACGTTGGTCGGCACGGAGGGAGGTGCCAGAGGAGCTCCGTGGGCGTGAGTGGCGGACGTGCTGGCCGTGGAGTACGGCGTACTGCTGCCGGGTGCCGCGGCCTGTGGCGTTGCCGGAGCTTGGGGCTGTGCCTTGGGCGTTGCCGGAGCTTGGGGCTGTGCCTTGGGCGTTGCCGGAGCTTGGGGCTGTGCCTTGGGCGTTGCCGGAGGCTGCTGAACGTGCGTGCTGGAAGTGGCCGCAGGAGGAGCCAGCGGTGCCCCGCCAGCATGGGTTGCGGTCGCAGTGTTGGCTGCTGGAGTTTGTCGCTTGAGGTCGGCGTACCTTGCACCTGGAGCGTGGGCGTACCCAGGGTACCGCTGCTCCATGATCCGGTTCATCGCAGCGTGGTCCCTGGGGCCCCCGTGCCAGCTTATCGTACGCTTTATCGCCTCATCGTCGATGTGGTCTTTGGTTAGTACCTGCGACATGTCAGACGTTAAAGGTTTTCCAGTGGAGTGTGCCACTGCTGCCCCGTAGTCCGACGACGTGACGCGGTGCATAATGTGACGAAGTTCCTTCTCGCCGACGTCTGTCAGTGCCCCTGCCACTTTGACCATGGCGTATAGGTACCGGTTGCTCATACTTCTCTCCACTATCAGTTGCTAAGGGCGCGGCTGGCGACAACGCCGCCCAAGACGCCGCCGCCTACGAGCATGCCTTTCTGGGCGGTAGTCATCTTGGCAGATTCTACCCCGGCGGCAAGGCCAGCGGCATGACCGGCTTCGTGGCCAGCGGTTCTGCCAGCGTTGTACAGCATCTTTCCCGCCACCCCCGCAGCGCCTACGCCAGCAGCTGCCTTGGCTGCGCCTTTGCGAGTGAACTTAGGGGACTGCAAGGCAGACGTTGCAGCCTGCTGCACAGAAGGAGAGCCCTGTTGGAAGGATACGTTGTAGGAGGTTCCAGGATGACCCAATGGAGCCCCATGCGCGTGAGATGCCGACGTGTTGCCGCCACCAAGAAGGGGAACATCATCCGCCATGGTGTACGGGCCACTGGTATGAGTGGCAGCAGCGGCAGGAGCCTTAGGCGCAAGATGATCAGCAGCTACGGGAACATCATCCGCCATGGTGTACGGGCCACTGGTACGAGTGGCAGCAGCGGCAGGAGCCTTAGGCGCAAGATGATCAGCAGCTACGGGAACATCATCCGCCATGGTGTACGGGCCACTGGTACGAGTGGCAGCAGCGGCAGGAGCCTTAGGCGCTGCACTGCGCACCGCTCCTTTCCCTGCCAAGGCGGATTGCGCGGCTTGAGGCAGAGATGGCGTAGAACGCATGCCCGCCAGCATGCGCTCTTGATGAAGTGCTCTGCTCTCCAGACGTTGTCCGTGCTCTACTACGGCCTGCTGGAGAGTACTAAGAGCTGGCGCAGCGGCAGCATGAGCAGCAGGAGTCGCAGCGGCTTGAGGCAGAGATGGCGTAGAACGCATGCCCGCCAGCATGCGCTCTTGATGAAGTGCTCTGCTCTCCAGGCGCGCAGCAGTGCTTGAGAGCAAGCCAGCCACTTTTACCATGCCCGACAGGTACACGTTGTTCATTGGTACTGCTCCTGGTTGCGAGAGGACAAAGCACTGGTAGCGCCAACAGCGGCCGCAGCGGCGGTCCCTGCCCGGGATGTCGCTCGCAGGTTCATGGCCGCCTGCGCGTCTTTGACAGCGGCAGGTCCGAGATTGTCATGTGCGTATTGTAGCTTCTCAGCGTCGGTCATGCCGCGCAAGCCTTTTTCAAATTTAAGTGTCAGGCTTGGGTTGTTGTACTTGAGACTGGCGTGGGCCATCAGCACCTTGTTCACGCCGCCACCGGCCAACGTGGTCACGGCGTTGCCCACGCCTTGCGCCGCCCCTTTTACGGAGCGTACTCCTGCATCGAGAACGCTGCCCATCACGCCGGGGTTCTCCACGCTGCCCGCGACGGGAAGCACAGGCTCGGCGGCAGTGGCGCGCTCCAGCAGCCCACCCGTCCAGCGTCCTACGGAGAACTTGACAGCCAGCTTGGTCATCTCATCGTGGTAGCGATTCATGTCAACCCCCGTAAGAGGCCATTCCGTACAGCGCCCCCAGGGCAGCGGCAGCGGCAGGGATGCCTACGCGCATGTGCCGGGACAGGCGGGTAGCTTCCGGAACCAAGGTGCGGCTGAGGTCGGCCTCGATGGCGCCGACACGGGCGAAGTGAGCACGCTCATGCTCCCGCAGTGCAGTCATCGAAAGGTTCTTGCTGGCGGCGTCCTGGAACTTGGCGGCGGACTCGGCCTGCAGGGACTCCGACATGGAGCGCAGGTACAGGTTCTGAGCCGCTGCCTGGACGTTGCGTTCCGGAATGCGTGCCTCATGGACGCGCACCCCAAAGTGGCCCAGAGCCCCGCCCACGATAGCGCCGGTGGTCAGGTACGGGATAGCGGACGGACGACCGTCGTGGAAGGTAGGTTCAGTCATGAGTATTGCTTCCGATTATGCCGGTTGGCGTGGAAAACGTCGGTGTAGAGGGACTCTGCCAGAAGATCGGCCGCAGCGATGTAGCCACCGTGGTACGCAGCGTACTTCCAGGGATGAAGAGGTAGCTCACTGGCCTGCTTGTACATGCTGTGGAGGGCGTAGGCTCCAGCAGCGCCAGCGGCCAAGGTCGCGCCGTAGCCTATGGTGGCGGGTCGCTCTGCCAGGAACTTGCCGATGCTGTTGCGGATGGTGCCTTCGGTGTTGCTGGAGAGAAGGTCATGCCCCATGTCGGAGACAACCTTGGTCAGCCCGGCTTCTTTGGTATGGAACATTGCGGCTCCTGCTCCGTAGGCGGTAGCGCCAATGCCGAGGACTTCCGCCGTGCGGATGGCATCCGGGTGCCGCTGGGCAAAGGTGCCGATGCTGGTGGCCACCAGCTTGCCGGTAGGTCCCATGTCTTGCGCATGCTCTACCAGAATGGATCCCTTACGGGCTATTTCTGCCGGCTCATTGCGGAGACCAGCTTCTATCATGCTGCCGAGTGACATGTGTACCTCCACGTTCACCCTAGTTTAGCATTGGCGGTTTGACGCAAGCAAAAAAGGCGGGCACTAAGCCCGCCTTTTCAGTACCGCCAGATGCCGTTACCGAGCGCGCGCCATGGCACGAGCCAGGGCTTCTGCCTTGGTCGATACCGGAGTGGCAAAACCGGTGTCAGCTTCCGATGCCTGCTTGTGATGGTAGGCGTACGCGCCGCCGGCAGCCAAGCCGATGCCGCCGGTCAGGGCAGCAGCGACAAAGGCACGCGGGTGAGTTTCAATCACGTGGCGAACACCTTCCACACCGCTCTGCATGGCCTGGTTGGCGTGTTCCAGAATCGAGAACGATTCACGGGACATGCCTTCCGGAGCTACTGCAGGAGCAGACCAGGCGTGCAGACGGTTGAGACCGTTGGACGCTGCGTTCAGCGTGTTTTCAACGCCGGAGTTGACCGCACCGTAGGCAGCAGAAGCGCCTTGACGAACGCTGCTGCTAACGCGACCGGGCAGTTCACCAGCCCACGCCTTGCCGCTGGCAACATGGCCGCTGACTGCAGCCGCATTGGCGCGCGCTGCGTCGATGCGATTACCCATAATCCGGCCCGGGATGTGGAAAGGGGCGGCCATGAAGTCGGTGATCACACCGGCCTGCTTGGTGTGCGAGTACACGCCATAGCCGATGCCGCCGATACCGCCAGCCGCCACCGCAGCCGTCACTGCCAGGGCAGACTTCGGGTTCTGGTGGATGAAGGCCGCGAGAGTGCCCATCGCATGCTCCACATGGGTTGCCAGCGGGGCGTGAACCCCGGCAGCTTCCGCTTCGTGGATGCTGTGGTGCACCAGCTTACCTGTAACTCCGTGCAAGGCGTCCAGGGCGTGAGCCTTGGCGGTGTTAGCGTGGCCAACCACGGTGTCACGTACGCCACCGGCGTAGCCGCTGACTGCGCTGCCGACAGCATGAGCGCGGGCACTGACCGCGGAGCCCACCGAGTGGGCGGCTCCGCTGACAGCATTGCCCACGCGCTCCAAGCCATAAGGCTTGGGCGCTGTCGGAGCAGGACCAAAGCGACCTACGGCATTGCCAAAGCTATGGCCGTATCCTTCCAGTCCGGAGACAACGCGCTGGATCAGCCCGTCATCCGCGATCTTGGTCATGTCGTTCATACCTGCTCTCCTGGGAATCAGACGTCGCCGTCGGCTTCAATGTCAAACGCAGCCAGGCGGAAGCCTTGCACGTTACCGTAGCCGATACCGACCGATTCGTACACGTAGAACTCGACCATGTCGGCCTCGTTCTTCAGGAACACCGTCGGCTCTTGCAGGCTGTAGAACTGGCCCAGATAGCCTTCGGGGGCGAAGATCGCCACCAGGTCACCGATATAGCCAGCATCAAGGTGTTCGCTCAGACCAGAGGTCATGATGTCCAGCTTGATGGTCGGAATGAAGGTGTAGCCATACATTCCGTTCATTTCCTCGCCACGGAAGTGGGAGTCAGCCAACAGCGAACCCACCACCGAGCTCGGACGAGACAGCAGCACGTTGTACAGGGTGTACGGCAGCAGGATCTTCGCCGGCTTTTGACGCGCGCCAACCAACTGGTTGATGGCACGGATCATGGTCTTCACGCCGAAGCCAGGACCCTTGTGGCTGGTGCCGGTGTCGTACCCAGGAGAGTAGATGCCGGTCTGCGAGGCCAGGCCGCCTGCACCGAGGTTCACCTTGTATGCGTAGTTGGCGTCAACTGCGTAGGCAGGGTTAACCACGACAGCACCGGCAACCAGCATGGTGCCGTGGTTGGCTGCAGCGATCTGCTTCAAGCCTACCATGTGGTTCACGTCTTCCTGTTCGTGAATATCCTTGACGCTGTTACCCTGGATGACCTGACGGATATCCGTGGCGTAGGTGGCCAGTTCGTACTTGGACTTCTTGAAGACCTTGGAAACGATCTTCTCGAAAGTCACCTCGTACCGTGCGCCCTTGAAGTAGCGCACTTCGCTGGTGCCCAGCAGGGAGATCGTGGCAGCAGTGGAGTCAGGCTCCTTCTCCACGATCTTGCGCGGCTGGTCGGTATCAACGTCGCGGTCCAGGTCCGCCGAGGTCAGCAGCTGCGGGGTGTAAATCTGACGGGTCGTGCCGTCTTCACGCAGCTTCTGGCGAACAAAGGCGGTCATGGACGTTTCGGCCGCCTTGGTCATTTGAGGGTCACCGCTATTCAGGCGGTCCACGAAAGCCGTATTGAAGAGACGGACATTGGTGGTTTCGATTCCATATTCAGCCATGTCAGCTCTCCGTTACTTGACTTCGATGACGGCAGACGACGGTTGACCGCCGGTGCCAGGGATGATCTGCAACACAGTGCCAGCATAGGCATCCGTAAGGACAGCAGCTTTTTTGAACACCCCGGGTGCGCCTCCTGCCAGAGCAGTGGCCACCACGTGGTCGCCAACAGCCAGCAGCGGGTCGAACTTGGTCGTACGTACCAGGTAGTTACCCCACAGCACGATTGGACGCTGAGTCTTGGCGACCGACTTGTCGTCGCTGGTGCCTCTCACCACGATGCCGAAGCTGGCGTACAGAGTGCCGTTGGTAGGCTTGACCAGTTCACTGGACGAGTTCAGCACCACCAGGTCGCCGTTAGCGCAAGTAACGCCGGCAGCCATTTTGAAACGGTTGGATTCGCGGTTACCGGAATCCGGGGAAGTAGGCCAGCCGCGCAGGAACTCAGCGGGGTAGTCCATGATATTCAGGTCAAAAGCCATTTCAGTGTCTCCTGAAAGGTGAGTCGTTAATTGAGACCAAAAGCGAAAGCTTCCATCGGGTCGACGTCTTGCCCAGCCTGGGAAGCCGCTTTGCCCATTTCCCAGCCTTCCTGGGGATTCCGCATGGTGTTCGCCACTTTGCGCAGCAGGTCTGCCGGCAAGGTATCGACCATCATCTGGGCTTCACTCGGAGTCAACCCGGAAGACGCGAGGTCTTCAGAGGCGTCCTGCAAAGAAGCCTGCTTTACGGTCTCCAGGGTCCCTTCCAATGCCATGAGTTTAGCTTGCAGGTCCTCGATCGTGCGATCTTTTTCCGTCAGAAGCTCTGCGGATTTTTCAAGGATGCCTGCCAGCCGCATCTTTTCAGTTACGGATACAGTTTCGGTCACGAGATTTCTCCCATCTGGTCCAGCGCAGATAACGCCTGACTGGCAGCATCCGCGCTGATTTCTCCGCGTACCAGACGCAGACAAATGTCTTCTGAGGCCAGCTTGTTAAGGCTGGTGGAGCCGATGGCGTTGTCGATGACAGCGTCCGGAACGCGGCTGACTTCGTTCTCACGAAGCGCACGCATCCGTGCCACGGCCGCCTCTCCTTCCGGGCTGGACATGGCGCGGTCAGCAAACAGCTGGGAATCAGGCAGGTGACTTTCCTTGGTGGCGTGTTGCACGGCTCGGGAAAGGGCAAACCCTCCCATGGTGCCGGCAATGCCAGCCAGCGACAGCGCGCCTTTAGGGGTGCTGGGGTGGACGTGGCGAAGCACCTCATGCGCCGCGCCGCCAGCCACCATACCGGTGACCAGCTGTGCAACGTGCGCCGGGATGCTGTTGGTGTAGGAGGCTTGGTGGCCTCTCACCAGCTGGCTGTGTGCATCCTTGCGTGCCATTTGATCCGCCATGTACTCCCGGAATTGCTCCCGGTCTTTTTCCCCGTACCCAGCCGACTTCCGCATGCCTTCCACTGTTTGCACAATTTCAGCCACGTCGTCGACTTCCCAGATATCAGCCGCCTTCACCAGAAAGGATTCGGACACCTGATCCGCCAGGTCAGTGACGCCTGCGTCTGCCGCTGCTTTTTCAAGCAACTGCACTGCGCAGTGACCAAGCACGCAAAGCTGGCCGACTTCTTCCTCGGCTTGCTTGCGAAGCTCTTCAGCTTGCTTGCGCAACAGTGTGACAATGTCCATGCCGACCCCGGTCAGAAGCAATCAGGAATAGAGAATCTGTGCAGCGCTGGCTTCCACGGCCTGGAGGGCGGTGTAGGCGTCGCAGCCCTGGGCAACCAGGTCATTCACGGCAGCTGCCTTGGCCATCTCGATGACCTGATTGGCTTCTGCTTCCTCAGCTTGCTTGATGTGCTCCACGGCATCGCTGACGGTAAAACCTTGACGCACCAGCTCAGTTACCTGAGCAGCCTTATACATGTTCTCGTCTTCACGAGCCATGTTGTCTTCGGCCTGCTTCAGCAGGGAGAAGGCTTCGTCAACGGTGTAGCCTTCATCCACGAAAGCAGTGATGGCGGCGCACTTCATCTGTTCCGGGCTTTGACCGACAGAGCCCATGGCAGAGCCATTAGGGGCAGCGGGATACTGGCCGGCACCGCCTTCAGCCAGTTCTTCTTCAGCGATTTGCTGGTGGGCGCCATTGGCGATACCTTGCAGAATCAGCTGTTCCAGAGTCTGGGTAACGGAAGCACCAGCACGCGGAGTAGCCGGCTGGTTGGCCATTTGCTCAGCGATCATCTGGTCGCTACCGGCGATGGTGGCGTTGGCAACCTTGTTCATACCGCCATTGGCCAGGTTGGCCAGCAACTGATCGGTCAGAGCGCGGGCCTTGGCTTGAGATTCATTCATTGCAATGTCCTCGTTAGAGTGCAGGTTTCAGCCGGGAGAGGTCCCTACGCAGGGATGCCTCAAGCAGCTTGTTTGTGATTGGACTATCGCTGGCCTGCTTGACCTGATAGCTGCCGTACCCTGATTTTAGCCGACTTTTATCGGCTACCAAGGAATGTAGCAAAAATCGGGCAACAATGGCACCCCCTGCCAACGCCAACAAATGGTCCATCAAAGTGGGGGAAATAGCGGGCTCCGCTGGAGAAGACGGACCGCCTCCGTAAAGCGATCCCAGGGGGGGTACGTATCCCCAAGGAACATCCTGTGGGAAGTATGCACGCTTTTCCACACAAGTGGGTAGCGCCGAACACTGATCTTGATATCCTGCCAGTTCCTTTAGCAGCCAGTGATTCGTTTGTTCCGGGTAGACGTCAGGCACCAAGGTGGCAGACTGTACCGGCAGGGCGGATAGCGGAAGGTTAGGCAGCAGTCTCCCTACCAGTTCGCCAATGCCTTCTCCAGGAATTCCCTGGACCTTGGCGATCATCTCCGCCAGGAACTCCAGGGAGGGAATCATGCGAAGATCCGCCAGCGCGTTCATGACCTGGTTGAAGCCTCCCATGTGCAGTAGGGGGCCTGCCAAGCTGGACGATACCGGAGACACGGACTTCAACAAATCCTGCAAGGACTTGTCTGCGGCCATGACGCTGCCACCGGGCACTTCCTTGATGAGGTCCGCCATCTTGCGGAAAGCCGCTTGCTTGATAGCCTCTGCCGGCCGCACTTCTCCGGGCTCTTCCAGAGACAAGCCTGCTTCTTCCCCCAATACCGCGCTGGGGACAACGTGGGCATTGGCGACCTTGCGCAGCACGGAAGACGTGACGTCTGCCGGTCGCAAGACCATGCTCATGTCGAAAAAGGTCAGCTTGGCCAGGTTCAGCGCCATGACACGGCGACCGTCTGCATACAGGCGGTTCATTTCCTTGCGCAGGTGTTCGCAGTACGCCTTGACGCTGCGCGCCTGGTTGCCACAGATGGAGCACTGGTCCCACGGAGTCTTACACGCCATGGAGGTCGATGGGTAGTCACCGCGGGCAATACGTTCCACAACGTCCTTCGCCTTGTCGGTGAAGATTTCCTCGACGACTTCCACCCGGTGCATGTCGTAGTTGTAAATGGCAAACAGGACCCGGCCAATTGCGGTGGCAGGATCCGTGTTGACGTGGTGGCGGTACACGTAGCCGTGTTCTTCAAAGGTCTTGTGGTACAGGATCAGCTGTTCTTCCGGGAACCAGTCGCCGTTCTTGTTGCTGCCGTAGTACTCTCCTGCGCCCATGGCGTTGACATGCAGGTATATCTTGCCGGGCTCGGGGTTGAGGCGGGAGGTCACGTAGTCGTCAATGTCCTTCTGTGCGGCACTCTTGACCAGCCCTTCTACCGGGCGGCCGGGAGTAATGATTCGCATCGGGATGTCATCCTCCCGATAAAACGACCCGATATCCACCAGCTTATGGAGCATGTCGATCCCCTTACTTGAAGGCGTAGTCCTTCATCTGCTGCTTGTTGGTCTGCTTCATCCGGCCTTCCAGGTTCGTCAGCATGTCGATGGTCTTCATGTCGATGCCACCGGCTTCCAGGGAAGTCAGCAAGGTGCTGGCCAGCAGGTTGGCGTCTGCCGCGGCAGAGGGGGCGTACTTGAAGATCGTGGAGGCCAGGGCGTTGATCTGCATCGGGTCGGCACGCTGGAGCATGGGCTCACGCTGTATGGCCTGGTGCAGTGCCTGGCGGAAAGCGTTGGCTTGAGCCGGGTTGCTGATCGCCGCCCGGTTAAGGTTGGCCAGGCCCAGCAGCGCCCCGCCTACCAGGGTAGCGCCCATGATGCCTGCGCCGACCTTGCCCAGGTTGCTTGCCATGTCGGAAGCAACAGAGTGCGCCATGGAAGGGCCGTCTCCAAAGAAAGCCGCCGTCTTTTCCATCGGCAACGCCTTGAACGCCACGATGACTTCGTCTGCCAGGTCCGTAGCACCGCGGTGGGTATGCCCCTGTTTGCGAAGCTCCTGTACGCAGGCGCGCTTGAGGTAGTACTCAAAAGGTAAGGTCGTCATGGTCATGCCTCGGGGGTCTTGTGGAGAGCGTCCCAGACGCTGTGCTCCTTCTGGATCATCTGTGCGCCGAACCCGACGTCCATGGCCGTCATCGCCTTGGCGCCGATACTGGTAGCTGCGCCGGGGAACTTCTTCAAGTGCTCATTCGACGGCGACCCGGTAAGCAGGCCTGCCAGGGAGTCCCGGTAGTTGCTGGCCAGGTTCTTCAGGTTGCCAGATGGGGTACGGAAGTTCTCGGCACTCTTGCGCAGCGGTTGCGCCCGGCCTTCTGTGGCAACCGGTCCGATCTTGATGCCTGCCTCCGGACTGCCCTTGGCTCCCATATAGCTCTGACGAACCGAGTTACGAACCTGCGCACCGGCATTGCGGGTGGGGACAGAGTGAACGGCAACGTGGGCGTGCTCGAAAGGAGTCTTCAGAAGGGACATGCGCAAGTCGACGCCGGCAATCTTCTTCAGCTCTTCCTGGAGGAAGGTGTGGCGGCCCAGCATGTCAGAGGCCTGCTTGAGCATGGCGCCGACCTTGCGGACCTGCTTCATCTCCACGGAGGAGAACATGCCGGAGGGCAGGGTGGACGCCTTCTTGCTCATGCCGTCCGGCAGCAGGCCTTCCATCAGGTCAGCGCCGGGGCCGGTGTACTCATTCATCTTTTCCTGGACCCAAGGATCCTGCACCAGCATTCTGGCTTCCTTCTGCAGCTGCTCTCCCAGTGACATCATCTGGATGGACAGCGACTCGGACTCGGCTTCGCAGCGAACCTTGGCGTCCATTAGCTGACGTGCACTTTGGTGGGCAGAAGCTTCCTTGACCAGGTCTGCCGCCTCTGGCTCTGCCAGGGAGGCTGACTTAACCATGGGATTCGGATTCAGCATTGCTATGGTATCGTCCAGCAGGGACGAATACTCCGGAAAGTCGGGGATGATGGAGGCCACCTTGACCATCTTGGAGTCCGCCAGTGGGAACGTAAAGGTACGGTCCTGGGCAGACTCCTGGAGCTTGAGGTAGGTCACCTGGTTGGACAGTTCCACCAAACGCTTGACCTGCTCATCGTTGAGGTCACGTGCCATGGCAATCTTGGTGATAGAGTCGTTCAGCGGAATTCCGCCGGAGATAAAGCTGTTGACCGCTTCCGCAGCCATCGTCTTGAGCAGTTCGGCATCAAACATGGAGATGCTCCTGGAATCATGCAAGTAGTTTACATCAAATCCCAATCGGGTTCCTTTTTCTGCTCAGGCCACATCGCTTTAGCGGCCGGATGCTGCGCTACCCGGGTATTGACGGATAGCGCTTCGTTCAAGGCTTCTGCATTGGACATGTTGCTGGCATCCTGGAGCAGTTCCGGGTCGTCGTCCACGTCTTCCAGATTGGGTATCTCGACTTCCTTGGCGTCGATTCCTTCCAGCGCCAGTTCCAATTCGTCCAGCATGCCTTTCTTGTCCGTGACCCACCCCTTGACCTGGCGACCCAATGCCATGGCGACCATGGTCCACTTACGGGCCTCGCCGTCGTCAATCGTGCCGCTGGACTCAAAGAACGCCTGCTTGGCTTTATAGATGCAGTCTGGCAGCAGCATCTGCATGCCCTCTACCGGAGATAAATCTACCGGAAGCCCCAGTCGCCACTTGACCCATTCCAGGCCTTGCGTCAGTGCCCATAGCTTCAAGGTGCGCTCTTCCTGGGACTCTACCCTATGGATAAGTTCCAGCTTGCGCATCTTGGTGAACCGGCTGACGGGGAAGTGCTTGTCCTCGTACACCTCGATAGCGGGTACCGGAAGCCCCAGTACTTCGGAGATAGCGTCAAAGTCCGGGGTCGCCAGCAGACAGGCCTCCAGGTACATTCTCTGGAAAGCACTTTGTCGGACCTCCATGACCAGACTGAAAACCTCCAAGTCCGCTTCATCGTTCATGCCATGCGCCTTTATGCTCACCGGGGTAGTCCGGTGAGTGTATGACATTACAGAAGCGGCAGCTACCGGGAGACGCCGTACGGGTTCCGCGACGTCTTCAATGCCCCTTCTACTGCATCCGGTCGAACACCTGTAACGGGCGCTCCTGCATTTTTGTACTGTGTGGACGGGGAAATACCCAATGCCTTGTGGTACTGCTCTGTGTGATCGCGCAGTCCTTGGTTGTGGGCGTCCATTTGAGACTTTGTGTATGTCAGCTTCTTCTGCACGTCCTGCAGGTCTTGTATCCGCTCCGGAGTGGTGCCTTTGCGGTACATATTGGAGGCAATACTTCTCGCCTCCTCGGTCTGCCAGTGGTGGATGTCTGCCAGACCATCCAAGTGAGTAGAGTGCTCGTGCGCGAGCCCTAGATGATACGCAGCTTTATCTGCAGCTTCCCCAGACGCACGGGACATGGTGCGCAGAGTGCTTACTGGCGGAAATATAGCCGCCGCCTTGATCATGCCATCGAGATACGGGTTGCTCATGCTTTCGCCCTCAAATACGGTTCTGCGACGGAATGCCATCGCTAATGTACGAGTTCACCATCTGTTCCAGCTTCAGCACGCTGTCACCGACCTGGTTATAGGTATTCCGCAGCGCCATCGTAACGCCAGATGTCTGGTCAGGGGCGATGGTGTCAGAGTGCAGGCGAAGCAGCAGCAAGGTGCGGCCGATGCGATCCACGCAGTCCTTCATCAGCGGCAGGTATCCGCCAATCGTGGAGTACATGGAAGGATCCTGCAGGAACTGGATCATGATGGCGCCTTCCACGATATCCGGGTACTGGGTGTTGACGGCATCGTTAAGGGCGTTGAGGTTGAAGTTGGTCAACTCCTCCTGCGGAGGTACCTGGCCATACTCCGGGATTTCACCCACCGGAGTAGCGCCCATGTCGACGGCCTTCTTCTGCATCATCACCGTGATCTTGCCCTTTTCCTTGGCGGACTTGATGAAGCCAAGGGAGGCTTGCTTGCCAAGGCCGTGGCCTACGATCAGCAGTTCCGCCAGTTCAGGCTCGGAGAGCTGCCGGCCGCCCATGCTAAAGAAGCCGTGGCCGTGGCTGGAAATATCCAGAGGGTCGCACAGCTCACCGCGAACACGAAGTTCCATGCGGTTACGGGCGGAGGACAGACTATGCTCCAGGGCTTCGTCTTCACGGTGCCCGAGGACAATGGCGCTGCGGTGCGGGCTGGTCAGGATGCGTCCAGGCTCAGCGAAGTAATCGCCAGAGTAGCCAGTAGACACCGTGATCACTACCTCCCCATTCTGCATCATGCTGGTGTAGTGACTGGAGCCGTAGGGCTGGCAGGCACGGATGATGATCATGGAGTCGGTATGGGTGACCAGACGCGCGGTGAACGGACCGAGAGCCCCTTTGTGGGTCAGCATGACGAAGGTATCGCCATTGCAGACGGACTGCATGTCGCGCACCTTGCCCTGGGCATACATCTCTTTGGCCACATCCGACAACTCGATCGGCTGGCTGTGCAGCACGACGTCCCCATCTGGGCACCAACCACCGTACTCGGTGATCAGCAAGTACTTGCCGTCATCTGCCTTTTCAGCCTTGCCGTCTCCGGTCATGAACCCGCCACGAAGGCTGGTCTTACGCATCGGCAGGTCGATGCCGTAAATGCGAGGGGCGCGCTTGAGGATCATGGCGTTGACGGAGGAGCCGTCGAGACGCAGGGCGCGGTACGCCATGCCCTCTACTGCGCCGTCCACCTGGATCAGGCCTTCGTGCCCGCTGGCCATTTCCACGGCAGGCCGTGGCTCCTGGATATCACCCTTGATGTGATAGCCGCAGTCCAGGATATCCTTGATGACGGATATCTCTGCCGGGTTGATGTCGTTGGCCGAGGTCAGGATTTGCACCCCAGGTTCCGAGACTTCCGTCATCAAGCGGTTGACGCGGGGCAGCGGACGGTCCAGGGCGCTGGTCAGGTCGATGACTTCGTTCATGCGCGCCGTGATGCCCTTGTTCTCCATCAGCGTGGCGCGGAAACGATCAAACAGGCCTTGAGGGACCTGGGCCAGGAAGTCTTCCAGACCGGCCGACGCATAGGCGTACTTGCCGGTGCGCGGCGGCACGATCATGTTATAGATGCTGGGGTTGACGTTGACGTACGACGGGATACGCTGAGGAGTCCCTATCCGCGTTCCCTGCATCGTGGTAATGACCTGGATGTAGGAAGGGGTCAACGGCTTGAATTTGTCCTCTGTGGTGTCGTAGACAGAGTCCAGCGGGAACACGATATCGTCGCGCGCCACTACCGGAATCAGGAATGCCCCTGCCGGCAGCGCCAGTACGAATACTCCGACGAAGACATTCTTCACCTGGGTGAAGCCTTGGGACAAGTCCTGAAACCGCAAGACGCCGCCCATCAGGGAGGGAGCCGTGATGCTCAGCTTGTTCATGGCCTCTTGCTGGAAGTCCTGGATCATGGTCAGTACCTGCCGTTTTCGCCTTCACCGAAGGCCTTGCCGAGAATGTAGGGAGTAATAGGGTCAGTGGACCGAGTCGGAGACTCATGCGCCATGGCCGCTGCTTCTATGATACTTGATTTTAGGTTAGACGACGCCAAACGGGATATCCAATTGGGGTCCAGCAGCTTGGATTGCTTCACGCCCGTGGCTATCGGGTCGACGATCATGCCGCTTTCGCTGATCGGAACCTCCGTAACACCTTTCTTATTCAGGTCCAGGATGTGGTACGCATCCAGCCGGGTGCCTGGCATGAGCTCCCCGATACGCCGGGACAGCACCTTACCGGCGGCGCGCTCGATGGGCACCATACGGTGGTCAGCATCCAGGATGTGCTGGATCTGGTTGACGTTGACCACGTCTCCCGGCAGGTAATCGCTGTCGCCGGGGTCGCGGATGGTCACGTACTTGGCCATGTTCTTGGCGATGACGTCGAAGTGCCGGGGGTCGTACCCTTGACCGTACACTTCCCGCATCTTCTCGGCCAGGTACTTGCGACCGGCGCCATGGCCGCGAAGCTCGACCAGGTGCTTGGGATTGGGGGTGCCTTCCGCCAGCTGCTGGCCAGCGTAGACCTCGTCTCCGTGCTTGACCAGGACGCCCTGGTGACGATCAACGAAGTGGCTGTGGTTGCCAATCCAGATATGAGAGTCGCCCAGGGCGGTCTTCTCGATCTTGGTGACCTTGCCTGGTACAGACGCCAAAGTGGCTTCATCCAGGAAGTTCTCCGGGATGGTCAGGATGTTACGGGCGGACTCCAAGGTGCCGGCCGTGCGCTTGACGCCGGAACCTGCCGTACCGCCTTGGTGCTTGGAGCCGATAACCGCCTGCGTCAGGCCTTCCGATATGGACTGGACACCGATGACGCCCACGTTCTCGCCGATAGGAGGGAATTCTCCGCGGGAGTCATGGCCGTAGCACTTCTGACAAATGCCTTCCGGGGCCTCACAGGTCTGCGGGTTGCGCACGACGACCATCTTCTTGCCGCTGTCCACCGCGTCCTTGTACTTGGCGTCGGTAAACACGGAGTCCGTGCCTGCTTCCACCATGCCGATGATCCGCTTCTTGTCAGAGATGGGGACATCGATGCCGTGGTGGGTCTTGCAGTCGTGGATCGTGATCACCTCATGAAATGCCGCCGGGATGATCTTCTTGAACAGCGCCCCTGGCTCCGAGGTGGCCATCTGTGTCTTGATGGTCGCCGCCCGGCCGCCGTAGGACATGGCCATGTGCTCTGCCGGGGATAGGCCCTCGGCAAAGGAGTGGCGAATCGGCAGAGGGATGGGAGTGCCCTCAATGTCGATCGACATCATGGGGCTGAACGTACCCTGACCGAGTTGCATGGGGTTGCCGCGCGCGCCGGTCATCGCCATAAGTCCCGCAGTGGACCCCTTGCCAACCATGTGCTTGAGGTTGATCTTCTGGGAGGTCGACACGTAGGAGGAGGCCACGTCTTCCACCATGGCGTTCCGCTGCGACTTGGAAAGCTTGGGGTTGTTGGAGACCTCATTGATCTTGTCCGCGAACTCTGCCAGCAGCACATGGCGTTCAGGAGAGTCGTTCTCGTAGTCCGTCAGCGGCGTGGAGAACCCGTTAACCGTGGCGGTGTGGAAGAACAAGTTGGACAACGCCTGGATGGACTCGTGCGCCTTGTCGCCGCCGTGCTTGATGCACAGGGACATGAGGTGCGCTACGCCAGGCTTGTCCAGCAGCATATTCGGGTCGTAGTACTTCTGCGCCTCTTCGGGCAACAGGCTTTTGACCAACAAGCTACCGGCAGTGGACATGTACACCTCTCAGCGCAGGAAGCCGCGGGAGAAGATGCCCTTGGCGCTTCCCAGGAAGTCACGGCCGCTCTGGGCGGTCTCCTGGAGGACCTGTTTCAGTCCTTCCGCGGTCTGGATGTGAGCGTGCAACGGGTCGGCCGGGTTGCTGCGAATCTGGTTCAGACGGTTGATCAAGGCATACTCGTGCTTGGGTGTCAGGCGCAGCGCTTTGGATGCTGCAACCGGATCGCCGTGAACCAAGTGGTGCAGTGCGCCGCCCACATCGGCACGGCTGTAGCCACCGTAGAACATACCCGCCGTGTCGAGGGCGTTCTCCACGCTCTTCATGGCGCCCAGACCCTTGTTGGCCACGTCGGATACCGCGGTGTGGGCGCTTTGCAAGCCAGCCAAGGTTTTTTCAGCCAAGGTAGGGGCAGGGATGGCAGACAGCTTGTACTTGTCCAGCGCACCGGCAGCCAGCATGCCGCCTCCTACGGCTCCCGTGGCTCCTATGGCTACGTTCCGGGCAGTGTTGTCGGCTGCGATCTTGCGCATACCGCTTTCGTAGATGTTGTCCATCGCTATGCTCTCAAGAGTAGGTGGTATTCAAGGAGTGTACCGCAAACCGTGGCTGGCCAGTACCGGATACGGGAACTTCCAGAGGTCCGGAGGGGTGACCCGATGCTTATAGTAATCACGGAACAGCTTGGGGCCACCATGCTCCAGGCTCCAGGCGGTGTGCTCACTGCACCACCAATCTGAGGTGTCCTGCCAATCCCTGTGCAAGCTGACTCCGAACACTCCCTGCAGGTCATACTTCTTGCCTTCTTGGGATACTGCCGCTTCCTTGACAATCTCGGCGCTATACACCGGAAAGGCAACAATGGCCCAAGCGTTGCTGCGGGCCAGCAGCTCTGACAGCGGACTCTTGTGGACACCTTTCATCAAGGTGGCCTCTATGACCGTGTCCTCATCGAGCATCAGCGCCGTGTGGCTGCACCACCCCCAGGTGGCCGCCTTGATGGCCGTGGAGAAGGGGCCGCGTGTGTCCGCGAATACTACGTTGACGGTCTCCAGCGGCGGGAGAAGAAGCTTCAAGTCAGATGTGGAAAACATAGGTGTCTCCTACTGCGTAATTGGCTACTCTCCGAAAATAGGAGGCCACCCGGTGGTGAAATCGTAGGCTGCTGGATCATAAGATGCCTCCATCAACACCCGGTGTTCTTCTGCCGTATCAAAGTTGGCCGACCGGCGGGCCATAGCGGATCCAAAGATCTGCTGAACCAAGGTGGGGGTCAACGTAACCTTGGAGCCGTCCATCAGCTTCCATTTCTTCCCTACAGGTAGTGCTCCCATCATGGTCGCGGAAGTCAGCCCCAGCTGATCAATCTTGGAAGGGGCATCCGAGTGAAACCAGTAAGGGCCTACCGGGAATCCTCCGTTGTTACGGACGTCATCCCGGTAGGCTTTGATCTCAGCCCACTTGGTCGCCCGCAGTTGAGCCAGAAGTTCCTGATTCGGCACCCATCGGCCCTCCACCAAGTGGTACGTCCAGTGAGGTTGACGGTCAGGCGTATACTGCAGGGTGACGCCGTCCTCCAGCAGTCGGTAGTTATAGGGTTGGAACTTGATATCTTCAAGTTCAGGGTGGGACGATACGTCCAGCAGACCCTCTGAGGGAAAGGCGTAGACATGGTTTCCCTGCGTCCCCTGAAACCCAAGATAGGCTGACATGCCTTACTCCCAGCTGGCGTCGACGAAAACTCCGCCCCGAATGGTGGGGTAGGTAGCGGCTGCGCCAGCTGGAATACGTAGGATAATGTGGAAGTATTCCATCGGATGCACGGGCAGGGGCTGATCAAAGGTCTGGGAAATCCTACGAAGTTCCGCACCGACTACTGCCGTTGTTGGTACTGATTGAATACCGAGAAAACCACGGCGGGCTACCTTACCCGTCCCTGCCTCGATTGTAGCCAGAGATACTGCAGTACACCCCACTGCAAATCCCCAGTGCAAAACGGTGGCTACCGTGGGGATCCCTGCAGCTACTGAGACAAACGCATCAATCGATATCCCCCGAACAATAAGCGTCCGGCCCATGTTAGTCAGGGAGGGAGTGGGTACTTGATATGCGAAGAGTGCGTAGTCTGTTTCCGCTGCTGCCAAGCCCACAAACAGGAAATTACCGCCCAGAGTAGTATACCCCGCCGCAGTATTGCTGAGGGACGCTGTAGCTGGGACTGCACTGTTTGCCCAGTTAGCTGTCATGCCCCCGGACCCGACACCTATGACATGTTGAATCCCGACATCCCCCTGCAGGGCTGCGATATGCCGGACGTCTGAGTTGCGGTGGGCGCCCATCGTGGCCGATGTATACTTGGCTACGTACACCTTCTGTGCAGTACTCAGCAGTGCGGTATTGTAAATGCGGAAAGCTATGGGAAAACTTTCCGAGGCGGCGGGACCGCTGGCATCGACAGGTGTAGCCAGTGAGGCAACAGGAATCTCGTCAATGAAGAAGGTAATAGCGCCTCTCCCGACCACGATGACGTAGTCATGGAAGTCCTGAGGCGTACTCATGGGGATTACTGAAGTGACATTTTCAGCACCACCTTGGCTAATACTTACTCCACGCAGGGCACCGTCCGTACCGTACCGGAAGAACACACCCATGGTCGGTGCTGCTACAGCAGCTGATAGGAAAGCCCCTAGCTCCACCACGTTGTTAGTAATAGGAGCCTGATCCAGCTTGGCCCGAATGCCAAATATACGGTCGCACCCCTTCTCGACCTTAAAGTACCGGCTTGTACGGCACACAAGGTACGAACCGGAAGTCGTGTTACCCGCCCCATTCATAACCATGATATTAGCTGCTACGGTTTGGGCTGCCATGCCAGATGACATGTATCCCAAGTCGGAGGAACATGTCGAAGACGCCGCAAAGTTCTTGTCGAAGTCAATTACGACATTAGCCATACCCAGCAACCCTTGGCTGGAACCTGTAATACTCCCAGTATTAGATGGGCTGCTGAGATCCGACTTTCCCACCAGGAACATGGCGCCGGCGTTGGTGCCGTCTGTGGGCGGCTGGACCTTCAACCGACCATTGGCATCGACATCTGCAATATGCGTTCCACCAGCATCCGTAAGAAGAGCCATGATTTACCCCAGGGTGTAAGCGACCCGGAACTTACCGGATACAAAGTTAGGAAAAGCTGTAACGTAGAGGGTGAACTCCCCCGAACCAGGAGCAGCGCGGCATAGGAGAGTGTCCATTTCATTCTCATCCTGAGCACGACCCGTAGCTGCCTTTGCACTGTGCCCTACCAGGATGATAGAGGCGCCAGTAACGTCGACGTCTGTGATCGTGAAGGTCTTCTGCCGGGTTGCAGAGGCTCCAAAGTCAATCTCGACTTCTTTTACAGAGCCTCCTCCGACTTCAACCTCGACCAAAGACCCTGATACGGGATTCCGGCTAATGGCCTTGGTCACTGGGTCTCTCCGTTACGCCAGCAGAATGCTGTCATCCGCTTCAAAGGACAGGGATGTAGCAGTGATAGCGCGGCCAATGAACTGGTGACGCTTGCCCGTACCGGTGACAGGAGTGGCCGTGATACCGCCAGGGGCGCTGGCAGACAGGAAGTACCTGGAATCCGGGGTCAAACCTGCCAAAGCTGTGCAGCGACCTTCGAAGTACACCAGCGCAGGCTGCCCTGACGACACGCTGTCCTGCACGAAGCCCACGGCGTCGTGGCCGGCAGCAGCAGCACTGGCCTTGGATACTTCCCCGGTAGCTCCGATATACACCATGTCTCCGGCAGTCAGTGCTTCCGAAGCGTTGCCGGTGTAGGTATCGGGGCCAACACCAGTAGGCATGACCGTCAGGTTCAGCTTGCCGTCCGTGTCCAGGGCAACGATTTTACCGGCATCACCGGCGCCTGCGCTGGATACTTGTCCAACGACTTCTTTAACGACGCCCGTGGCAGAGTCACGAGCAATATACTTGTCAACCATGATGATTCCTCACGCGAGATATATGGGCAGGGAGATGTCTACGTGGATTTTAGCCGAAAGAGACACCTTACCCAGAGTTTGTTGAAACACGGCAGGCACAGGCGATGCTTCCACCTGGCCTGCCCCTAAAAACAACGTAGTACCGATAGGCAGTACGATGCCCGGCAGGTATGCCATGCCGGACGTGACCACCTTGATGTTCTCCCCGATCAGCGCCGAAGTCACTGCCAGCCCCACGGCTTCCCGCCCCGCCGCACTGCTATCCGCCAGGATAAAGGCCCCCAGAACGTTGCGGGCCACTGGCTGACCAGCGGTTATGTTCTGCGCCGCCGGACCCTCCGTCGTGATGTTGTCCCGGTTCTCGACGACGGTGCGGATGCCGATGTCCAAAGGGGCCGGCGTCGTCCACCCAAAACCGTGTTTTACCGAGTAAAACAGGGGGGAGACGACATTCACCCAGTACTCTAATACGCCTTCATCATCCGTGGCGGTCGGCGAAGGCAGAGGGTCGCCGTGCTCGTCGAAGACCAGGCCAGGAGTCGTACCGTCGGGAAGCAGAATGACCACGTCGCTGTTACGTGCCAACCAGCCGTTGGCGTGGCGCAGCTGCTGACTGAATCGGTACATGGCCTACCTCGGGAATACTTGCCCTATAACAGGCCAGTTTACATTCAAACTGAGGGTAGTGATATCCACCCAGTTCATTCTATAGCTGAGGGGCGCAATAGGCCCTGTGTCGTACTGTACCCACACCATACTCACCTCACATCCAGATCATAGCCATTGACGAATAAGTCTGGGCTGCGGAGTCGCATCGCGTCACGCCGATGCCCAGGCCGAGGTAGTCATTTCCGGAAAACATAGCAGTGACAACCTGGCCAACCCCAAGATTTGCCTGCGCAACGCCAACCGCGCATTTTGGAATCCACGAAACTCCGTCCGGGTTTATGACTGTCCCTGTGAAAAAAGGGCTGTTTGTCCCGAACGCAACTGAGACGTTTGATGACAAGTTAAATGGAATAAAAAACATTCCGTTTGGCAGCGTTGTCAGTGTCGCATTCGTGTAGCTAGCAACTTTGCAGACAGACGGGTTTGCGGCAATTGGGTTGTACTGCACTACAAAACCAGCGCCTGTTGCATTCCCCGCACCATCTCGTGATCGCTCAACAACCAGTACAGACGCCTTGCTGTATGAGTCCGCCGAGGCAGGTGCAAGAGCTAAGCATATCGCAGAGTTATCCGGACCAGAGGACGCATAGCTTGTTGTAGTTGTGGCTATCGTATTGCTCCACGCGACGATAGCCGTTCGTGGAAATATTACTCCACCTACGTTGCCGCTGCCGTCTACGGTTTTACCTACCGTCAGGTACATCCCCGGATAAGATGCTGAACCACTCGCGCCGTATTCAAATTTAAGGAACAGTGGATACGTTGCGTGCAGAGCGTCAGTAAATCGGTAGACCTCAAACCCCATTGCCACTGATGCTCCAATCGGTCTTAGTACTGTTGACCAGTTAATCTCACCGGACTGGGTAACTTTTGTCATCAGGGCGGAAAACACCCCAGAAATCGTGCTGCCCCACGCACGAAACTCGGCATCAGTTGTCGATGACAGGACTGCCGAAAAAGTTTGCTTGGCCATGGAAGGTTACTCCGTTGTGAACTCCGTTGCGAGATAGTTCAGGGTGACAGTGATGGCAGCAGTGGCAACGCCAAGGTTGGTGACGCTGCAAGGAATAGCGGAAGTCGGCACCGTCTCAAAGTTGGTGCCGTCAACTTGCGGAGTCAAGAACAAGCTGAGGGACCCTGCCCCAAGGATGGCCTCTAAGTACATCCCGTGGTCCCCCGTAGCCGCCACTCCGATAGGACGTGCTGCATCTGATGCTTGATGAGCCGCGGTTGCGTAGAGACGTACGCGGGCGGCGCCATCTGCCTCTACTTTCAACACACGGTAGGACTTGGCCAGGGTTACGGTGACTTGTTCCGTCGTGCCTACCGCAATGCTGGAAGTCGTCACAGAAGCTGTCGCCCTCCCTGCAAGAGCGCCGACAGAGGCTGAATGAGGCTTTAGCCATGCCCAAACCAGATCATTGGTAAAAGTGATGTGGGGATCCGAAACGGCGTTCACCTCACGCACTGCCAGAAACTCAAAGGTATCTGTTTCAGCGTACGCAACATCCACGGGCAGGGCGCTGAGCGTACTTGCTTCCAGGCCCTGCACCGCTGCGCCGCCCATGGTAGTAGCCGTCGACCACACCTTGGCATCCGCATTGAGCGGGGCGGCAAAACGCACCACCAAGCGCTGCCCCTGGCGCACCGGTTTGGGCAGTATGATCTGGTACTCATCCCTCAAGCTGTGAGAGTTGTAGCCGTGGTATGGCGCAATAACGTAGTTCAGCGCCTCCATGTGAGGCTTATCTGCGTGCACCGCTGACGGGGCTACCTGTCCATCCGGAGCCCCTGTTTGGTAGGAATACGATACGGAGTCATTGCCATCGCGGCGGGTGATCAGGTGCCCGAGTTCTCCGTTGACAGCCGAAACATCCGACTCTGCCAGCGGAAAGAACTCATAGTCAAAAATCATCGCTTTCTGGTCACGGGAGTACTCATAGTCCGCGTAAAGACAGGTGACATCCGACACTGGAGATGGCCTGGAAATATCCGCTGCACGGTATACGTACTCCGCGATAGGAGTAGAAGTTCCAGCATCTGTTCCGCGCACTCTCGATACGTGAATGGGGCAGTCGGTGGCCATCAGGCTTGACGCCTTGGGGAATATGACCACCCTCCCTCTGCGAGTAGCTGCAAAAGGAGGGGTAGTGCGAGTGGCCCCTACCAGTGATACGGGAATCTCGTTGGGAGTCCGGAGGCGCACATTGACCCCGGACACGTAGCTCACCGTGGTGAAGTCCACGACGGCTACTACCGTCTCATCCTCCCCAACTGCGATATCCAGCGGGTCGGTACCTGTCACCAGGTACCACACTACCCGCTCAGCCATCCTGGCGTTAGGCAGCTCCAGAACTGACCACCCATGCAGCCTATACATGTCTCCTTTAAGGGGAAGGTTGGAGAACACGACGTCATTGAACCCTGTAGCGCTGTTGCCGGCTTCACGCTCTACGGCTCCTGCCCAAGCTCCCGCGTTGGCCGCTCCTGCAATCATGGGGTTGGACAGAGCTCCTGCGTAATGCCTCCAGGACTCCGTACCGGATGCCGACAGGGTGTACTCACACCGAATCTTGCCTACCATCTTTATAGGCAACGCTGCGACATCCGACACCCAACTGCCATACTTGTACTCATCCCCGTGTACAGGGGTGAAGAAGTTCCAACCCACCTCCTTCCTTACGGCCACCTGGCCCGGTAATGCCCCTTGAGAAAGGAAGTACCCGGCAACCTCTAGCAAAGATCCTACCTCGTTGTAGGGCGTGACGATGACCGCCTCACCCACATTGGCCCGCGTCCCGTCCCAGTCTGCCCCGGAGCGGCTGAAACCTACCACCATCTCTCCGCTGTCCAGGAATCTCTCTCGGACAGTGCGTTGCCCTGACTGCAGGGATATGATGTCAGACTGCGCGGTACCCATGTCAGTCTGGAGAGTGCCCACATCCGTCTGCAGAGTGGCCACTGAGGACTGCAAAGTACCTACGTCGGATACAACTGCCGCCAAGGCATCTGCGCGTACTACGGTACTCGCCAGCGGGTATGTAAATATGCTGGTAGGCGACAGGAACTCTACAATGTCTCCGGTCTCAGCAGCCGTGCCGTGAAAGACACCGCCGTACTGAACGAGGAACCTGTTGCTGATCTCCGTACCTGACGGTGCGACGGGTGGCGTCACTACTTCCTGATAGGTACCCCACGCTGAGAACGCCGCCAATGGGCTGGTTTCAGAGATGTCGGCCAGGGTGATGCTGTGGCGTACGCTGGAGGTCTTCCCGATGATGGGGTCTCCCGCCTCAATGTCGCTGTATGAGCACTGCTTAAAAATGCCTACGTGGGAAACAGTTGCCGGCACGACCATAGGGTTGCCGGCGTGTAGGTACCAGCCCAAGTCCACGTCGTTAACGATCAGGCCAACTTGACGGGTATCAGCGTCAAAGTACAGCACCGCCCTGGTAGGGCCGGTCAACGGAAACGTCAGGTCATCCGTCTTCATCACGCTGTTGTACGGCGTACCAGAGAGCGTGGTGGTCAAGATTGAGTACAGGGACGCCCCTGTAGGCAGCGCTCCGCTGACTTGCTGGTAGACAACCTGCACCATGATATCCATGTGGTCCAGGCCGCCAAGACTGTTGCCTTTGACATACACCGTGTCTATCACCGCAGGGATGACAGGGTTCGGGACGGTACGCTGCGGCAACGTGACAGCAGTAGTGTCAAACTCCAGCAGCAAAGGCTTCACGGTAGATGGCTCTGTGGGGATCGGCAAGTCCCCGTCAGGGTTGCCAAAGAACAGCCCCTGCAGCGTCTTGTTGCTTAGCGCTGCGTACCCCTGCACCGCCGCCGTACTTCCCTCCGCGATGTCGTACCCATGGATGCTTCCAGCCCCGCTGATATGTGGAAAGGTGAGCGCACCTGCCCCTGATACGTCAACGTCCAGATCCGGGTAGACCACGACATCGGTGTGATCTACGGTGGTGACATCCCGCATGTCCCATGTGCCTTTAACGGGGATATCCAGGTTGGAACGCGCAGCCGCTGGCGCAACGGACACCCACGCCCCAGCCGTGTATACCCATGTGTGCTTTTCCAGGGGTGTCGCTGACGCCATGTCCGAGATGTTGGACGGCATGCCCAGAATACCTGACCAATTTACCGCTGCCGCGATGCCTGCCGTGAACTGGTTGTAGCCGGCTGCGTTGCCCAGCTGGGCGTCGTCCACGACCTTGTACATGATCTCTGTGTCGTCTTGCTGGACGATGTCTCCGTTCTGAACGCTAGCGGTAGTCAGCAGGAAACGGGCAGCTTCATCCGCTACGTGCACTAGCCGCTCCAGAGCCGCAGCCGGAATGACTGTCAAAGGAAGAGTGCCGGTCGTGATATTGGAGGCATTGGTACAGTCCACATCCGGGACGCTGGATAGCCCAATATGCGTCTTGTCCAGGACCACATCTCCTACCAGCCCGTTTACGGACGTCACTTCCGGCGCCGGGAACGACCCCAGAGCCACTCCGTACCCCTCGCCTGTGGTCACCAAGGGGCTGCCAGGAGAAACAGACCACGCCGAAGGAGCCAGGGACGTGTACACCTTGGTGCCCAGGTTGGCGTTGACGAAGTTTATAAACGGCTGGATGTCTTCAAGCGCCAAAGTCGTCATTACACCGTCTCCTCGATCTCGAATTCCGCAGGGAACGCTTCTGCATTGTTGCCATTGGCGTTCAGTGAGTCATTATTATACAGGTACGACCCTGTCGGGCTGGGAACGTCTGCCCCATTCACCACAGAGTACGTGAAAGGCCCGTACAGAGGGTCATCAACCCGTGAGGCAGAGTAGGATACGTTATGCGACCCGGCATTGCCCTTGGACAGGTTGGTAGCCAGCAGCTTGGCGGTGTTCGTCACGGAAGTGCCTATGGGTGCCCGGAACTTGGACACGGAAGGCAGGAACTGCACCACCCGCTTCACGAACCCTCCTACCACGTAGTTCTCTGTCCCTGCTTCCAGGCCTGCCACGGGAATGCCTGCCAAATTGAGAGCAGACAGACCGGAGAATACCGCAGGACCCTTGGCGTGCGCATCCGTAATCAACAAGCTCCTCGTCCAGTGGACCCCCTGGTCTGCTGTGGAGAACGCGCCTGACCAGGTGCCGGTCCCTGCGTCCAGCGTCACCGGCCCTGCCAACCGCTGCGTAGAGGTCAAAGTCACCGTGTGTGCCTGGCCCGCAGGACTGGAACGCAGCCGGGCAGCCAGTCCGCCAAGGGACACTTCGGCCGCAACGTTGGCGATGAACACAAGTGTCTGTGCTGCGATAGATGCTGTACCGTTCTCCGACCGCGACGCCACTGCCTGCAGGTTGGCGGTAGAGATGTTGTAGGAGGCGCCTGCTCCACAGGTTACCCGCTTTGGAGAGACACCTGAGAGGGGGCTGGTGATCACCAACTCCCCCGTGGGAGAAGTAAAGCTGTACCCATCCGCGTTGGCAGAGGTGAAGGCGATATCCGCTTCATCTCCCTCCGCCAGCGCCTGGAATCCGGTGAGGAAGGATAGGGAGCCCCAGGCAAAGGTGGGCAAGGTGTTGTTCAGCACTACGGAGTTGCTGGTAGAAACTACCTCGCTCCACGTACCTGCAAGGTTACGTACTCGAACTTTGGCAGGCACGGTCACGTCAGACGTGCCTCTGTTGGCCGTGGTGACGGAGTGGACCGATGCTGTCGTGGGTGCCACCGCGAAGGAGTGGGCGATGGTAGCCGTACCTGAATCCGTAATCACCTCTACCAGATTGTAGGGCTGGTCGGATGCAATGCTCAAGGTAATGGACTGCCCTGCGGCGTGCTTGGTCTGTGCAGGCGCACCTGGGTAGAGGTTGGTCAGGGCTGCAGATGTCACTACCGGAGGAGCTACCACCGTCACCGTAGCAGTGTCTGTGCTGCCTTCCCCGTGTACAGCCGTTACCAGGCTGCCTGATAGTGTGATGTCGGCAAACCCCGTCCAGGAGTCAGATGAACCATACCGGGCTAGGGATGCAGGCACAGCGTTGACCAGCACAGAGGGCTTGAATGACTGGCTCCCTGTCACAGCTACTACGTGTACACGCAGAGCGGAGGTGCTGGACGTGCAAGACTGGAGCACTTGGTCGCCATCTGACAGGTTCTTTCCATATACGTTGCCGCCATCCGTAGCCGTGATATCGGTGATAGCCACAAATCCAGATGAGGTAGGAATGGTTACGACGATTTCAGACCCATCAGACAGGGATGTGGTCAGCTCCTGGGTTCCCTCATCAAACACCATGCTTTCGATGCCTGGAGACGATGTGATGGTGGTTTCCAGGAACGTACCGTCGGAGAGCTCCAGCCGCAGGACGTCAGACATGTCGTCGTACGCCATGCTGGTCACAGTGTTGACCGTGGCGGATGTCCGCGATGCTACCCGTGTAACCTGCAGGTCCTGCATTCCGTTGTAGAACTTGGCAAAGTCCCCCGGCAAGGTGCGGTACGAGCGGTAGCTTCCGCCAACCGTAACCTTGTACTCGCGGCCGTCCGTGGCTCCCGCCGGGGGTATGGCCTCTCCAGAGCCCTGAAACGGCAAACGTCCGTCTGCAGAGGATCCACACAGGAAGGATACCGATCCTGCATTCAGGGATACAGTTCCGGAGGCAAATACCAGGAACACGATCTCGTAGAATGTTTCGTCATCCGGCATCCCGGTCAGGTTGAGCAGTGCGCCGGGCATCGACGCTTCTGCTCCGTGTTGATGCACCATCTGGTGCGTGGCGTAGTTGATGCCGGTAAACAGGCGGTCTCCCGGCGCCACCGCCGAAGCAAACTCTCCATGAACAGCAGGTCCGACGTTGCTGCTGACAATCTGAAAGCTGTCGAAGCCGGTATCGGAATACTGTACGTAAGCGCCCCACACCGGGTTAGCGGTATGGCCACCGCGCATCAGGGTGAAGAAGTCGTCCGGGGTAGCTGAGCTGTTTATGAACGCATGCCCCCGGTAGAGCAGATTGTCCCCTGGGTGCGGGTTGTGCGCGGCCATCTCCGCCCATCGCGTGCCTACTCCCCCCGTCACTGGGATGCCATCGCGGGAACCTACGTAGCTGGCCAGGTTGGTGCCGGTAATGACGGATGCCGGTGTCAGGGTGGAGTACCCTCCAGAAACACCGATAGCGCCATGGACCACGAAGGCCGGGGAGGAAGTCTCCGGCAAGGTGGACATATCCCAGTTGCCGGAAAGCAGGTGCACCTCCGGAGAGTGAGTCATCCCCTGTGCGCCAAAATTGCCTAAAAGGTGCGGAAAATCTACGCTTAGACGACCCATGGTGTTGCTCTCTTAGCTGAGTGGGTTGATGCGCCAGCCCACGGCCGCGCCAAGGAAGGTCGCCATGACGGCCACGCTGACGTCCAGGAAGTAGGGTTCGTCATGCCCTGCAATGGGGTAGCTGGCTACCAGCTCGACGTTATGCGCCTCCCAGGTGAATGTTGCCGGTGTGAAGATATGGGTGACGCCACTGCCTTCTACGGGATTAGGGAACAGGGTGAGACGCACGCCTCCCATGGACGTGTCCACGGACCAGTTGCTGCTCTCCTCCAGGATGCGGTCCTCATTCGTGACCGGGTAGTCACCGAAGATATCCGTGGCGTCTTGCTGAGTAATCTCTACCAGCTTGCCTGCGGTCACGGCCGCTTGCACGGTGACATCGGCGAACTGTGTGTCCGTCAGGACAAACTTCTCCAGGTACTCCAGGAACAGGGCCCCGGAAAACAGGGTCAGTCCCGGTAGGTACGTGCATTGGACGTTATGGCTCACGGCGGGGCACCTCGATTGCTATGCCATGATTTTAGTCTGAAGCAGCCGTCTACGCCTACCATCTTCTCAATAGATTGCCTTCGGCGGGGTATAAGTACTTTAGAGACAACATCGTCTTTTTTATTGGAGCAATGTTATGAGCAAAATCCTTTGTGTATTTCACGGCAAATGTGCCGATGGCCTCGGCGCGTTGTGGGCAGTGATTCAGCGCTTCGGTGCTGAAAACGTGGAGCCCTTCGCCGGGTTCTACGGACGTCCCGCCCCGGACGTCGCCGGCCGCAAGGTCGTGATGGTGGACTTTTCTTATAGCCGGGAGGTCATGGAAGACCTCGTCGCGAAGGCGGAGTCCTTCATCTGCCTCGACCACCACGCCAGCGCCAGGGATGCGCTGGCCGGGGTGCCGGGGTGCCACTTCGACATGACACGCTCCGGCGCGGTCATGGCCTGGGAGCAATTCATGCCTTACCAGCCGTGCCCTCTGGTCCTCAAATATATCGGGGATCGCGACATCTGGGCATGGAAGCTTCCCAACAGCAGGGAGGTGTCCGAGGTGATGCAATGGGACTTTTCCCTCCCCATTGAGGAGCAGCTGGCGCAGGTCACTGCAAACCAGATCCAGCTGGAAAGGGATTTCCCGTCCGTAGTTCTGACGGGAACGGCCATCCGGACAGCCACCGAGCGCCTGGTGAAGGCGCATGCCGGCAGCTGGTTCTGGGTGACGCTGAAGGGCGGGAAGAAAATCCCCGCCTGCTTCTGCCACCCGGTACTGGCATCGGAGACAGGAAACGTGCTGGCCGCGATGCCGGAGAACCCGGAAGGAGTCTCCGTCTGCCTGTCAGCAGGCCACGACGGCAAGTACGCCTTGTCGTTCCGGGCGGTGAACGGCACGGCCAAGGACCTGGCTCTGGCGTACGGCGGCGGGGGTCACCCCAATGCCGCCGGAGCCGGGGTGGACTTGGAGGGCTTCACTGCTCTCCTCGCCACTCGGGAGGCGCGGCCCGAGGAGTAAAGCGGTAAAGGAAGGCGGATCCCTCGGGGTCTTCCTCTTCCTTTAGTTCAATTTACGTTGCTCCGATTGGTATAAGTTTTATAGGGAGAGGAATAGTCCAAACCCGATAACAAGAAATTGGAGCAGTCATGCACACCTATCTCATCACTACTGTGACAGGATTTGTTGTTAAGCTTTTTGCAGACGATTACCGCGAGGCCGTGAAAACGGCCATCGAACGCGGCGACACCCCCGCGGAGGTCACGCAAATCGCGTGAGCCTTCGCAAAAAGACAGGCCCCTCGGGGCCTGCTCTCAACCTTTTTTAGCTGGAGAAATGACATGACCTTATTCGGAATTCCTGCCTATCAAGCGTGGCTGCTGATGGGCCTGGCCTGCTTCTGCATTGCCAGCGTTGCCACGACCCACATGATGTGTGATGCAGAGGCGGTAATGCTGGCATCCCAGCGCAGCAACCACACCCTGGGAAGATGGGAGGCAGCGGTCAGCACTGCCGGAGTCATCCTCATCACCCTGGCGGCAGGTCCCTTGGGAGTCATAGGGCTTCTAAACCCGCGACTGTGGAGGGCTGCTCCTACTCTGTTCCTGGGTCGGGAAGATGGAGACTCCGAGTTCTCATCCTTGATGAAGACCTGGGTGGTTGTCCGCAACTCCGATAACCAGTACGTCCGGGATGACGGTACCCTGTCGTTCCGTGTCCGCAGCGCCCGGGTCATGCCCTTGGCAGAAGCCAAGCGCAGCTTCCCGGACTTCAAGGCTATCCCCTTGTCCTACGTGGTCACCCTCCACCCCGACTATCTGTAGTCGGGTCCTTGCCTTCCGGGAGTTGCCTCCCGTTTTTTTAGCGTAAACTCCCTGAAGTGCTTATCTGCGGAATGATCCCTCATGAATCCCTATCTCGAAAACATGCGTCAGATGCAAAAGAGCGCATCCCTGATGGACCTGCTGGCGTCTGCCCCCCACGCCATGGCGATAGGCACCGCAATCCACGTAGGGCAGAACGCTGCGGTTCGCAGCGCCTTGCGGGGTACCCTGGGAGTGCAGGGGGTCGGGCAGGCTGCAGAGAGGCTGGCTCAGAAACAGGTTCCCGGCATGGGTAGTCTGGGCAACTTGGGCAATAGCCCTGTCTTAAAAGCCGTGTCCAGGTTGAAAGATGCCAAGCCCGTGGACGCGGCGGAAGCCCTCTCCACCAACTTCTACCGAGGGCTGCATGACATACACACTTCTCCAGTGTCACAGCACCTGTCTGCCTTCGCCAGCGGCATGACCGTTCCGGAGGTGCACATTCTGCACCAGGAGGCCCACGCGATGGGCGCTAAGCTAAGGGGTGCTCTTGGAGGCAAGGGGCTGTCTGCTGCCAACCTGAGCACAGGGGAGCAGCAAGTCATGCACCACGTCCTTAATGGCAACTACTTGCAGGCTCACGACCTCATGCACCAGGCCCTGAACAACTCCGGAGTCAAAGACGCAGGACTGGCGACAGCCAAGGCTCTGGAAGAGCACACCGGCATTCCCCTGCACGCCGCTTTATCAGACCCGGGGGCGTCTCGTATGCACCTCTACCGTCTGCAAAAAGCCGCGCGCAGCCCTAGAAACTGGGTAACCTCCAACCTCCTGCCACACTTATCCAGATTCAAACCTGCAGAGTCCCTGTCAGGCATTGCAGGATCCAGAGGAGGCAGGCAGGTAGACACCGCCCTGAGCGGAGCGGCAGGGGCGGCTGTAATCGGCGTTGCAGAGCCCTTGGCTGGAGTCATTAACGGCGCCAAGCACCTGGCAGTATCCACGTCTCCTCGCGTGGGTGCGCTATCCGCAGCGGCAAAACTCAGGGCGGCAGGAGAGGTGCAGAAAGGCACGCAGATGGCAGCTGCAGGAGGGGTGGGAGGCAACATGGCCCGGTCCGCCAGAGAACTGTTTGGCAGTCCCGTCATCCACGGACTGCAAGGTCAAGTCCGAGAGATGACGGCGCTCTCCAACAACTTCTCCGCACACCTGAGCACCGCGAAGGCTCCCCTACGCTTCCCGCAGAAGGAACCTGTCAGCCTGCAAGACGCCGCGGACGCCGGCAAGGCACTGCTGGGCAAGGCCAAGGTAAAAGCCCAGGCAGGTGCAGAGGCTCTGCAAGCCGGAGCCAAGACCGTAATGGATAAAGCGGAGGCCGCATCAAGGTACACCAGCGCCAAGGCAGACGCCTTGCACTCCGCTACGGAACCTGCCCGGAAAGCCTTGGAGACTATCCGGGCGCGGACTTCCTCATACGGAGCTTCGTAGCGACGTACCAGTACCCGTCTCCGGGTTGGACGTAAAGTCCCCGATCATCGATGTGAACTCCGTCCTGGGCAGGAACTGCTCCACCCAGGAGTCCTCTCCCTGCCCCTTCTGAACCCTGACCGGGAATGTCTTGGGGTCGCCTTCTGCGTGATTGACGTCTACGACAGGAGACATCTCTGCCTTCTTGCCGTGACCGCTGATGACCACCTCCGTACTGGCGGATATCTTGCCGGACTTCAGTGCCTCTAGTGCCTCATGCTCGCTGTGGAATGTGACAGTGGGCACTGTCTCGTCCTTCTTCGACAGGAACACGCTGCCCAGGATAGCCTCATGGCCAGGGGCAAACATGGAAGCCCCGTACCCCTTGCGCACGTCGTTGAGGTGCCGCATAGGCAGCATCTTGTCCTTGACCTCCTGGATGGCCTCGGGAGTCATCGGCAAGTGCATCGTCATGGCATCGCCGTCGAAGTCGGCCGCAAACGCCGGCAAGTGTAGCGGGTTCAAACCGATCGTGCTTTCGTCCGTGGGCACCGGGTATACGCCCATCTCATTGGTGCGCAGCATGGTAGGCGCACGGTTGATGATGATCGGTATTTCCTTGATCAGCCGGTTGAACACCGCTGTAGCCAGCCGGTCGCGCTTGGTGTATGAGTCCAGGGCCTCCCCGGTATGCAGGCCTTGCTTGGCCAGCGCACGCAGGATGTGATACTTGTACAGCACCCACAGCTGCTCCACCGGGATACGCGCCTCATTGAACCCTACGTCCGGGGCTGCGTAGATGGTCGCCCGTCCCGAGAAGTCCTGCTTGCGGGCCAGCAACCGGTCGTGGAACACCCCGGTCTTGGGTCCGCCTTCCCCGGCGATCTGCCGGATGAATCCCTTCAGCGGCTTCTTGGTGCCGATGTTGTCTCCCAGGCCCATGATCGCCGCCGCGCCCCGGTAAAGGTCGCCGCGTGTCTTGGTCAGCATGTCAGGCGTCAACTCATCCTTGGTCTTCTTCAGCGTCTTGCTGACCAGGATGTGGTCGTTGTACAGCTGGTTTACGTCCGCAAAGTGCAGCGCGTTGCCACCCATATTGGTGAAGGGGCGCATCACCGGCGGGATTACCGGGATGTGGTTCAGGATGTAGGCGTCTGCAGGACTGTCGAAGCCCGCGTGCTGTAACCCTCGCAGGTACTTGGCCTGCTTGATGTCGTCGTTGCGAGCCGACGCAGACTTGGAGGACGTGGCAGACTTGACGGCCGCAGGGAGAGCCTCTGCTACCGAGATGTTGTCCAGCAACTCCCGGAACGCTTCGCCACCCACCTTGATCTTGGCATCGTCGTACTGCTCATCAGCCGCCTTTTTATGGATGCCTGCGCCGGAAGCCTTGAGGTGAAGGTCCTTGATCTTCTTCTGGGAAGCCGTGTCGAACAGGCCATAGTGGCCGTCGCCCAACTTCTGCACCCCGTACGCGCCTTCCGTGATCTTGTCGAACTCATCGGCGCTCAGCTTGAGCAAGGACTTGACCGGCATCTCAAAGGTCGGGTTGACGATGGGTTCCGCCAGCTTGTAGTGGGTCCACTTCGTACCCTCCGGGCCGCCAGTCATCACCGGGTCGAACATGCCGCCCTTTTCCGGGCGCAAGGTGCGCGCCACCAGGCGACCTTCATCCACCGCACCGTTGCTCATCTCCAGTACCTTGGAGTCCGTCATCGGCGCCAGGGAAATCTTGTCGTCACTGCGGCGCACATCGATGCCGGATCCCTTCAGGTAGTTAAAGAACTTCTCGGTGGCAAACGTGGTCTTGGGCTTGGGCAAGGGGTCGCCGTTCTGGAAGGCACGCCAGAAGTCTTCGTTCTTCTCTGCCTTGATCGTCGACATCTCCTGCAGGTTCTTGCGGGCATCGCTGCCCAGCAAGCCGAGGAATTCCATGTATGCGGTGCGCTTCGATCCTTCGTCGCCGCCCTTGGCAGGTTGCAGCCAGGCGTCGTACCCGCCCTCTACGTTGCGCGCCGAGTAGTTGGAGTCCGTGGTCTTGTAGGTCTTGACGAAGTACTGCGGCCCGCCGAAAACCTTGGGCAGCTCCTTGCCGCTCACCGGGTCGATCAGGGTGTCGTAGCCTTTGATGCCTTCCGCTGCCATCTCTGCCTTGATCTTCTTCAGGGCGCCGCCGGCATGGGCGAAGTTGGTCACCCGGTACTGCTTGCCCGTCTTGGCGGCAATGCGGCCTGCCCCGGTCTCCAATATCTGGCCGAGGTTGATGCGGGAGGTGACGGAGGCCGGGTTCAGGACAATGTCCACCGGCTCTCCGGTTTCCTTGTTGTAGGGGACCAGCTTGTCCGGCAGGATCTTGGACACCACGCCCTTGTTGCCATGGTACCCCGTCAGCTTGTCCCCGACCTCCAGAGGCTTGACCGACTTGACCAGCACCCTGATCTCCTTACTGTCGACGTTGACGTCGACCACGGTGCCAGGCTCATGGTGCTTCCAGTACTCCACGACCTGCAGGAACGGGGACACCAGGTGCTTGCTGACGCGGTGGTACAGCACGTCCGTGGCGCTGATCTGGCGAGGCTCCAGCAACGCCCACACCGGGTCACCGTAGTTCAGCGTCTCTCCCTTCTTGATGAAGCCGCGGGAGTCCAGCTTGGCCAACTGGCCGGAGGTCAGCAGCGATGGGAAGTTCTTGCGGAACAGCGCCCGGTCGGTCTTAGTGTCCTGCTTCAACGTGTAGTCGTACTTGTAGGCGTGCAGGCTGGACAGCTTGTCCGCAGCCGTCTGGCTGATGACCAGGCCGTCTTCATGGTTGAAGCCGTGGTAAGGCATGTACGCCGATACCAGGTTGCGGCCCAGGGACAGTTCGCCATTGCGGGTATAGTTGTTGTCGTAGAGCACCTGGCCCTTGGCGACGGCGTCTCCTTCCTGTACGAGGGAGGTCTCATCGTCGCGGAACCCCTTCTGGTTGTAGGGCATATCGACGATACGGGCGACCTTGTGGATCTTGCCGTCGTCTCCCTTGATCTCCATGCCCTCGTCCGTGATCTTGTGGATCTTGCCGGATGCCGGACTGACAGTAGACAGCATCTGGCCGTAGAGCTTGGTGAAGGTAACTGGGGCGCCAGACTTGGACTCATGCGCCACCGTCGCCACCAGCGGGGCTTCCCGGTCTTTCAGGGACAGCGCCTGGACAATGGCCTTGCCCGCCATGGTCAGTCGACCCGGATGGTTATGGTTCATGAACGGGACCATGTTGGTGGTCACCGTGAACATGGTGCGAGGGTCGGAAACCCAGTACTGCACCTTGCCGACAGGCGTGTCCTTCAGCGTACCCTTGTCCTGGGCCTGCACCATGCCATTACGCTCACTGCCCTTGAAGCCGATCACCGACTCCATGATCTGGCGCGCTGACAAGTGCACGACACCGCCCTTGCCATCCGTGAACTGGCCGTACAGGTTGCCCTGATCATCACGTGCGGCGTTCATGGCAAAGCGCAGGTCGACGCCCACCGTGGACGACTCCGGGGTACGGTTGGGGTCAAGGATAGTCAGGTGAGTCGGGTCAATGTTCCGGGTGCGGACGTTGTTGGCCTTCTGCAGGTCAATACCTCCTTCTCCTTCACCCAGCACCGTTGCCTTGGCGACGTTCTCCAGGCTCTCCACCGGGTTGGTTTCCGATGGCGCCTGGGACAGCGGGGACTTGGTCAGGAAGTTCTGCATGACCTTGTTGTAGGGCTTGGAGACGACGATCTTGCGCAACTCCGGCGTCTTCTTGTCCAGCACGGCCTTGTCCAGCGCCCACTTGATCTTGCGGGAGGCGTCCGAGACATTTTCATGCTCCCTGCCCTGCTGGAAGCGGCGGGAGATCATGTCCGGGTAGCCGACCACGCGCTTGAACATCAGGGAATCCCGATTGTCCTCTTCACGTTTGCCCATATGGATGTTGATCAGGTTGCCGGCAATACGCAGCAGGGATTCCCCGTCCAGGTGTGACACGCCGCGACCCAGGGTAACGGCCGTACCGTCCACGTCCAGGGTGCGGGCAGCCAGGCCTTGGCGGATGCCTTCCAGCTTCTCGGCCAGCGCCGGGTCGGGCTTCTCCTTGCGCATGGCGTAGGGGGCCACCTTGCGGTACAGCTTGCCAGCCACGCTATCGGTATCCGAGGCAGACGCCAGGTCCTTGTCCCAGATCGCGCTGGGGATGTAGGCAGCGGCCTGCTGCTTGTCGAAGCCATACACGCTGTGCAGCACCCAGATCAGCGGCACGTTGATGTCGCCACTGCTCAGGATCAGGGTTTGCTTGCGGGGGTCCAGCGACACTTCCAGGGAGCCGCCGCCCGAGTTGATCTGCGCCATGACCGCGCCGTTACTGCGCCGGCGGTGGTAGACGCCTTCCTTGAGTTGCAGCAGGTGCGAGATGACGTAGTTGTTGCCCTTATAGACCAGGGTATGTTTGCCGGTCATGTAGAAGCAGTCGGCCAGGGAGAAGTTCTGGATTTCATCCACAACCTTGCCGGTAGCCTTGTCCGTGATCGTCAGGTGCCCCTTGATCGGAAACGTCAGGGAGCGGGAGGTCATGATCGCCTCGCGCTCGTCTTTTTCCGTGTAAGGCTTCTCCTCGGCGCGCAGGTTCGAGACGTCGATGCGGTACTTGGCGTTCTCGATGGGGAACTGCTTGGCAATCCCGTCCATCAGCGCCTTGTTGGTCTCCTCCAGCGTCTTGCGGGGAGAGGAGATCAGGTAGGAGAGAGGCCGACCGTCAGTCGCCTTCAGTGTGGTATTCGGCATCTCGGGGCTCCATGTAGAAGAACACGCTGATCAGGTCGCCTTCCTTGGTGAAGGTATCCTTGCGCTCGATGAGGAACATCCGGGACGTGTCCGAATGCACGCAACTATCCATCAGGCGTTCCATGGATATCAAGTCCTCACAGTTGGGCGAACTCAGGCAGAACCGCTTGATGCGGACGCGGTAGTCCTTCATGGAGAACGGCTTGGGCTTCTTGGACTTGCTGGCGATGTCCTCTGCCGCGATGCCAGGCATCATCAATGGAGGCAGTGGCACCGAGGGCTTGGGCGTGGCCTCCGCAAACCCCGGCAGAGGGATGTTGGAGCAGTTGGCTCCCGGTATCTTGTTTTCGGCCATGGTCACGCTGCTCCAGAAGGTGAGGACGCCCCACCAGCCCCGGCTTCTTCCGGAGACTGGCTCTGTTCACGCATTGTAGCGGTATTTGGCGTCATGGTGGCCATCAACGCCTCGACCAACGCCGCTACCGGGCCTTCCTCCTTCTGCAGCTGCGTGATCGCCATCTGCTGCGACATCGGGTCCAGGGACTGGATTTCTTGCAGCACTTCGTACGCCTTGTTGCGGGCAGCAGTGAACGCTTCGTCCTTGGCCGCTTCCGCAGCTTGGACCTTGGCTGCCCGGTACACGGCCTGCAGCTGGATGTCCTGGATGCGGATACCTGTCTCGGCTTTGGCTTCTGCCGCCCGGACCTGGCGGTCCTGTACTTCGTGGAAGTCCAGTCCAACCGATTCCATGACCGTTATCTCGTCGATGAGTCCATGCTGGATCAGCAGCGGCATCAGCTGCTTCAGGAAGTCGTCGTCTGTCAGCTCAAACGGCGTCATAGTCACTGGCACGCGCTCAATACCGAGGAATGCGCTCGACTTGTCAAAAATCCAGTCCACCAGGCCCATGATCTGCCGGACGTAGTTGTCCATGGAATTCTTCAGCATCCGCAGGCCAATCGTGGAGCTCGTCCAGTTGGTCGTGCCGGACATCATCTCCCGGCTCACGCCCAGGGACATGAGGATGGACTCTTCCGCCAGCTGGAGCTCCTGGGCTACCAGCAGATTCTTGCCGTCGCCGCCAATACTGTTCACGCCGATAGGGATGGGAGCCACAATCTGGTGGTTGGGGTCATGCTTGAACTTGCGCAGGTTGTCCTGCATGTTCTCCACAAACCCGGCCAGGGACATGGACACCACCGGGTCGCCGTTACTGGACTGCGGCTGGGGGAAGAACACGCGCATCGGAGTCATATGCTCGGCGGCAATAGCCTCGTTGGCGCGCCGCATCATGGCCTGGTGGAAGATCAGCTGGTAGATGGCCATGATCGGAGGAATGCACACCCCGTCGTCCAGCTTGCCGATACTGAGGTTCATCAGGTGGAAGACGCTATTGGGCGCGAATTGGAACGCTTTCTTCAGACCGATCGCTTCCAGCATGCCCATCGGCAAGGTGCTGAGGAACATGGGGTCTCCCATGAGCACCTTGCGCTTGATGTTGGTCGGAATCTGGTAGTAGAACTCCGACTCTCCGGTCACCGGATTGTGGTTAAGGGTGATGAAGTTGGGGTCCCAGGTTACGACGTTCATGCGGCTTTCGTCACGGACGTACGTATCTTTGGCCTTCCACACGCCAGACCACCCGCAACCGTGGGTCGGACAACCGCCGGTGAACTGGTTGTTACGGAACTTCAGCTTGACGATGTTCTTGATGTTGTTGGTTGCCGCACACTTGGGGCAGCTGGCCACCCGCAAGAATGGCAGGTACATCGAGACGAAGACGTTGCCGCGCGTGTAGTACTGGAACCCGATATCGTTGAGACGGTGCTTCAGCTGCAGGCTCTTGACGATGCGCTTATATCGGTCCGCCAGTTTCGAGTCTTCCGTATCCGGGATAAAGTCCGTAATCGGGTAGGTGGCCTGTTTGCGGATGACCTCGGCCGCCGTCGGGGACTGGGTGACGATGTAGTCCGCCCAGCGCAAAATCTCCTTGAAGTTGCGCGGGAGGAACTGGTTGGACAGGGTGAAAAACGGGTTGGGCATGTACCCGCGATTGAAATCGCCGTACGCCCCCATACCCGGTAAGGGATCCATCATTTCCTAAGCTCCGAAGCAAAGCTGGCATAGAGGTAGGGTAGCATGTCTGCGGCACACGTCAGTAAAAGCAACGGATGTTAAATGCCTCCACTGCTACCACCTGTACGGCTGCGCCACCCCCTTGTGAAGAAGAAGCTGCGTAGAACCTCAAGGCAGCGTATACTTCAGACGGGATAGCCCCTCCGCCAAATACGTCACAAGCCCTCCACCGCCCGTTAACCTCATATACTATATGGTTATGAGCAGAGTTGTCGTCCCAGCCGCCGCCTATCTGCGTTAAAGACAGCGGTATGACGAAGGATCCTCCCGAGTAGGTTATCCGCACCTCCGCTGATTGCCCCCACCACACCCCGTCGTCTTGCTCCAGAAAAGATCCTACATGGAGAACTCCCTCCAGATTCAGCATGAACCCGAATTTGCTGCCGGACCCTCCAAGGACTACAGTCTGAGTTATCAAGGGAGACTCTTGAAGGGTTACTACCACCTCGTAGGGTGGTACGGGAACTATCTCAGCGATGGCAGGCCCGTGAAACGGGTCTCCTAGAGAGTAGGCGGGACCTATGATGTCGTGCCCTACAGAATCGGAAGAGTACCCGGAATGAGTGGCGTACGGTGCTCCCGTATTGTGGACGAATCTAAACAGCTCACGAGGATCTGGAGCAGCCGGTATATCAGACATCATGGCGTGGCGTCTCCAGGCACCCCATCCCTCCGCCGAGAGATCTCTACTCCATATCTCTCTAGGCATGTACCCCTCTGTTGGCACTCCTCCTACAACTCTGGACAACGTCAAAGTCTGCATTACGAAGGCGTCTACGGGAGACACCTCCAAGGAACCCGCCCAAGTGCCATCTTGATTGGAGTGCAGGGGCATAGGGGAGTTTAGGAGGGTAGGTATTGCTGCAGACGCTACCCCGTAGATGCCTGCAGAGGTGACCAGGTTCAAGTCTACATCAGGCAGATGATTCACCAGTACAAGGTTATCTGCGCCATCTTCCTCTATGGCAGATATTCCGTAGGCTTTGGCTCTATCCACCGTAAGGTACACTCCCGGATCAGGCTCTCCCCCTTCCTCCTGGTACGACATGTGCGTCACCATGCTGCCGGTGACCGCAGTTTCTGCCCCCAAAGTAGCCGGAGGGACCAGAATGCGGATGACTTCCAGCTGGTCACTCGCCACTGCGCCAAGCGCTGTCCACGCCCCCTCGTTGGGGGGTACGGCGCTGGTGCTGGATGCCAGAACAAAGGCGGCCTGCTGGACTTCACAAACCTGGGGGAAATACGTACTCAGGGTGGCGTCGTAGAACGGAGTCTTGGTGGTCAGCGCCAGGCCGGTGGTGACGCGAATGCTGTACATATTGTAGAGAGTAGCGTGTTGCCCGACGGCAAATATGCCTTCCCCGGTACCCGACGGCGCCAGCTGCTCCGACCACAGGGATAGTTCAGGCACCAGTCGGGAATCCGTGCCGGAAGCGACCTTGTTCATCACCGCCAGCAGGCGCTTGACCTTGAACGTCCATCCGGAGATTTCCGTCTTGCCGACGGCCATGTTCTCGCCCAGCAGGCCTCGGGCAACAAACCCGGCCGCCGCAGAAACCACCTTTTGTGACAGGAGGCCGGTGTCCAGACCATCCGCCATGACGCCCTGGTTGGTGCCCAAATCGTTTAGCGGACGGTTGTCCACGTCCCGGTGGTACGGGTCCAGGGAATTGTAGTAGCGGATGGCAGTGATCAGGTCTTTAATGAGGCTCATGGTGCAACTCCGGAAAGCATTTCCCTATTTTAAAGAAAACCGACGTAGAGGGTATAAGGAGATTGTGGTGTACCACGAGGACAACATGAGATCAAGCAAGACACACACTCAAGACGATATCGATAACCCAGCCCTCGCCCGCTGCGAGACCGGCCTGTTCGGACAGGCAAGGTGCAGCGAGCTTCACCTTACGGAGAACCCGACATGGGAATCATCCTTGCTGCAATCGCTGGTATTTTCCTGGCTGCCATAGCAGGGGCTCTCTACGTGATAGGGGGCGCTATATTTCTACTCTTTGCCGGGAGCTACGCAGTAGCTGCCTGGCTGGTGGGTTGCTTCGGGCTTCCCTCCTTTACCGTCGTGCCGGTAACCTTCCTGGTTGCGGCTATCATTGGCTTTCTTGTGGAAGTCTGCTATGGACCCCGAAGAGATAATTGAAGAAGTAGTACTGCCCGTCCTGGTGTTCTGCGCCAGGACGCGCGCCAGGGACATCATGGCCATCCATGGCCTTGTCGTGGACCTCCTGCAGTCCATGGAGAACCGCGGCATCATTGACATCGCTGATGAAAACGACATATACCAGCTGCTGGAGCACGGGCTGGTGGAAGCACAGCGAGTAGCAGACTCCCTGGATCCTCCCTTGACGGTTTCTCAGATGAGGGCTTTGATGGACCTCCACACCCAGCTGCGCAATAAGACCTTTACCTACTGACGGGATTTTTATGGCCGACATTTTCGACCAAGCCAGCGACCTGGAACAGCTAACCATCGACATCGCGTTGAAAAACCACCAGGCCGCACCCCGGCTAAAACCCAAAGGGCTGTGCTACTACTGCAGCGATCCTGTCCCACCTGCCGTCCTGTTCTGCGACGCTGACTGCTGTCAGTGGTACGACGCAGAGCAGGCAGCCAAAAAGAGAAACGGACGATGACCCCTACCCATTTTTTATTTCTGGAAGATCCGGCCACTGCGTACCCTCTGCCGGACTATGTCCAGGGAGACGAGGACGCCACCCTGATGTGCATTCAGGACGAAGCCGAAGGTCGCCCCCTGCACGCCTGGGTCGGTGTAGCGTACGACCGCGACCAAGTGGTTGAGCACCTGTCAGGCAGCTCTGACTGGAACGAGAAGGCAGTACGCGCCGTTCTGGGCAACCTGCCCGCCCCCGGTAGCACCCTGATAATGCCGGCGCCTGACCACGAGACCTTTGCAGAGAGTCTGGTCGATGCTCTGCTGACCGCCTGCGGGACAGACTTCGTGTTTGTCGGCCTGAAAGAAGTGAGCAACCTACATGAGAGTAGCACTGACGAGTAACGGCAAGGAAGTCGTCATCTCCCCCGACAAACCCTCCGAGTACGCCTTCCTCAAAGAGTTCATCGGCGGGCGCATGGTGGCATCCTCCCAGTCCGTGACATTGTCCAGCGAACCTCGGATTGCACAGACCGTGCTGTCTCGGTTGAAGGAGGATGTGGATGGCAAGTTTGTCATCGGCATCACTCCCGACATCAAGCGCATCATGGAATGGCGCCCAAAGCTGCTGCCGCTGCCGGAGTGGTTTCGCTACCACTCCGAACCCTTGGAGCACCAGGATATCGCCCTACGGTACCTATGGACGTTCAAGCGCCATGGGCTAGGCCTGGACCCCGGCCTCGGCAAGACCAAGATCGTCCTGGACTGGATATGGGCGTGCAAAGGCAAGGCCTTGGTGGTATGCCCCAAGCCGCTGCTGTTCGTGTGGCTCAAGGAAGCGGCCAGGCACCGGCCGGAGCTGAAGATACACGTCATGGAATCCGTGACATATATGCAACGCATCCTGGCACGCCAAGAGAAGATCGACAAGATGGACCCTGTCGTCGACTCTCACGCTATCCAGAAGATTCGCAAGGAGATCGCAGCCATCAAGGTTGACCGGGCGGCAGAGGTGGTCGGCCTGGAGAAAGCTGACGTAGTAGTAGTCAACTACGCCAAGGTGGTGCAAAACCGCCAGTTCTTCCTGTCACGCCAGTGGGACTTGCTGGCCGTCGACGAAGCGCTGGTCAAGAACCCGTCCAGTGAACAGACGGAGGCGCTGACCGATATCTGCCGCCAGGTGCCTAACTTCACCCTCATGTCCGGAACACTGGTCAACAACCACGCCGGTGATGCGTATTCTCCCACCCACATGCTACACCGTGACCTGCTGGGGAGAAGCTTCTACAAGTTCGATGCCAAGTACGCCATCAAGCGGGAGATTGAGGTCGGCGTCGAGGGCGGCGGCGAGGAGGACAAGAAGAAGATAAAGATGACGATCGGTTACCGCAATGAGCATCAGATCAAGGCAGCGCTGGCATCCGTATTCCTGTTCATGCGCAAGGAGCAGTGGCTAAAGAACCTGCCGGCCAAGACCTTCCACCAGGTCCATGTGCGGCTGTCCGACGAGCAGAAAAACGCCTACCGGGAACTCAAGGCGAACTACTCCCTGCAGCTGCCGAGTGGCGATCTCATTGAAGTCGAGAACGCCCTCTCCTGTGCCGCCAAGCTGACACAGATATCTTCCGGCTTTGTTTACTATGGATTGGGTGCGGACGATTTCCTCGACATTGGGATGAAGTCCCTGTCGGAAGTTATCCACAACGGCAAGAAGAAGCCCAAGAAGAAAAAGGTGACCGGCCCTCGGGAGACGTTCCGGTTCTCGTCACAGCCAAAGATCGCGGCCACCCGTGACCTGCTGGTAGAGACGCTGTCCCGTGAAAAAGTCGTCTTGTGGTACAACTATGGCGCCGAGGGGGAAATGCTGGCAGAGATGATGCGGGAAGAAGGCATCACCTTTCGCATCGTCAATGGCGCCAGCACCAAGACCGGGGAGAACATCGAAGCGTTCAACACCCTGGACAGCGTTCGCGTTCTCCTCTGCCAGGCCAAGGCGGTAAACTACGGCGTCACGCTACTGGGTCGCAACCTGGAGGAGTGCGAGTATGAGCCGGAGCTTAATCCGGAAGTCTGTACCCACATCTACTACAGCCTCAACTACAGCCTGGAAGTGTTCCTGCAACAACAGGACCGCAGTCACCGCATCGGCATGAGGAAGGCTCCGCACTACTACATCCTCAAGGCAGATACCCCCATCGAGCATGCCATTGCTCAAAAACTGTTAATGAAGCAGGAAGTCCGGGAGTCCTTCCTGGAAGATACCCTGCGCCCGCCCACGCTGTCCCAAGTGGACGGCCTCGGAGACTGATATGTGGAACCATGAAGAAATCCGGGCGAACTTCACCTTGCCCGGGTGTGAGCCGCGCTATTCCCAAGTGGTGGTGGTTGAAGCCATTTTAAAGGCGTTCGAGGAACGGGGTCGCCGATATGTCATCCTGGAGTCCCCGGTAGGTTCCGGCAAATCCGCCATTGCCATGACCGTGGCCAAGTACTTCGGCTCCAGCCACATCCTGACGCCTCGCAAGTCGCTGCAGGACCAGTACTTCGGAGACTTCCAGCACATGGCCGTGATGATGAAAGGACGGAGCTCCTACCCTTGCGTCTGGTGGGACAACTCCGAATACGATGAGATCATGAACTTCATCAACCGGGGAGAGAGCCCGCCGGTAGGGATCACCGGTACGCACTGCGGAGAAGGCAAGTGCGCCAACGGCAATAAGGCGGCCTACGAAAGATGCACGCAGCGTCAGGCATGTCCGTACGCCGCTGCCATGTATAAGGCGGTGTCGAATAAGCATGTGGTGCACAACGTCCACTCTTTCATCTTCCAGGCGTACATGAACGACAAGTTCGACAAGCGCCCTTTGATGATCATCGACGAAGCGCACCGCCTGCGGCAGCTGCTGCCGGAGTTCCTGTCTCGCACGATCTTCGTTCGCGGCGTAGCGCGGGATACACAGGACATTCCCAGCGATTCCGCTGACCTGTCGACCTGGTGTGAGTGGATGCTCAAGGAAGAGTTCATGCCCAAGTACCGGCAGTCTGACCAGCAGGAATACCGGGACCAGGTATCCTCCTTGCTGGCGACCAACATGGGCGCCTTCGTCGCCCAGCGCAGCTACCTGGACAGCGGGTGCCGGTTCACCTTCAAGCCGCTGCACAGCGAGTGGGCCGGTGAGAACTTGCTGTACAGTTTCGGGGATCGGGTGCTGCTGATGTCAGGGACCATCTTCAGCAAGGCCGCTTTCTGCCGGGAGATCGGCATCCGGGAAGACGAGGCGGAATTCATACAGGTGGACTCCTCCTTCCCTCTCAAGATGCGGCCGGTGCTGGCCAAGCGGGAGTACTTCGCTCCTACCTCTCATAAGACCAAGGACCTGGACACCATCCTGAACCGCATCAACCTGATCTTGACCCGCATGCCGGACAAGAAAGGGCTGATACATGTCCCCAGCTACGCGATGATGGACGAGATCGTGGAAGGCATGGGCTTCAATTCCCGGCTGATGTCACACACCTCCTCCAACTTCCAGGAGACGCTGACGGAGTTCTTTGAGACCCCGGAACCTCGGGTGCTCATCTCTCCTACCTGCACGGAGGGGGTGGACTTCAAGGGGGATCGCGCCCGGTTCCAGATCATCGTCCGGGTGCCGTACCCCAACGCCGGGGATAAGTGGGTGGAAGCCCGGATGAAGGAGAACTACGGCTGGTTCAACATGGAGGCGCTGATCACGTTCGGCCAGATGCTGGGGCGCGTCAACCGCTCGGAGACGGACTTCGGAGTGTCCATCCTGCTGGACGACCGTTTCCCGGAGTTTCTGCGCAAGAACGCCGGCCTTATTCCGAAGTGGCAGTACGATGCAATTCGGTGGCAGTGAACGGGTATAAGTAAGGTACAGACAAGATCGTCTGTAACGTATAGGAGATCGCCATGTGCGGCTTCAATTGGGACGACTGCGAGGGAGAGGACACTTCGCTGTCCTACTCAGGACCAGACGAAGACTGAAACACGGGGCGGCCTTCGGGCTGCCCCACTTTAGGAACATACCCTTTTTTTAGATAGTAAGTTTTCATCTTGGCCAAGGCCCTGTCCTTGGTGCGCCGTACCTCGGATAGCGTCAGCCCCATATCCTCGGCCAGCTGCTTCAGGCTGCGTTTGACGAAGTCACCCAGCTCCAGCAGCGAGCACAGCACCTCATACTCCCGCGCGGTCAGATGCTCCCTGGCGTACCGTAGCGTGCGTTCGTCTTCCATGCCTTCCAGCAGTCCCTCGGAGAAGTCTTGACAGATCACTTGCGGCAAAGCAGATGAGGCTTTTTGCAGTACCCGATCCACTCCGTCCGGGTCGTTGTCGTGGCTGCGGAACCCGGCCACGCTGGACATCAAATCCTCCAGAAAGAAGGTCAGGTACTGGGTAGTGCGAAGGTTGTTGATGATTGTCAGGCTGGTATCCGGGGCGTGGTCGCGCTGTATTTCTTCACTGGTTATCTCCGGGTTGGCCGCTTCCAGCTTGCGGATCCTGGCAGACAACTGCTGTTGCCATACCGGCATGCTGACTAGGCGCATCTCCTGCTGCGCCCGACGCTGGCACTGGTCGACCCACCATCCGGCGTAGGTCAGGAACTTGACGCCCTTGGTCTCATCGAACTTGTTCAAAGCAATCATGAGCCCCACGTTGCCTGCCGCTACCAGTTCTTCAAAGGCCGTGGACCCCATGTTCCGGGACCGGCTTTTAGCGCGCTGGACTACGAACATGATAAACTTGCGCAGGAACTTGTCCTTGGCCATTTCCCGGCGATGAGGCGGAAGGGAGTCATCACGAATGCGTCTCAACAAGTCAGCCTCCTCTTCCATAGAGGGAGGAGCATCGGCTGAAACTGACTGCAAATACGCGGATAAGTTCATGGTTGCCCTTGTTGCCCTTTCTAATTATGGAGTCTAGGATATAGGAGGTGCCCGTATAGAGTAAACGCCCCATGTCCTCCAAAACCCTGCAAATTACTGTTGAAAAACATCCTACGGAAAACCGCGGCCGCATCCTCGTCACCGCAGACCCCGGCATGGAAACCGAGCTTGACCTGCTGTTCCAGGGCATCCTGAGCAACAAGCGCAAAGAAGGAACCTACCCCCCGCACTTGAAGAACAGCTTCGTGGTCATGTTTGAGACCACGCCGGAATGGAAGAACACGCCATGAAGCACTTCCTGACCGGCCCGGCTAAAGCCCTGGCAGCTTCCATCCTGGACAAGAATCTGAGCCGCGAACACAGCATCGGCATTCTGGCTCACGAAGTCAATCGCTTGTACTGCGCATTGATTGGCGACAAGCCCATGCCCACCTGGGACGACCTTCCCAAAAGCATTCAGGAAGGCATGGTGCGCGGCGTGACCATCCACATGGAACACGTGGACAAGGACCCATCTTTCTTCCACGACGAGTGGATGAAAGAGCGCCTGGCGGACGGCTGGACCTACGGCGCCGAGAAAGACCTCGAAAAGAAAACACACCCCTGCCTGCTCCCCTACGAGAACCTCCCGGAAAGCCAACGCGCCAAGGACGTTATTTTCTCCTCCTCGGTAAGGCTTGGAGGCATGATATTCAAGGCGGCCTGACCCAGGTTTCCACCCCGGCATGACGCCGGGTTTTTTACGCCTTTGGGCTCAGGCAGCGTTTACGCAAACCGTGGTATAACCTCCTTGGGGAGATACTTACATGGAAAAAAATTCTCTGATTTCTGTCACGGAAGATGAACTGTCCTTGATCCACAAAGGACAAACGCCGAAACGTCTGTTGACGGAGTTCGGCGACGACCCAGCCAAGCTGAAGGAACTGGTACGCGCTGGCGAGTACACCGCGATACCCTCAAGACAACCACAGGAAACACCAAGATGACCGCAACTCTTCCCTCGACGGAAAACCTCGTTACAACCGCTGCTGCAATCAAGGACAAGACCCTTCGCGCCAACGCCATGCAACTGGCCGAGGAGATGGGCAACGTCGTTGAAGGCCTGGGCGATGTTGAGAAAATCTGGTACCCGACACGGCTCAAGCTCATCCAGCAGTCCACGATTTTGACGGACCTCACCAACGGTGACGACGCCAAGATCGGCGGCTGGGTGATCGGCAATACCTACGTTGGCACGGAACTGCCGGCGCACGTCATCCGGACATGGAACAGCCGTACCCTCATGGATGAAGACATTGAGAAGCACAACGTCATTTGCCAGTCCACCGACGGCAAGAACGGCACTCGCCACGGCAACTGCCGTACCTGTGTCTTCTCCAAGTTCGTGGAAGGCAAGATCACGGCGTGCCGCTCCAACGCCGTGTACATCATGGTCAGCGCAGACTTGCGGAACGTGCTCCAGTACGAGTTCTACCGTACCAGCACCGAAGCCGGCAAGGCCCTGAACAAGCGCCTGGTCGCGCGCGGCAACGACTTCTGGAAGATGGAGGTTGTGTTTAAGTCCAAGCCGAACGAGAAGAAAAAGAACGTTCGCAACCCGGCCGTGGAGTACCCGGAGCACAAGGACAAGCCGGAAGACGTGGTGGCGTTCCTGAACGCCGTGCGCGAGTACTACGCCGGTCGCCGCAAGTATGAACTGGACCGTCACAACGAGTATGTGGCCGAGCGTTCTGCCCGCGGCTTCGAGGCTCCTGCTCATGAGGAAGTCACCCGTATCTCGGCCAACGCTGAACGGGCGGCGGAAACCGGTGCAGACGCTGACCTGCACGCGCCGGACCTGACGCTGTAAAAGGTACGCAGTGACAAAGCCCGGGCATGCCCGGGCTTTTTTAGCAGCAAAGCACCGGAGACCCTATTCCAGAAGTAATTTGAACACAAAAACCCCGGGGAAAACCCCGAAAATCCCAAAGCAACCGGAGCAAAAAAACATGACTGACGCTATTCCACGCACCCACGCCAACCTCCTGGCCGGCATCGCCCCAGACGCCGAGACCGGCAACCTCCCCGGTATCAGCCGCGACAACACCCAAGAGAAGTCCGAGATCGCGGACTTCATGAAGATGATCGAACGCATGGGAGGTACCGACGCCAGCCTGAGTGGCATCCACCTGCAAGCCATGGCGGCCGGCGTGGAGCAATTCATGATCGCCACCGCCGGCGCTGACTGGCGCGAAATCGGACTGCCTATCCACATCGCGGCCCTGCATGAAGTCGGGGAAGCACTGGTGCATACCCGCAACCTCTGGTGCTGGTGGGCGCGTACCCAAGAGCCGGTGGACAGCGGCGAGGTCGTCATTGAGCTATTCGATACCTCCCTGCACCTGCTGGCCATGATCCTGCAGCAAGTACCTGCCGGGGAGATGGTGGCCAGCATGCACCCTGACCACGTGGTTACCAAGCTGGTGAACATCTTCAATGCCACATGGAACCGGCACTTCGATGCCATGAAGGATGAAGGCATCCCGCAGTCCCATGAAGGGGCCATTCTGGTCTCCTACCTGGATGAGCTGACCCACTGCATCATCTCCCGCAACCCGGTGGAAGCCTTTGGAGTGCTTGGGGCAGCCATGGCTATCCTCGGCATGAACCCCAATGTCCTGTGCGCCGGGCTGATGGGCAAGCTGCACCTGGCACGGTTCCGGGACGAGAACGGGTACCGCACCGGTGAGTACCGCAAGGTGTGGAGCGGCGGTCAGGAAGACAATCGATTCTTGCTGCACTTGCTGACCGAGTCTTCCAAGTCAGGGTTTGCCCTGATGCTGGGCAGTTACGACGACATCAAGCCGCTGTTTGAAATCGCCTACTCCGCATAAGGAGAGTCACCGTGTTTCAGTACCTGAAAGACGAAGTCCCGCTGCTCAAAGGTATTGCCCACTTCACCGGCAAAGACTTTTCGGCTGCGGGGTCCAATACGTTGGAGCTGGAAGACAAGGCGTGCCCGTTCTGCAAGCACAACGACTGCTTCCGCATCAAGCTGGACCCGGATACCGGGGATGGCCTGCTATACCGCTGCTTCAGTTGCAGCGAGACCGGCAACGACACCGTCCAGTTCTACTCCACCCTGTTCCAGGTTGCCAAGCCCAAGGAAGCGGCAGAACTGGTAGCCAAAGAATTCGGGCTCACCCTGCCCGAGGTGTCGTCCAACATCCACCAGGAGATATTCGAGGTTGCGGCCCGGTACTACCACCATAACCTGCTGTCCAGCAAGGAGCACCTCCTGCACGACGACCGCGGCTACACCCCGCTGCGGTACCAGATAGATGTGCGCAAACACTCACAGGACATACTGGAGAAAGAATGCGTCGGATGGTCCGATGACGGCTTCCAGGACTACATGGACTCCCTGGGGTACCGCGAAGACCACATGCTCGCTTGCGGCCTGCTGGTCAAGAACACGGAAGGCAAGATCCGCTCCTTCTTCGGGTCGGGGGCGTTCATCTATCCTCACTTCGTGGACGGCAAGGTCAGCCACTTCACCCAGAAGACCCCGGACCGCATCAAGGGCGTCAAGTACCAGCTGCGCAATGAGCACCGGCTGAATGGGTATCGGCTCTACGGTCAGGACGACATTGAGCAGCACACCAAGGTATTCATCGTTGAGGGGGAGAACGACCGGCTGACCTTGAAGGAATTTGTCAAAGGCAAGGCCGCCGTAGTCGCCATCATCGGCCAGATATCCCGGCAGCAGCTGGACTGGATCAACGTCAAGCTGAAGTCGAAGACTCACGTCTATACGATATTCGACAATGATGACGCTGGGGACAAGTACCGGGTGGCTGTGGCGGCGCTGGGTATGGCGCACGTTATCCAATGCAAGGCCCCCGACCCCTACAAGGATGTGGACGAGTACCTGTGTGAGGAGCCTGGGGCCTCCCTGGACGGATTGGTGATCGTTGGGGCTCAGGTGGACACCCAAGCCGCCAAGGTGTCCGATGGGGCTGCTCCTGACGCGCGCAAGGGCATTGCCGCCCGCAATGTGTTCGAGCAGGGGAATTGCTATTACCGGATGCAGGTAGACAAGAAGGGAAATCAAGAACCGGTGAAGGTGTCCAACTTCTCCATGCACCTCAAAAACGTCTTCGTGCGTATGTCCGACCAGACGCGGGAGCGTGAGGTCGTCATCACCCGTGAGGACGGCTCCGTCGGCAGCAGCAATCTGTTCGTCAACTCCGACGTCAAGACGCGATTGCTGGAGTTCAAACGCGCCGTGGCAGATGCGGCAGATGTCACTTTCTACGGAACAGAATCTGACCTGCAAATGGTGTGGGACTGGGTGTACTCCCGGGAAACGGAAAACACCATTCTGGTGTCGACCGAGGTTGGCCACCAATCGGACTCCAACACCTGGCTGTTCAGGGACGGGCTGATCCAGAGCGACGGCATGATCATCCCAGCCCGTGAGGACGAGCTCATCCCCATGGGCGACTACCTGCTGATGCCACACAGCACGGTGACGCAGAGCACCGGCAAGCGCAGCAACAAGGAAGGCATTCCCCGCATCTTCACTCCCACCACGCGCAACGCCGTGGAGGACGTCGCCTTCCGCAACGGCTTCTACGACCTGTTCCTCAAAAACATCGGGGATGTCGGCGTCGCGGTGACCATGCTGGCCTGGATGAAAGCCTGCGCCTTCTCCGACTACCTGTTCGAGCGCTACCACTTCTTTCCCTTCCTGTACATCTGGGGGAAGCATGCGCAGGGCAAGTCCGCCGTGGCCGGATGGCTGCTGCAGCTATACGGCATGGGCGGCATCGGGGAAATGACACTGCCTCGCCTGGGCAGCGGGGTTGGCTTCAACCGGATGATGGCCACCTACGCCAGCCTGCCTATCCTGCTCGACGAAATGCGTGCCGACCGTACCGCGGCGGAACTGCATGGGCCTATCCGCTCCTGGTACAACCGGGTGCCAAGGGTCATGGGCAGCAAGGAAGACACGGCGTCCGTCGTTTCCCAGCCGGTGAGGTCCTGCGTGATGTTTTGCGGCCAGGACATCCTCACCGACGTGGCAGCGCGTTCACGCTGTATCGAAGTGGAGATCCCACATGCCGATAAGCGGGACTTGGTGCACTCGTATCAGTGGATTGAGCACCACCTGGATGAGCTGCCGGCGATTGGGAGGGGCTGGATTCTGGAGGCGTTGAACACGGACATGCGCCAACTGATCTACGACATCCAGGGTATGGAGCAGATGCTGGTTGCCGCCACCCACGGCGACACCCGGGTATGCCGGCAGTGGGCCATGGTCGGCATCTTCGCAGACCACATCCTGTCGGACCTCGGCCTGGACACCTACCCGCTGGAAGCGTTCCTGATCAATTCCTGCAAGGGGAAGGTGGAGGAGCAGGAAGAAGACAGCCTCATCCTCCGCTTCTTCAACATGGTGGAAGGGGTGCAGGTACAACCCAACAGCCCCATCAATGGAGAACACATCCGCACATCCGGAGACAAGGTGCTGATATGGGTGACAGATCTCTACCGTATCATTGCCCGGGAAAAGGAAATGTCCAACAACTCCACCACCTTCTCGACGAAGGCGCTTATGGCTGCCTTGAAGGCTGAACCCTGGTATGTCACTACCGAGGCCAGGCCCATGGGTATGCACGGCGCCAATCGCCGGGTAGTCATCCTGAAGAACGAGGAAAGCCTGCCCAACGTCTTGAAATCCATTATCGCCACCGTGTCCGGTTAAGGCGCGGGGAGGGGCTACTGATCGTAGCCTCTTCTTTTAGCCGGAAATGTAGCAATTACTACATGTTTGCTACATTTTTTGCTACGTGATTTTTTCCTGCAACCCTTGCGCTGCAACGCTTTCTACTCTCTCTACTACTACTACTACTATAACTATATAAAATATATATAAGATAAGATAAATGTCACATTCTTAATGAGAATGATTCTCATCTGGGAAAAACGTGTATCTTATATAGTGTTTAATTTTTTTTTGTAGTTCCTGTAGTTCTAGTAGTAAAACGCTTGCAGCCCTTGTGCCGCAACGGTTTGGGGTACTATTTTTTTGGTCCTAAAAAAGTAGCAGAACTATTTTTTCGTGGTCAATTTACCCCACCCAACAGGGTATAAGAGAAGTGCGGACAAGATCGCTCCGTTTCTATGAGGTAGAAAGAAAGACTATGAACAATTTCCTTGAACTGCAATCTGCCGTGAAGACAGACCTCAGCGTGGCGCAGACCCGCGCCTATGAGGAACTGCGTCAGCTGTGGGAGCAGCTGCGGGAAGTACCGATGGGCGTCATCCCAGACGAAGTGCTGAAAGAAGGTGCCAACGGCACCGGCTACTACGATGGTCTTCTGACCATCAAGACAGAAATGGGAGTGCTCTACAAGGGCACTGACGAGTGGGGGCGGATGGTGGTCGTGTGGCGTGACGGTGGCTGCCGTCAGCAGTGCGTGTTTGATCGCTACGGCGAACGGAACGGCATGCTGATCAGCCAGCGCAATGCCGTTCCCAGCATCTACCAGGCGGAGGAGGTGCTGTATCTCCTGCGGCAGGCCCTTGCCCAAGCTTGGAAGCAAAATGACAACATCCCATTCCCCGCGCCGCTCTCCGAAGCGGCGTAATCCCCTCCCACCAAACCGGGCCTCATGCCCGGTTTTCTTTTACGGAGAACGCCATGGATCCGAAAATCGTAGCTCTCGTTGACGCCCTGCAGCGCCTGTCCGACGCCAACATCGAAGGCATCAGCCGCGGTATGCGCAAGCCTGTCGTCGTCACAGGAGGCCGACCGCGCAAGTACCAGCGTATTGATCTGGTACAAACTGGACGCACACGGGAACTGTGTAAGGTGACACTGGACAATGGGGACGTCCTCGTCAAGGGCAAGATCTGCGGGCACATCGATGAGGTGCTGCTGCGACCCGGTGCCCTGCTGAAGCTGGAGGCGTGCTATGCCTAGCTGGCATCAGCTGAAAGCAGGGTTGCCGGTGCTGTACCACCCAGTGAAATGGACGGTGGTCGAAGATCAGGACTTCATCAGCGTGTCCCGGTGGGACACCCCAGAACAGGCCAAAGAACACTTGGCTGTCATCCAGAAGAACCGGCCGGAAGTTTCGGCCTACATTTTACCCCCTTCTCCAAACCGAGGTGCCTCATGATTTCTCACATCTACGTTCTGAACGCCCTGAAGGTGTTCATTGCTGCCAACAGCGTTGCCTGGGGGGACTGGATCAAGTCCCACCCCGAAGTTGATCTCGACAAGGACGTCATGGACTGGGCCGAAGAGTCGACAGCCGTGGCCGACTCCCTGTACGCCCACGACGAGCGCTACACCGGCAGCCAGTTCGGTGACGTCTTCGGCGGCTGGCTCGGGGAATTCCTGCTCCGGGAGAAGCGCAAGCCCACGTGGTCGGAAGTGCTGTACCAAGTCCGCCGCATGACGGCCGTGGACGCAGTGCCGGACTCCGAGATTGTGATTGCCCGCGCTCCGGCCAGTGCCAAGAGTACACACGGTCCACTGACTGCGCAGTATATTACCAAAGGGGCGCTGAGCAACCCACGCTTCAAGTTGGCCGTACACCAGTACTGCCACGAGTGGAGGCTCGGAGGTGAACTGGAGTTTCTCTCCCTGCTCGGCAGCTTTGCCGAAGAAATGGACTTGGTGTGGGAGCTCGCGGAGGACAAGGGTGACGAACCTTTCTGCTACGACGCCGCTGAGCCCTTCGGGTACGCGGCGATTGAAAAGGTGCTAGAACTAGACTCCGACGACAACTTGTACGATGTGCTTTCTGCGCTGGCGGAGGAGACCGTTAAGGGCTACTTCTCCGGAATCCACACCATACCTATGTACAGACAGTTCCGGCGGTTCTCCATGCAGTCGCAGAGCGTGCTGAAGGTCACCCTCACAGGCAATTACCCATCCTACGTGGGAGTGCTAGACCTCTACCGGCTGGAGAATACCGTCGCCATGGCTCAGCTGCTTACTACACTCGGGCAGTGGTACTCCTACGACGCGGTGGAACGGGCATCCATTGAAGGGCTGCTTCAGACCCACTTTATCAATCTCACCAAAGGAATTCGTCATGTCAAGCAGTAACCCTGTCCATACCATCGACACCGTGTACCCGTTCTACTGGGTATCTCCTGTTCGCGTTTATGCCGAGAACGACGACGGCACCGAGTGCATGGAATTCTGCAAAGAGGAGTTCGCAGATTACTTCGGCGTCTACCGCTACGACTTGCCGGATGAAGACGGCATCAGCGTGGCGCAGTGGATGGCAGACTTCGCCACTCGCAACATGGCCGATTTCTTCGCCCATGCAGCCAACACCATGCCCGACACCGTGCGCCAGCAAGGTGGTGCGGTGGTGGTGTTCACCCGGCGCGAACTCCTCCTGGCCGCTCCGGTCAAGGTGGAGAACGCGCTGGTTGAAGCCTCCGAGGAAATTATCTCGGAGTTGCGGCAGGAGTCCGTCAACCTTATCTGTCGGGAGATCCCGTCATGAGCCTTGAAGCCACGCCGCTGGACCGCTGGCAACACCGCCTCCGCGAAGTCATCTCGGAAGACGGGTCGGAGTTCTACACCGATGAGCAGGACGCTCCGGTGGCAACCACAACCTCTGCGCGGCTGGCGAAAGGAATTCGCAACATCCCGTCCATGGTATCCATCTTGACAGGACTTCGGGAGGCACTGGATGATCTGCGCGGTATGGGACGTGCCCTGCCAGAGCATGACGAGCTTCTGGAGGAAGTCTCCGCCCTTATTAACGAGCTTGACGAGGAGTAGCTTATGATCCGCCAATCTGCCTTGGCCATGGTCTTGACGCATTCACTTTCCCAAGCGTACGCCATGCCACACTTCTGGATGCACTCTGCCGAGCCGTTGCCGCTTCCGGACCGGAGCCGCGGCACCGGTACACGTAAGGCCAAGCGTGCGGCCAAGAAACGGCGTAACTGCCGGGCTCGGTCCAGGCGCAAATAAGCGGGTATAAGACCATTAGGGACGGCATTTCGCCGTCTCTTTTTTAGAGAGCAAATACTATGATCACCGATCTCTTTCGCTTAAAGGAACTACTGTCCGAGGGGCGGCTTTCTTGTCGCATTACGTTGGACCGCCCTTTTGAGAAGCAAGTCGCGTACTGCATGCCTGTCCTCTCTCTGGTATGCACGGACCACCACTGGGCGGCCTTTGCCCCCGCCCCAGACCATGATGAAGAAGGTCCTTTTGCCGTCCTGGACGGCACGGTCCAGGAAAGGCATATTGCCACCTCTAACTGGAGGTACGACGCCACGGACGACGTGACGGATTCTGTAGAGTTCCTGGAGACAATGCCGTCTCGCATTCCAGAGTATGGAGGTCCGCTGGACCTGCTATCGTGGGTGTCCGAGATGACAGAGCAGGGCCTGCTCTTTCACCCGGACGACGATCCTGCGGACATCACTCCGGGGTTCACCTACCAAGAAGTTGAAGAACTCAACAGCATCATCCCCGCATTGCGCCGGGACTGGGGAGACCGCTTGTACGGCCTGCTATGCGCCTACGCCGGTCACCCTATTATCAAAGCAGGTGCCTCATGAACTCCACCGAAACCGCAGCCGCCTTGGCGGCGACCATCCTTCACTTGCGTTCCAGCGAAGTGGCCTCGCGCATGGCAGCGCTGACCATGGCTGCCCAACGCCTGGCAGCGGAAGTGGCAAAGACAGACAGCACCGAGCACAGCATTCTGGAAAGCATCAGGACGCCGAAAGGGGCTTCAGTATTGATGGCGCTGGAGGATGACTTCAAGGAACTGTCGCAGGACATGCTGCAGCAAGTTGGAGAGACCCTGTGCAAAGCGACAGGAGATACGCCGCTTCCGGGGATTCAGTTCTCCCCGGCGGCGCTGGTCGGCTGGATTGCCGACCTGAAGCTTATCGACGCCGAATGAGGGTCTTGGCGCCGCTCACCAGGCGTTGCTTTAGCTCCTCGACTTTCAGCTTCGACACGGGCCCCAGGAACCGGGCATCGTCATAGTGCTTGAGGAACGCCTGCACCGCCTCACGCTTGCTCTTGAAGCCCAGCATGACCTTATCCTCGTCCCACCGCTTCCAGTTACCGTGAGTGCGCTGGTGAACGACGTAGGCGTGAGGGGCTTCCTGGTGTGGACCAACGTAGACATCGATGGCATCTCCGTCCCTACCCTTGGTGCCTTCCAGATACCCGTACGCATGCTGCATCTTTGTGCGCCAGCCCGGACCGCTGCGCACGGTTCCAACCGGGTTCTCAACGGCAACCTTCAAACCCTGGAACCGGACCCGTGGCTTGTAATAATTCCCTGCTTCTATCTGCCCGGAAGTAGGCTGTTTCCATTGTGGCATCTCATTTCTCCGGAGCAATACATGTCATCCTCTAATACTACCCCGTCCCTGCAGGTGGATGCTACCCGCTTGATGGGCTCCTTGAAGTATGCCTTCTCTGGCAACCTGTCCGTGCTGGGAGAGCTTCTGCAGAACGCACGGCGCGCCGGCGCTACCCAAATCAACGTCTCCCTTTCCTTTCCAGAGTACGGAATCTCTGCCGAAGCACTGGCCAAGAACATGGACATCAACGGAGTCCAGTACTACGGTACGCATTCCGCGAAATCCGTATCCGTGATGAGCTTATCGGTGGTAGACGACGGATCCGGCATCGAGGACATGGGCGTACTTCTGCACGTAGCGCATAGCGGATGGGACCAGGATACTCAACAGGAGGAGCATCCCTACGGACTGGGATTCCTGTCGGCACTGTTCTCTGCGTCAGAGGTGGAGGTCGTCAGCCACGGCAAGGTCATGTACCTGGACACCGGCAAGGTCCTCTCCGGGCAGGGGGGCGTTGTCGTGGAAGACCGGGAAACTCCTCCAGGAGCTGCAGTCCACCTGGCTCGGTTCACCCTGCCATCCTCTCAGACAGTGTACGACATCGTGCAGTCCATATCCTTGATGGTGCGCGGCTTTCCAGTGCCTGTGGCCTTGAACGGAGTTGACATTCCTCGCACCCACGCCCCGACTGGAGGACTCCCTGTTTCCGACATCTTGCTTCAGCCCGTGGCGTACTATGGGCTTCAGTGCTACTT